TATTTTTTTTATAATTTAACATGAAAATTGGCATAATCACAAATTCCATCGAATATCTTAAAATAATTATAAATGTTATAAATAGTATAAATAATAATAATACTACTACTACTACTACAAATACAAATAATATAAAATACATTATCACTAACAATGCAGACGTGTTTAATTATTGTCTCGTAAACTTTAAAACAATATTACATTTTTTTAATATTAAAACATCTGATACCATAAACGATGATTTTATATCAATTTTACCAAAAGTAGATTTACAAATAATCTATAGTTTTTATATTATACCAAAAATATTGTATATGCATCCCAAATACAAAACAATAAATATTCATTATTCATTACTTCCATCTTACAGAGGACCCAATCCAGTATTAGCGCAAATACTTAAGAATGAAAAATATACAGGAATATCGATTCATTATGTTAGCGACGTAATAGATGATGGAAACAATATAATTGCACAAACAGATAAAATTCCCATTATTTATAAAAATACAAATACGAATTCATATTATGCAACTTTATCATTATTAAATAAAAAAGTAACGACTATAATTGAGAGAACACTTCGTCTTATAAATTATAAAAAAATATTAGGTCCAATAAAAACAATGTACGAAAATTCATACTATTCAAATCATCAAATTAAACAATTAACAATTAATAATGCAAAAAAATAAATAATTAATAATATCCAATTATATTATATCGGTTAATATTAATATTATTAATTCAGTTAATTAATAAATAATAAAAAATGCTATTTTATGGAAAACAAATTGATTTTACATATATTATTTTAATTGTAATTTTAATTTTGGCCATCTATATTATTTATTCGTTTTACCAGCAACAAAAAGAGACCATTCAGGTAGTATCATTATCACGACCCATCATGCAACCAAAAACTGTTCCAATACCGAATAATGTTGCGCTAAGTAACGGCGCATTCGCCGTGTCATTATGGGTCAATTTGAATTCGTCACCTCAATTTACGGAAACTACAGCAGCTGGTTTAGGCGGCAATACATCTAATTTCAACTTGATGCGTTTAACAAATGCAAATTCAACATCAACTGCCGTACCAACCGTACCTGTAACACTTTTAAGCTTGACTATTGATAACAATGGAAATCTCGGTGTTTCCTATTTCATAAATTCTTCAAACCAAATGACAACCATTATGCTGTTTCCAATTGCAGAACCCGTAAACATCGTTTTAAATTACAACGGGGATGACGACATTGACGCCGATAAAAATGAAAGTGAAACCGTGTATGATCCAACCACAAATAAAAATATACCCGTTTATAACCCGGATTCAAATACTTTTTACAACGGCAGTAAACGTGCCCTCGATGTGTATATAAACGGGTTTCTAAACAATACAGTTATTATTGATACGCTGACAAACTCAACAAGTAATGCAAATTCGCCGTTCGTCACCTATATGGACGCATCCATGAATTATATCACAACAAACGGAAACCAGCTCGTTATTGGCGATAGCCAAACAACTGCCACTGCAACGTTGGACGGAACGATATCCAATGCCACATTCATTAAAAACGGATGTTCGCCGCAAGACGTTCGAAGTATTTTTAATCAAGGAAACAGTGGTAGTATTTTAGAAAACTTGTTGTCCTATAAACTTCGTTTCAGTTTGCTCGAAGACAATAGAGAAGTTAAAACGTATGACGTGTTGTAGCGTCTTGTAACTGACTATAAAGTATATCTATCATATGTCAGATTATGTATTGTCGACTCTTGAATGTCTGTGTTAAATTGCTGCGATTGTTCCAAATATGGAAAACTTTCATCGTGTACATATATATTTAAATTACGATCTGTTGCCAATTCTGATAAATAACTATCTATCTGTTGATTAATAGGGAAAATAGTATTAGTGTTGAATATTTTTTCAATGCCTTTTTTATTAATAACATATGCGCTTGTTAGAAAAAATCTTTTAACCTTGTATAAATTTTTCCCAATATATTCTTTTTCATAAGCAAAATGTGGACTGCTTAATAAATAAATATCCCATCCATCTGGTAACTTTTTTATTCTTTTACTTATGTCATCCATTGTTATACCGGTTAATATTGTATCATCTTCGAATATAATATAGTTACGATTCTTATCTTTATCATATATACTTTTCCAAATATTATAATGGCTTAGATAGCATCCAACAGAACCACTATTTGTTAATTCATGATGAAATTTTCTATAATTTTTTAATGAGTTATAGCCGTATTCGCCTATTGTATTATTTTTAAAAAGTTCATCAATATTCAAATCTCTGCCATCAACAGCTTCAATTCTGTTCAATTTAATATCAAACTTGTATCTCGATTTAAAATGTTTCAATCTATCTTTTCTTCTATTCAAATTTATTACAAAAATTTTTTTTATATTATATTTTTTCTTATACAGTTTTTTTTTATTCATAATATAATTTTATATAAATTATATCTAGATTATAAAATTATTTATATAAATTAACCAATTATTTTACAAATCGCTGGGACAATAACATTAACCCCCCAAAAATAGAGAGATTCTTCGTAAATGAAATAATTTCCGATTTATTCGTCGGAAAATGAAAAATTAATATCGTCATCGCGGTAAATACCGCTAATCCAATCGTCGCAATATATGCATACTCTTCATACTTGCTCGTATACAATGAATACAAAATTAGTAAACTTCCAATTGTGAGTAGTCCAATTACTCCCATAATGGCCGCATCATATATGAATGAAACCAACGCTTTATATTGATTCAAATACTTTTTAAAATACGCTAAAAATGGAATGCCTGTGATAGCGACGCTTATCAGTATGAATAAGTACACATTTTTTGTTTGTATATAAAAAATAATAATATAAAAATAAATGATTGTAATTATGATTGCCGCCATAAATATAGGGTTCAATTGAATCGAATTTACTTTGGCCTTTAAAAAATTCGCAGTATCCTGAAAATTTGTAATCTTATTCAACCCTCCGCCTAAAAATATAAACAACAGTAAAAATGCATTGAAACAAATAAATAATTTATCCATTATATATTATTTATTTATATTTTATTTATATTTAATTTTTAAATTTGGGTTTTATATTTATTATATATTATATTTATATTTTTGAAAGCGCATATCCGCCTTCTCCCGTCGTTAAAACTCGTTTATATTGTTGTCCCGTTTCGTGCATTTTTAAATGACACGACTCGCAAACTGTCAGTAAATTGGCCCGATGATTTTTATGGAAATGCTGAATGTAGTCGTTTACATCCGCCTCTTTTTGGTGCTGCAAATGATGCACTTCTTCGCCCGTCTCTTTTTTACATAGTTCGCATGTTCCCTTCACCTTGTGCGCATTAAAATGGCTCGGCTTGAAACTCAAATCACCAGTTCCCGCGCCTTTTGCACGGTACTTTACCCGAATCGCATTCGCCATTTTCAAAAAATCATCCGGTAAATGCAGCGACTTGCATACTTCAAGACCGTACATGCTCGGCCCCGCACCATCGCGCAGCTTCCGGTCATATATTAGCATGTCGCGCGCTCTGTCATACGTGACCGCCATGTGTTTCGTCGTCAGCTTGTCCAATTGCGCAATTTCTTCATAATCCACAATCTCGTGCATGTGTGTGGCGAAAACAAAACAACTTTCGAGTGCGTGCAACTTTTGTAATCCGGCAACGAAAATGCTAATCGCGGAATCGATTTCCGTGCCCGAACACAGCTCGTCTCCCAAAATCAAACTGTTTTGGTCCGCACATTTCAATATGACTCGAAGCTCCGACATTTCAACCGCAAACGTCGACATTCCTTTAAATAAATTATCGTTGCCCAATATGCGCGTCATAATGCTCCTATAAGGTCGATACGTAAACGCGGAACACGGCACGTAAAGTCCCGCTTGCGCCATAATAATGCATATTCCTAGCGCCCGAATCATGCTCGTTTTTCCAACCGCATTGGTGCCGTATAACAGTAGCCCGCGCTCGTTTATTCCAAGTGAAATATCATTCGTCACGTACAGCTCGTCCTCGTTAATTCGCTCAATTAAACAATGGCGAATGTCTTTCGCGTCGACATACGAGCCATTCGACCCGTTATCTGAATCTTTAACCATTAGCGGTTTGCAATACTTGTATTTGCGGGCAATGTGCGCCTGATTCTGCATCAAATCAATATCCGTAACGAATGAAACTACAGTTTGAAACGACTCTTGATGCTCTTTCAGTTCGCACACGAATTTATGAAATACTAATCCAATCTCGTCGCGAATTTTATTTCTCGTTTCGCTAATGGATGCGCATACGCTGGATAACGCTTCATGTACGAATGTCACCGCGCTGCTTCCCGCCTTTACAAATTGCAGCGTCGACAAGTCAAAATCAATCGTTTTTTTATTGGGAGAAATCGAATGATATTCCAGTTTTGACATGTGATCGCGCGCCTTTACTCTCTTGCTAATTTGGTCCAGCAATAATTTGCTGCGCCGTTCCGTCGTCTGAATACTGAATCCCGCTTTTTCGGTTTCGTGTTTCTTTACAAACTCCTTCTCTTTTACTACGTCTTTTGTAGTACCGCCTTTTTTCTCTCCAATTGCAATCAAATCATTGCAATGCGCACGAATGGCTTCCAAAATGCTGCACCCGTCTTCGTGCATAACGTATGTGGAATCGAGATCTTTATTTACGCCCGGTCGAACAAAACAATCTTGATAACTCAAATCGAAATCGAGAGAATCAATAGTTCGACATTTTTCAATATAAAAACATGAGCCCATTTTTAACATTAATTCTTTGCATATAGTCGTAATTCTCTCTGAATCTACTCGCAAATATTTCAACAATGTTTGGTCGTCTTTTATTTCTTCATACATGTCCGAAATAATTTGGAGATTTGTATACAAAACGTAGAGAGAATTGGGACAAATCTTACCCATCTGTATTCTACGATGCAGCTTTTCAATATCTTTTATGTTTTCAAGCGTGCTCCTCCAACTTGTATAATTTATATTTTTTACATTATTTACATTTTTTTTGGTTTTTGTTCCTGTATTACATTCTTCTTCTTTTTTTAATATGTATTCTGTAATGTCGTATTCTCTCTGTATTGTGGTCGCATTAAATGATGGATGCAGCAACCGATAATGAAACCGTCTTGCACCCATTGGCGTTTTGCACTTGTTCAGTAGTCGGAAAACGGACGAGTTGGAACCGCCGCCTTCTTTGCCGTCGATTATATTCAACTGTTCAAGTGTATGATTTGCGAGAACCATGCGATCCGACCGGTTTTCAAAACACGGTTCTTCTATTTTTGACGTCAAGTGCGGATTGTGTTCATACACAAAATTCAGCAAAAATGTATACGACTGAATCGCAAACTCGTATAAAGAATGGGACTGAAATATCGCATTACATATGCGAAAAGAAAAAAACTTCTCCATCACTTCTTTCCGATATGTTTGTTTTTCCGCATTTTTTGCCTGGACAAAAAGAGGATATGGCTGCACCGCAGCATCTGACCGGTTCAAATCAATCCAATGAATCGCGCTTGCACTTGAAGGCATGTTGGCATATGTTTTTATGTCTTCGATTTCATTCGCAGAGAGATTTGAAATAATAATAACTTCGCTCGGACGAAATGACGAGACGAATCGTTCCAGCTCATCATACGTCGTCTGATTATGACGCGGATTCACTTCCGATTCAATTTCAAAACAGGTGCTCTTTCCCGTATAAATATCAATATTCGACATTCCCATTATAATTTTTTTATTCATTCCATTTGTACCGCTGCTTAATCGCTCGATCCAAAAACAGGACGTATTATTAGAGAGAACGGCAGAATCACTCGAAAAGAATGTTCCCGGCGAATAAATGCAATGCAAACTTCGCGTCGTGTTTGCGCCTTGACCGTCCTGCACGTACACCACAATTGTGTATCCGTGTTCCTGCATTTTCTTCACATATCGCTCCAAACTGTAGTCCCTAAAATTACACGTAAATGGAAACCCCGCCATGCACCTACCGTTTGTGATCGAAGTATTTAAATCACAAACCGTACAAAATTCTCTCATATTTGCATCCGCGATATTATTATTCGCATCTGCCCTTGAATAACACTCGAAAAATGAACCCACTTGCATTAACAATATTGTTTTATTTCCATATTTATTCACGTACTCTATCGATAGACGAAAATACTCGTCGGTTAGCGTCGTTGACATGATTATACTTATATTTATGACCGCGTTTATCGCGTCGCCCAATTGTTATATTTATTCGTCTCATCATTTTATATCTGTTTCATAAAGTATATTAAGACCGAATTTTCGACATTCGTTTCATAAATCGATAAAAAACATAGAGAGAAAAGGCCGTCATAAAAACATAAAATGCTTTGACATACATGTCATCCGGCAATTTCGATAAATCATTCCTTACATTACTATTTTTTAACCTGTTTTGACGTTTTTTATTATTAGTATTATTATTACCATTTATACCATTCTGTCCAATTTTCTTATAATTTTTTAGCTTGTTTCGATTTGACATGTGACCACTCGCATCATTAGAGTCATCATCCGACGAATCGCCGCGATTTTTAGAATCCATTCGACTCGTAAATGTTTCCGTACACGTTAATGTGGGATCGGCCGGATTTTTTTTATCCGGGAAAATGCACGGGTCCATATTTTTTACATCAGCTACGGCAACAAATTGGGTTTGATTGCCGACATTATCTTTTCCCGTGTCATTGAAATTGGCATCTGTAACCGGCGTAACCGTCTGAAGAGTGATTGACATGCAGTCCGGATTTTCACCCATCATGAACGATTTAAATAAATTCAGGGGATTTAATTTCCCTAAATCGCCGAGAACTCCGGGAATAAGTCCCTCAAATTCCGTAAAATCGGTTCCTCCAAGTCCAGATGAAATAAACGGAATGTTGCCGTTTGGTATATTATCAATATAAATATAGCGATCCACCTTTTTTCCAGATGCAACATCGGTGCACTGTCCACCGGTTTTCAGGAAAAATTTATCGCCCAATGGGCCGCCGGTAGTCGATCCGCCAGTTCCCGAAACCAGCAATTCTACATAATTAATTAGCCCACCTACATCATTGGTTAGCGCGCCAAAATTGCCATCGGCTGACATGCCCATATCTGACGGTTTTAAAATGCGTTTCCAATACAAATAATCGGGACCCAACAAACTTTGCTCTGCTCCCTTCATATCCGTCATTATATCTGAAAAAAAACTTGCCATCTTATTTAATTTTTATTTTCTTTTATGAAATGTTTTTAGTTTTTATACTTATATTTATTCTTTATTATTTATTTTATCTATTTTACCTATATAAAATAATAATATTATTATATAATTATTTTCATATTTACTTTTTCATATTTACTTTTTCATATATTTACTTTTTCATATTTACTTTTTCATATTTACTTTTTCATATTTACTTTTTCATAATGATGATATAATAATTATTCATCATCTGAAAATATTTGTCGTTCCTGATAGAAACACTCGTCGTCGCTATCAAAATACCACTTGTCGTCGCTATCAAAATACCACTTGTCGTCGCTATCAAAATACCACTTGCTGTCGCTATCAAAATAGGTTGCAGTATTCGGATTTTCATCATAGATGGGAACGACAGTTGGAGCGTCAGGTCGAATGAGGGTTTTGTGAGACGGATGAGAATTTTCGAAAGGTCTGAATGCGACCGATTGCTGTTTTTCTGTAACGAGTTTATCGGATGCAATAAATGCGAGTGAAGTGGCACGATCTCTTGTTGCTGCTGTTGCTGCTGTTGCCGCTGCTGTTGCCGCTGCTGTTGCTGCTGTTGCTGCTGTTGCCGCTGTTGCTGCTGTTGCTGCTGTTGCTGCTGTTGCTGCTGTTGCTGCTGTTGCTGCTGTTGCTGCTGTTGCCGCTGCTGCTCCTCTTGTTGCCGCTGCTGCTCCTCTTGTTGCTGCTGTTGCTGCTGTTGCTGCTGTTGCTGCTGTTGCCGCTGCTGTTGCTGCTGTTGCTGCTGTTGCCGCTGCTGCTCCTCTTGTTGCTGTTTGTATAGAAGGAGTGTTAGAAACAATTGAAGCCCAAGATTTCATTGAATGTAACAAGTAGTGGGTAACAACTACTGGGTTTAGAACGCTATAAATTATTGTTTTAATATAAAAAAAATCAATTTATCTTTTTTTTTATATATTTTTTATATATTTTTGTTTTGTTTTATTGTGTGTATAAACTATTGTGTATAAACTATTGTGTGCAAACCCGATAATACGTAGAATGAACTGCCGATTTACTGGCTCGGTCAATTTTGCACACATCGCCCGGTCGCATCCCTATTGCTAAAGCAACCGGATCGTACCTTGAAATATCCGGCAGCTGAGATGTATTAGAAATATTATACTTTTTCATCATCTCATCCGATTCTTCCTTTGATAAAATAGTGTGCGGTGGAACGTATTGATGATTCAATATATTAAATTGAAGTCGGTCCAGAGACAAAAGCACGATGAACCGCCCCTGCAAAAACAGCTGATTCAAATACTGATTCATCGTTTTAACTTCCTGCCTTGTTACAATAATCAAAGCGTCCTTGTCTGTTAAAACAGTATCATTCGCATTTGCAGATATTCCCATTCCTCCGATTTCACCGCCTGCGCCTAAAATATACAAATCTTCTACCAAATCATTGATGTGACTCGTACTCAGCATCTTTTCAAGGTGAAATTTTATGTAAGCTTTTTTTTTATGTTTGCCATTGTCTTTGCCTTTGCCTTTATCAGACGACTTCATTTCAACCAACATGTCAAGCTGCTTGTGCGTAAACATGGCATTCACTTCATTCACCCCAAAATTCGTATAACCCTCTACATCATAGCCCTGCGACATTAATAATTCCAATAAGTTTTTTCTCGCATTATACAGACGCGCGATTGTTTTGCTTGCATTCGTTGATGACGACATTTGATTAAAAGTTGTATAAATATCTATTCTATCTCTTTTAACAATAGTATATGTATATAACTTTAATTCAATTTTTTTAATATATTTTTAGTTTACTATTATATTTTATTTGATTCAAATTCAATAATAAAATATAATATTTATAATAACATAATTAATCATTTATATTTTTATTAAAAAATTATTTTTTAACTCCTATGGCATAACAGTAAGTGTTTTCTTTTTTGCTATGTCCGCCAGTTTCTTTAAAAATTCCACTTTCAATTATATCAAAAGAATAAAGTTCGTTTTTCAATTCTTCCTCTGTAAAAAAATGTATAAATTTCTTACCAGGTTTATAATAACTATTATTCTCCAACTTTTGACAACCGGTTGATTCCATTTTTGTTTTTACGTTACAGCTTATATGGCGAGCTGAAATGAATATTGATTTACAATTTTCATTGAAAAACTTGAAAGTTAATTTTCTATCTTTTTCTTTTAGTGCGTGTAAAACTCTGTGTGACACTACTCCATCAAAGTTTAAAGGTCCATCCCAATTTAAAATTTCTCCTATATGAGAATAAATAATATTTTTACTCATGTTTTTGTTCAATTCTTTTGTGTTTTTAATGGCAGATTCAGATATATCATTAATACATACAAAACATCCATTTTTAATCATTTGTTCAGATATTCTTCCACCTCCACATCCATGATCTAACATTACATTTTTTGGTTTTAATTTTTTGATGAAATTTGATAGTTCTCTACACAATTCTTCGTGTTTATAGTGAGACGATCTATGTTTATCTTCCCAGAAGGAGGCAGCGATTGATTTTTCCATTGTTTATTTATTTATATTATTATATTATTTATTTATATTATTATATTATTTATTTATATTATTATTTTTAAAAAATATAATATAAAATAGCTAAATTAGTTAAATTAGTTAAATAGTATAAAATTGGATTTTTTATTTATTGAATATCTACATGTGTTAAAAAATGCCGCCTGCAGCACATTTTAGTAAACCCGATATCATCGAGCACTTGGCCCTCTGCCGTCTTTCTGATATTGTGCCTCGTTAAATAAAGCACTTTATCAACGGAAACATCGCCGTCTTTGCCGCCTTCCTGTTCTTCAAGTTTTTTCTCTCGAACCTTGCTCAAATAATACCTGTACTTGTCTGCGATTACCTTTCCGCACGTATAACACTTTACTGGAATGATCATTACGTTGGTTTGTGTTGTCTGCTATCTGTTGTCTGCTGTCTTGTCTGTGTGTTTATATAAATATATTATTTTATATCAATTTTTATTTTAATTCTTTTTTAAATAAATAAATTATAATAAAAAATGGAAAATTAGTTATAAACAACGAGGTCCAGTTTTCGTTTCTTTATAATAATAACAATCCACATCTATTTTTTTCCCAGCATCATCGTGATTAAACGTAATGCCATTTTTATTTCCTGCGCGACACACGCCATCAGGATTATCGGCCGTAACTACCCAACCGCAGCAATCCGTATTTAAACAAGACGCTTTCCCAAATACTTTACATTCATTATCAATGTCGGTTGCTGAACTGCCGTTTGACGCGTGCATATTACAAAATCCCGATTTTAATTTTTTTTCAAGATCAATCTGGGGTGTTAACAATGTATTTTCATTATTATTACTTGATGCAATATTATTATTATTATTGAGATTCTTTTTAATCACGACACTATTGTTATTATTATCAACATTTGTTTCATTCTTACCTGTGTTATGTTCCATCGTTTCAATAATAAGCTTCTTTGATTTGGTCATTGGCATATTAAATGTTATTTTTGTCATGTTAATATATACTATTATTCCGAAAATAACAACCATTAATCCAAGAATGTATGAAAAATTCTCATATATGAAACTTAACATCATTACAATCAGTGACAGCATATATGTGAATAGGTTATTATCTTTTCCTGAAGAAGCATCCATATTATTTTATTTTATATCAATAGAGTAGAGAGATAGAGAGATAAATTGATTAATATTATAATATATTATTATTATTTATTATTTATTATAAATTACTATTATTATTAATTTATAAAATATTTACAAGTTATAAATTAATTTTATTTTCGTCGCGTATTCCTATTTTTTTTAATTTTTTTCGCACTTGTTCGATTCGTTTTTTTTAAAGTGGGAAACCTATAACTAACAAAACATATTGCAGTAAATACAGAACCGTGTTCCTCTTTCACATCTAAATATTCGTATACGAAATTCTTACCTGGATGAATTTTATACCCCTTATCTGTAATATTATCTTTATACATTTGCATTGTACCGGGAGATTTCATGATACCGTACCCCCTTCTCTCAATCATTCCAACAATCGATTGTAATAAAGATTGCTCGGCGTCTTCTTTTGTTCCTGCACCCGAATATTCGCACGCAAAACCTCCTAAATATTTGCCTCTCGGATCCGTAACTGATGTGGTAATGACAGCTGCGCTAATTTTTGACCCACGTTTACCATTTGCTTGCGCTTTGATGCACTCGAGCACTTCTCCCCATTGCAACCGTTTTAATCCCTCTTCTTTGGTTATTTCTTTTGATTCGGTTGGCATGACGCTCGTATATTCGATAACATTCGCATTTTGTATACCGGCATTAAACAACGCGGCATCATATGATCCCGTTTCGTATGGAAGTCCTTTCGATCCCGCATTCGATTCGCCTTTTCCTTGTGTTATAAAATATTCATACGGAACCCTATTCCCTAAAATAATCATATTGCGGATATTATATATATATAATAATATTATTAATAATTATAAATATAATTTAATTTTTGTATATTTTTTATAAAATTATAATTATAAAATTTTATTTAAAACTTTTTAACCGCACCATCATTCATGAAATTGTACATAAATGTATCACCTCCCACATTTACTACTTTTCCAGCCATATTCGCTTCTTCATACATTTTTCTTAATAAATTTGATGGAGCAGTTGAACCAAGTTTCAATAAATTATTTTTTATTAATTCATTCTTCACATCATGAATTGGAACATTTTTTAATTCACGTTGGGCATTTTGAATATTTTTAATTGTTTTATTATTCTTGATTAAAATACTTATTGTTTTCCCATATTTTCCAAGTTTATATTTTTTAATTGTTGTTTTTCGTTTCACTTGTTTAATTTTTCTTGGAACATGTTTTGGTTTGTTTGATTTTTTTAGTTTGTTATTGCCGTTATTGGCATTATTGCCTTTACTTGATTGCGATCCATATTTTTTTAATGTTTTATTATAGTATTGACGGTAAGATGGTTTTGTTCCTCCTTTTAAGGCACCATATGGTTTATCGCTGTATTTAAACTGAAATGGTTCTTGAGTATCATTACTATCATTACGATCATTACTATCATTACGATCATTACTATCATTATTATCATTTATAAAATTTTCATATTTCAATGCAGAACTCGGTGGCGGTGGTGGCGGTGGCGGAGGTGGTGGCGGTGGCGGTGGTGGAGGCGGTGGCGGTGGTGGCGGAGGCGGAGGCGGAGGTGGAGTTGGTGGCGGCAATGATAGTGTTTCTCCTTGAAGTTGTTGCAGTTGATGTTGCAATTGAGAAAGCGTAGCTGAAATGTCTTGAATGGGTGGTTTCAATGGCATTTCTAAAGACATGGGAGAAGTCAATTCGCTCGGCACATCTAATGTAACTTGTGTAGGTGTATAATGTCTGTTTTTTTTTGTATTTGAATGATTATTATTGTTTTGTTTAAATGATTTTAAATAATGTAAAGATTCTTCAAAATCTTTCGAAAATATATTTTCATATTTTTTTTTATCAAAAAAAGGTTTATTTCCATCTAAATTGCCGTTACTAATACCCTTTTGCTGTTTTTCTTTTTCTTTTTTTTCTTCGTCTTGTTCTTTATATTCTTGTTGTCTTTGCATATTTTCATCTTTATGTAGTCGCTTTTCTTCTCGTTTTTGTTTTAATAATTTGATTAAATTATTTTTTAACTCACTGGGTCGAATGAATCCTGTCGCCTTTTTCACTGTTTTACCTCCAGTATTTTTATTTTTATTTCTTTTTTGTAAATTCGGATTTAAATGTTCATGATTAATTGTAATTTTTTTTTTAATGTCACTCATATTTTATTATTTTAATTATTTTATTTTGTTACTCCTAATTTATTCCATCTATTATTTTATATAACTTTTATCTAATTTTATATATTTTATATTTTATATTTTATATTTTTTTTTATTTATATTTAGTTGTAAAAAATATTTAAAAATAAATTGATTTATAAGTTAATAAGATTTATCTTCACAAACAAAATGGAGTGTCGTGCTGCTTCGTCTTCATCTTCGTATTCTTCGTCTTCTTCTGCTTATACACGTTCCATGGATTTTAGCGCTGGATTTGGATTAGAGCAGGACGACAATCATCATGATGATGTTGTCATGACAGTTGCTTCAGACAAACCCGCTATAAAAGAAGCTATAAAAGAAATAAAGGTAGGCGAAGAATATGATTACGACGATGACAGAAATATTAATTATGAAGAAACACCGTGGAAAATAATAGGTTCGTATTTTGAGGGTCAACACTTGCAACGCTTGGTTAGACACCAAATCGAATCATACAATGATTTTGTAAACAATCAAATACAAAGAACAATCGAAATGTTCAACCCTGTCGTAATCGCTTCAGAACAGGATTACGACAGGAAGACAAGAAAACACAAACTAGAAATTGATGTGACATTTAGCGACTTTCATCTGTACCGTGCTCAAATACACGAAAATAATGGTGCAACAAAACTCATGTTTCCTCAAGAAGCTCGTTTAAGGAACTTTACATATGCATCTACAATGACAGTAGATGCAAATATAAAATACACTGTTCGTTCAGGCGAACATCTCGAAAATGTGCAAACTTTTCACAAATCTTTGCCCGGAATCAATATCGGCAAAATGCCAATCATGTTGAAATCATCCACTTGCATTTTAAATCAGTATAATCACATTAACCACAATGAAACGGGCGAATGCGCTTACGATGCCGGTGGCTATTTTATTATCAACGGAAGCGAAAAAACCGTTCTCGGTCAAGAAAGAGCCGCCGAAAATAAAGTGTTCTGCTTCAACATTTCCAAAGGAAATACAAAATGGAACTGGCTCGCAGAAGTGAAATCGGTCCCCGACAATAAATGCATTTCACCCAAACAAATCAACATGACGATTGCTTCAAAAAATAACGGGTTCGGGTACCCGATTTATGTTCAAATTCCGCGCGTCAAACACCCGATTCCGCTGTTCGTTCTGTTTCGCGCCTTGTCCGTTTTGGCCGATAAAGATATCTGCGAAAAAATACTGTTCGACGTCGACAATAAAGAAGGAAACAATGAAACAATTCTCATGGCGTTAAGAGCATCCATTATTGATGCCAATACTGTACTAACACACGAAGACGCCATGCGCCACATCACGTCCATCGTAATGTACACACCAATGAACATGGACAAGGAAACGGGGGCAAAAAAGAAACGCGAGTTTGCAACCGAAATTCTGAATTCGGATTTGTTTCCTCACTGCAAAACCTCCACCCAAAAAATATATTTCTTGGGATACATGGTGATTCGTCTCATCAAATGCAGCTTGGGAATTTTAAAGCAGGATGATCGCGATTCCTACATGAATAAGCGCATTGATTTAACGGGCGCACTACTCAATAATTTATTCCGAAACTATTTTAACAAGGTGGTCAAAGATATGACGAAACAGGTGGTTCGCGAAATCAATACGGGTTCGTGGCGTTCCACTGAAGATTATCTCGGAATTATCAACAAGACAAACGTCTACAAAATCATCAAATCAACAACCATTGAAAATGGCATTAAGCGCGCGCTATCTACCGGCGATTTTGGAATCAAAAATATAAACACAAACAAGGTCGGCGTCGCACAAGTTCTGAATCGCTTGACATACGTCTCCAACTTGAGCCACCTTCGCAGAATTAACACGCCAATCGACAAGAGCGGAAAGCTCATCCCCCCGCGCAAACTTCACAATACCACATGGGGATTCCTCTGTTTGGCAGAATCTCCTGAAGGTGCCAGTGTCGGCGTTGTCAAAAATATCAGCTACATGTCACACATTACAATTCCCAGCAATCCCGAGTCGCTTCATGCACAAGTGAAATCGCACATTGAACCGCTAGATGCAATCGCGGACTGCAAATATTTGTACGATAAAGTAAAAGTGTTTGTAAATGGCGCGTGGGTAGGAATCAGCAGAGATCCAATTGAATTGTACCACCTTTTAAAGGACAAAAAATGCAAGGGAATCATCAATATTTACACCTCGGTCGTTTTCGACATTCGAAATAAGGAAATCCGCATTTGCAGTGACTCGGGAAGAATCACGCGTCCCGTTTTGCGCGTAAAAGATAACAAGTCGTTTATTACCGCCGACATCCTTCATAAACTGGACCGCAAAGAATTGAGTTGGGACGACTTGGTAACCGACTGCAAAATTGATAACGCGCTTATTGAATACATTGACCCCGAAGAGCAGAATTTTAGCATGATTGCCATGAAACGAACGGATCTCCGAAACTCGCTTTTACATCGAGGATCTCAGCACTACAATTACACCCACTGCGAAATCCACCCAAGCACAATTTTTGGGATTTTGGCGTCCTGTATTCCGTTTCCCGAGCACAACCAGGCACCCAGAAATACGTATCAGTGCATTGGAATTTACGAAAACGTCCTAATGGAAGACGGTTCACGAAGACAAATAAAGGATGTTGCCATCGGCGATCGTGTTGTGTCATTTAATCCCAACACATTTGAAATGACAACAACCAATGTTGTAAATCACTTTATTCGTAAAAATGATCATCCTGTTTACAAGGTCAAAACTATTAGCGGAAGAGAAATCGTAGCAACAGAAGATCACAAATTTATGACGAATTGTGGTTGGAAAACTGTGGCTGAATTAATACAAGATGACAAATTAAGAATTGGAATCTATGCAGATAATACATTTACAAAAGAGAATGAATATTCGAAAATGACATCCTCTTCTTCCTCTTCTTCCTCTTCTTCCACTGCTACATATGTAAAAATGGGCATAGAAGAATGGATGAAGGATATTCAAGTTGTTAATAACTTGGCATTTATACCGATTGAATCTATATCAAGACAAGAAGATTGCATGATTTCTGACATTGAAGTTGCACACAACAATCATTCATTTATTGCCGGAGACAATTTTGCAAGTTCAAACTGCGCCATGGGTAAGCAGGCGATGGGCATGTACGTCACCAACTTCTATAACCGCATGGACAAGACGGCCTATGTCTTATCCAATCCCATGCGCCCCCTCGTAGATACCCGCGTCATGCGCATGATTAAACTGGACGAAATCCCGTCCGGCGCTCCCGTCATCGTCGCAATTATGAGTTACACCGGTTACAATCAAGAAGACAGTATTTTGATAAACAAGGGCGCAATCGATCGCGGGTTATTCAGCGCAACCATTTACCACACCGAAAAAGACGAGGACAAGAAACTCAACGGCGACGAGGAAATCCGATGCAAGCCCGATTCAACAAAAACAAAAGGAATGAAATTCGGAAATTACGGCAAACTGAATAGTAAGGGTGTCATCCCGGAAAATTCAATCATCGAAAATCGCGACATCATTATAGGGAAAGTGCTTCCCATCAAGGAAAACAGGAACGATCATACTAAAATCATCAAATACGAAGACGCAAGTAAAATGCACAGGACAACCGAAGATTCATACGTCGATAAAAATTACACTGAACGAAATGGCGACGGCTACGTCATCTGCAAAGTCCGCATTCGCACTTATCGCAAACCCGTCATCGGAGATAAACTCAGCAGTCGTCACGGACAAAAGGGCACCATCGGAAACATCATCCCCGAAATGGATATGCCATTCACGAAAAGCGGGCAGCGTCCAGATATCATCATTAATCCACATGCCATCCCGTCTCGTATGACCATCGCACAACTCAAGGAAACCTTACTCGGAAAAGTTCTCCTTGAACTCGGCCTCTTCGGCGACGGAACATCCTTCGGAGAACTCGACGTTTACACCATTCGCAACGAACTCCTAAAACTCGGCTACGAAAACAACGGAAATGAACTCTTGTATAACGGCCTATCCGGCGAACAAATTGAATCCAGTATTTTCATAGGTCCTGCTTTCTACCAGCGTCTGAAACACATGGTAAATGATAAGCAACACAGCAGATCCATCGGTCCAATGGTAAATTTAACGCGTCAGCCAGCAGAAGGCAGATCACGAGATGGAGGGTTACGATTTGGAGAAATGGAGAAAGATTGCCTTCACGCTTGTCCCGTGTCTCTGAATTGTGGATTGTCTGTTATGATTGATGAAATGGAACACGTTGGAGATTATGTTCTTGGTTGGAATGAGAGCAAAAATGGAATGGTTCCTTCAAAGCCGTGTGCGTTTATGGACAAGGGGACTCGCGACTGTGTCGAGTTAACATTTGAAGATGGTAGAAAAATTATATGCACCGAAGACCACCCAGTATTAACGTCTGATAATGAGTGGACCAAAGTGAAGGATCTTGAACTTCATAAAACAAAAGTTAAAACTAGTGTTACTTACCCGATCATGAAAATTAAGGAAGAACTTGCGGAATGTGGCGGTTGGACGCTTTCATTTGGAACACGAACGCTCAGGACAGATAGTTATAAAGAGTATATGAGAACTCTTGCATTTGCGCGCATACTTGGACTTTTGATTACCGATGGAAGTATTAGTTGTAATTCAGAAACTGCGTATGTATCTCTTGGACACATGATTGATGTGCATTCCATATTAATAGATATAACTATGTTTTGTGATGTTTATCAGAAATCATTTAAAATGAATAATTGTTATAGTGTTCGCATTCCGAGTGAATTTCTTGCTGATATTCTTCAACTTGGTGGAATATTGCGTGGAAGAAAAATAGATCAACCGGCAACACTTCCCGAATTTATATTGGATGAGAACTGCCCTCGCCCCATTATTCGAGAATTTCTTGGCGCAATGTTTGGCGGAGATGGACACACGTGTGTTCTTGGATTGCATAGGGGGAAACGCGACGTTATGACATCCGTTTCATTTTCAAAATCGAAAACACACGAGCATCGTGAATCATTGCAAAAAATGTTTGATGATATGCAGAAATTACTTGCCAAATGCGGTATTCAAAATACCACCATTCAAAATTTTCGAGAAACAACAACATCTAAGAGTAAATTTCAATTAAAAGATAAAAATGACGCATCGAACCGAAGTTTTCAGTTGACGATTCATCTTCCCATTGAACAACTTATTCCATTCTCCGAAAAAATCGGGTTTCGGTATTGTTGCCATAAATCGCAGCGTCTTGAAGCTGGTGTTTCCTATCGCCGCTTGCGTGAAGAAGTTTGCCGCCAACACAATTGGCTGGTGAATCGTGTTGATGAAATAACGCATTTCAAGGAAATCAAATCGAAGAATCCGGACAAGATTGTGCCCACAAAGAGTGCAATTCTTCAAGCGGTGGAAGAGCTGAAGAGAACGGAAGGACTACTTCATGAATACGCGATTCCAAGCACACACGATATTACGGATCACCTGATTAAAGGCACTGAGTTTGGCAAGTTCACATCCAAGTCATTTCCAACTGCGGAACAATTCATGGAAAAAATTGGAGCACTGAGCTGGTTCATAAGTGAGGCGGAAAAACAGGACAGTTGCAAAGTAGATGTTGATGCAATAATTATGGCAGATAAGTGGGGCAACGACGAAGAAGAATGCGAAGATGAAGATGAATCAAGTTCGGCATATGGCGTTCACCGCAGAAGCAATGCTCTTCCTACGATGAACTTGGAGGTTGTGTCGCGAATCAATGTCGGCCCGAAACACGTGTATGACATTAGCGTGGAAGATACGCATTCCTTCCTTGCAAATGGAATCGTTGCACACAATTGCATGGTGTCGCACGGAGCTTCGCGATTCACAAGAGAGCGACTCTACGACGTTTCAGATAAATACCAGGTGCACGTGTGCTCAAAATGCGGAATGGTTGCGGCGTATAATGACGCGCTTGGAATTCATTGCTGCAAAATGTGCGACAACCGAACCGATTTCGCGTATGTCGAGATTCCGTATTCGTGCAAACTCTTGTTTCAAGAACTGCAAACGATGAATGTAGTCCCGCGAATTATGACGGAATAATATATTATATTATTATTGGTTTTAAAGGTAAGTAGAAGAAATAATAAATGATAAAAATAGAGTGTTATAAAAAAAATAAAAAAAAATATATATATATTATTTTTTCAAATATATATTATATATACATATACAATCAAATATATATAATCAATGGTTAAAACAAGATGTCGGAAATTAAGAGGTAACCGCCGTCGTTCGATGAATAAAAGACATATAAGGAAAATAAAAAGAAATTGTTTTACAGGAGGGACTAAAGAAGAAGAAAAAAAAAAAGAAGAAGAAATAGTTATGGAAAATATATATAAAGAAAATATAACAAAATTAGGCGAAGATAATCTCGAGACGCTCAAATCGCTCAACAATCTTGCCAACGTATTCACAAAAAATGGCAAATATGACCGCGCTTTGCCGTTATTAGAGGAGTGCCTTGCCAAGCGGAAGCATGTTCTCGGCGAAGATAATCCCGAGACGCTCAAATCGCTCAACGATCTTGCCGTCTTATACGAAAAAATGGAGAAGTTCGATAAAGCATTGCCGCTGTATGAGGAGTGCCTTGAAAGGCGAAAGAAAGTTCTCGGCGAAGATAATCCCGAAACGCTTGAGTCGCTCAACAATCTTGCCAACTTATTAATAAACAAGGGCGATTATGACAGAGCGTTGCCTCTATTTGAGGAGTGCATTGCCAAGCGGACGCTTGTTCTAGGTGACGATAATCCCGATACGCTCATATCGATCCACAATCTTGCCGTCTTATTATACAAAATGGGTGATTATAATAGAGCGTTACCGCTGTTTGAGGAGTGCCTTGCCAAGCGGAAGCGTGTTCTAGGTGACGATCATCCCGATACACTCACTGCGCTAAACAACCTTGCCGGTTTATTCCGCAGGAAGGGCGAGTACGACCGCGCGTTGCCGCTGTATGAGGAGTGCCTTGCGATCAGCAAGCGCGTTCTGGGCGACGATAATCCAGATACACTCTCTGTGCTAAACAACATTGCTTTCTTATTCATAGACAAGGGCGAATATGATAGAGCGTTGCCGCTGTTTGAGGAGTGCCTTGAAAAGCGGAAGCGTGTTCTCGGCGACAATAATCCCGTCACGCTCCAATCACTCAACAATCTTGCCGTCTTATACGAAAAAATGGAGAGGTTCGATAAAGCATTGCCGCTGTTTGAGGAGTGCCTTACCAAGCGTATGCGTTTTCTCGGCAAAGATAATCCTCATACAATTCAAACACTCACGGATATTAAAAGGTGCAAAATGTTATTGGGTCGAAAAGGAGAATGTTCGATATGTTTGGGTAAAATGAATGATTACACGCAAACAACATTAGGAAATGATTTTGGTAAATATGAAGAAAGTTTCTATGGATGTGGACATAAATTTCATAAAGAGTGTGGTTTGAAATGGATTGCAACTAAGGCGGAGGCGGCAGCAAGGCGCGGCGCAGTCCCTACATGTCCTGATTGTAGACAACCAATGACAGCTTCAACACAGCAAGTCATCAAAAATAAAAGAGAAGCACTAGAAGCAGCAGCAGAAACAGATTTAGGGAATGCAGCTCAACGTTTATTCGGATCGGATGGTGGTAGAAGAAAACCCAAATACTTGAAAAATAAATCAAATTCAAAATTACGAAAAAGAAATCAATACTCATACTCGAAAAAAATAAAATATTGAATAATTATTTGCCACATGATGCGAATTTACAACAGCACGAATTATATTTTGCATAACTAGAAGATTCCGTTACAATATTTGGTTTACAGTACCGATATGGAAATGAGCTAAAATATGAATATTGGTTTTGATTTTTTCCTTTATATCCAATTCCTGAATAAGATTTAAATGTTAAATTATATCCGGTCAAACTGTTTAATTTCTCACTTGGTGGTCTACACGCTTTAGAATTCAAATAGGACGGATAATTGTAATATGTGCATTTATCGTTTATACAACCGCACGTATTATTTCCATCTTCACACAAACATTTATAATCGCACATTTATTTTTACTTTATACTTTATATATATAATATATTATTTATTCTTGACTTTCTTGAATATTTTGACACTTGATTATTAAAAAATAATGCAATACATGCATTTGTTATAGGCATTAAAAAAACAAAATAAATATATATTATATTATATTTATATTTATTTGTTAAATATATTATATTAAAAAATTAAAAGAATCGGTTTGATGCTCTAATTGTCGACTGAGCACCACTATTCAAATTTCCGCCAAAACTAGTGTCATTATAGTTACGATTGCATGCCTGTAAATTTTTAAATCTTATGTAATCAGAGCTGTCGTAAACGTATCTCACATTGCATGTCGCAGAAGGAATGCCGGTACTATCGGGTAGCGGCTTAACAGCACCAGCCATTGTTTTCCACCCAGTTAACCCCCCTCGTAATGAACTGATTTGGGTTGGACCGCCAGAAGTATAATTTGGTCGATTTAATAAATCACCGGCATTGTTCACGGCGCGAAATGGGGTTGCGGCCACTGTTATATTATTCACGGTACCACTTGCGGCTTCGCCGTTCCATGCTTCTCTAAGCGTGAGACGAGTCAATTCGCGCTGGCCTCCGCCTTCCGGCCCACCACTTCCTTGTTTGCCCGATCCGCCTCCTAATAATTTCGCTGAAAATCCGTTGTATAAACCTCCTAAATATAACTTCATTTTACTTGAATATTAATATATAATATAGTAATATATAATATTTGTAAATTTAATTTCTATTTTAATTAAAATAGAAATTAAATTAAAATAGAAATTAAATTAAAATATTATTATATTTACAAATATTATTAATAATAATATTATTGAATTATTGTAAAAATCTTATAAAAAATGGTTTGTATGAAGAGTTGCATCATTGCATCCATGTTCATTGTTGCAATGATCTTCACAATGTACAAGTCGGATAGCATGTCTTCCGTTCAACAATTTACACAAATTCTCTCTATAAAACAGAAAGCAATTTATAAAAAAATTACAGATGAGCGCCGGAATATTTATTTCACGGGATTCGGTTTAGGGCTTTTATTATCTTTTTTATTCTTATTTTGGAAAAGCTCGACTAAAAATTCATATAAAATAAATCGATTCTCAACCATTTGCGTTGTTGGCGCAATTACATTTATGACCAATTATTTTTATTACATTCTATCTCCTAAAAGCGACTGGATGATTCTTCATATTGAAGGCGACAAACAGAAAAAAGCGTGGTTAAGCGTATACAAAATCATGCAATACAATTACCATTTTGGTGCGCTGCTCGGACTCGTAGGCGCGTTTTTTATCGCCAACACATTTTGCGATTAACATTTTTTTAAAGAGGTTCGTTTGAAGATTGTAGATAGAAATGAGATAATATAATATATTTAATTTATATATTTTTTATGTATTTTTCGGGATGATGAACATTTTTTTTTATTCTTTATTCGTGTATTTTTTTTTAGACGTTTATTGGTTCGATTTTTCTTCTGATAACTGCGTCTTCCACCATACTCATATTCATCTTCTTGACCTTGCGTTTGTTTATCAAAAACAGCTCTGGCAAAACTACTCCTCTGGCGCGCTAATGTCTTCTCCGGAACAAAAAAAAACTTTTTCATGTCTTTATATTCAGTCGGAGTTGGCTCTCTTTTTGTTAATAAATCCATAAAATCAATATTTTTAACATCTTCATGTGTTTCTTGATACTGATTTAATTCACATAATTTATTTAAAACTGGAAACATAAAATCTTGAAAAATGTATATAATGGGCCATGATACATATTCACGAAATTCTTGATCTACAACAAAGGAAGCAGGATCAATATTATTGATTTTCAGGGTGTTTTTAAAATCTTCTAATAATGCATTATATGAAAATTCATAAAATTTTTTTATTTTATCATTATCATTACTAATGACGAATCTAGGGTTAGGGTTACCTTCTAGTTCCTTAGCGGAATATTCTGCGGAAACACCTACTAAATGTTTCATATAATCTAAACTTATAGGGACAAGCGATAAATCAGGTTCTAGTGGATCTCTATAAATAGGCGCGGCTTGCACTTTGAAATGGGTAACACTGTCTTTTAATAGTAAGTTAACGAATGATTGCATTATATCCATAACTACTCGATACAAAAAACATATTTTTAATAAATTAGAAAAATTTCTTTGTCCTAAATACTTTACTAAAAATATTGTTTCCCTCCTTGTTTTTACAGTTGAATACCAGGGGTCTTCTATCTTACTCATAATTAATGATTGAATGTCACGTGGAAGTTCTTTTTTATTTAATTTACTTAATGTGATCGCTGATGTTGGTCCGAACTCATTCATCATTGTTTGCATTGTCTTTTTTTTATCGAATTTTTTCATCGATTGTTCCAAAGAATTTACAGGACGTTGAACATCCATTATAGGGGTCCAGTAGTCCCATGCCAAGCGTTGGATTAAAGGTAAATCATCTAATTGACGTACCTGCATTATATTATATACTATTTAATAATATTATTTTATTTATTTTTTATTAAATAAAATAATAATAGTTTAGCTTCTTTTTCTTCACGTTGACCTTGTTTACACATTTAAATTATTAAATATAGTTTTTTTTATTTTATCTAAGTCGACCACATATGCATAAAATTCTTCATCTAAAAATTTCACTCGCAATTTCTTATTTTTTAAAATAGATATATTTGCAATTCCCAGTTTTCCTACAGTAAGTGCACGTTCAAATACAGTAAATGTTTTATTTTTTTTATCGTATATTGCAGTCACATTTTCTTCGGCATTTTTCGATTCATAATTCCAGTTCAATTTAAATGCAACAATATAAAAGTGTTTAACATTTGATTTTTTTATATCAGTTATTTCATACTGTAAAGAAAAAGGTCCATTCTCGCACTTTTTTAATATACCCGAACCGTCATTCTTATATACTGTATGATTGTCTGCTTTCCAAGTTGTTCCAATTTTCATAGTATTTAGTTTATATATTTAGTTTATATAAATATTTAGTTTAGATAAATATTTATATAAACTAAATATATAAATTAAATACAAACTAAATATAAACTAAATATAAACTAAAACTAATATAATTTTTAAAAATGACATTCAAGCTTAAATATAATTTCAACGGTCCTCCCGATAATTGTATTTTAATAAAACAGCGCGGCAATAATGCAACTCTAAATAGCGTTAACCCAATGCCCCAACAATTTTATCCGTCATCCAACGACAATCTATTTGCAATGGGTCGGCGCATCTTTGTGCAGACAAAGGGTGAACCGAATGGACCTAATAATACAGACAATAAAGTTGCCGGAAAGGTTCGGGGCAATTTTGGAACAGCATTTAATCAGATACCTCCGCACATGCGGACTGGACTTGTTGGCAAACCGATCGCATTTCCTCAAGACAGTTCGCAAAGAATTGAGCGTCTTAGAAATAATGCTATTGGTGCAGGAAGTATGAAGGTGGGTTTAGCAACAAATGCACCCATGTCATTTAAAAGCAATGACACAACGAGCCGAAATGAGGCGATAAGAAGGTGCCGCGCAGGCGGGTGCGTGGCGCCGAAAAAAAAAGGCGCAAACAATTCATTCAAATCTGGCGGAGGGTCTAATTACATTGGTGTAGGGAATCGTCAAATCTATGCCCCATAATAAACATTTAGAACATTTTTAAACTTTTTAAATTTTTATATATACTTTTTGATTTATTATATATTTTTATTTATTTTATATAATAAATATATACAAGTAATTTAATTTATATTTATTTAGTTGAATGCCAAATAATACAAAAAAAATAAAACGTTCAAAAACAAAAAGTAGATATGGAAGGACGCGGCGCCAGCGCAGGAAACAACGGCGCAGCATGCGTGGTGGATTTGCATTTGGTGATCTTATAAATGTTTTTAAACCTAAAACACAAGAACAAAAATGTGAAGAAGCTCAGCAAGAAGCTGAAAAAATTTGCAATAAACCGCCACCGGTTTTAGAAGAAGCACCAGTTGTAGAACCAGCGCCAACTTTAGAAGCACCAGTTGTTTCTGATTCTGAAACGCCTTTAGACCAAGAACAATCATTTTCTCCTTCTTTTGATGACGATCAACAATCGCCTTCTATGAATGATACTATGTCGTCTCCTCCTATTTCACCTTCCACGTCTCCTTTAGATGATATACCCCCTTCTTTACCTTTGAATGATGAATACTCGTCTCTTCCTTTAGGTCAACAGCAACAACAGCAACAGCAACAGCAACTAGATCAGCAGTTGCCTTCAATCGCGACTTTACCCCCTTCAAATCAATATGGTGGTCAAACTGTGGCACCACTTATTTTTGAAGGCGGTGCAAAAAAAAGTAAAAAGAATAAAAAACAAAATCGCCGTAAAAAAATGAAAACGAGAAGAAATAAAAATTAATTTAAAAATAAAATTTAAAACTTTAATATATATACTAAAATATATATCATAGTTATATTTTCTATTATAAAAATGTCCATCGTGATTACATTATTGCAGAGGGATGCTGTTTTGCGTTCCATTGGCGCCACGAATTCGAAACTATATGAAGTGTTGTCCGATTACATGTGCGGAGAGGTCTACATTAAATCAAAGATTGAAAAACTTGACATTACGTACAAATTGGAAGTCATTGAAAGTTATATTTCAGAAGTGTCGGATACCGCTCATGAACGACCCAGTATTCATAAAGCGCTCACAGGCATTCACGAAATGTGCGAGAAGTTGCATAACGAATTGGATGAAATGCTAAAAAAAATAAAGGCCCACAGTCAAAAATATTTTTATTATTTAAGAAGTTTTGATGTTTCTTCGGATTTGGCAAATATAGAAATGCACGTTTATAATTTAGATCACCGGTTTAAAATGTTTTTAGGGTTAATGACCACAGCAACAGTAATAACATTATAGAATTTATTTTTACAACCAATGCGACCAATGATTATATTATATCATTGTCAAAGAAATATAACATGTTGAATAATAAAAAATTAATAGGTGTTGTAAAATATACTTTACTTGTTTAGTTATTTAGTAAGATTTTATAGGATTTCATTAAATTTTTTATATTAATAAAATATAAACTATAAGAACTATAATGTCAGATAAAATAAGTCATGGATTTTTACCGGTAATTCCCGAAGATATATTTTTTGCTAAACAGAAACTAACAAGACAACTAAAAAGAGAACCCACAGATGAAGAGCTCGCCAAAAAAATGAATATAACTCTAAAAGAATTAAACGATAAGTTAAACATGAAAACAGAATACAATGAAAATTCACCTTCTCCATCATTTGAAAGCGGAGCTGATGCATATTATGGAAGCCCTCTTCAAAAAAATACTCGAAAAGTACCGCTTCTTGAAAATCCAAATCGATATGACGGCGGCGGAGGTGGAAAAGGACGTCAAAGGAAATATAAAAAACGAACACACACTAAAAAATATAAAAATTCAAAGACACGTCGTAAAAGTATGACAAAAAGTATGAAAAAAGTATGACAAAAAGTATGAAAAAATATGTTTAAAAAATTATAATTCATACAAATAAATATATAAATATAAAAATACATACTTATATATTTATACATTTCAATTTATACATTTCAATTTATATCCAGATGAGTGACAACAACAGTGAAAAAAAAGAAAATAATGATTTGGAAAATGAAGCGATTGAAGTCGTTAAAAAATTGTTTGAACAGTATAAAAATTCTCCAGCTATGAAACAAACAATAAGTCACCGCATTAAAGAGATGCCCAGCTTTTGCGAAACTGCAAGTCAGCAACAAAAGCAGAGAGAAGACAGGAAAAATACACTCGAAGAAAAATCAGACGAATTTATCGAAGAGTTCCTTGCAAAAACACATTTTTTTTATCATTATGCCACTGAATTATTTTTTACATATTCGGACGATAAATCATATGAAATTATTAAAGAAGACAGCATACAGCATATGATTTTAACAACCATCACATCAAAATTCAGAGAGCTGCTCCCGTGGAAGTATAAAATTAAAATACAAATCATAAAACGAATCAAGGAAAATAATGTATTAAAATCAATTCCGGAATCAGAAACAATTCAAAACATCATACAATTGCTGGTTCCTTCACTGTTTCCCACAAAAGATTCCGCAAAATATTTTCTAACAGTTATTGGCGATATATTACATAAAAAAAAATCGCTTTATTATTTCATCAATTCGAAAAATCTGGTCCCATTTTTCAGAGAGTTAAACCAAGAATGCCATAAATTTTTTGGAATTAATTTGTTAAACCATTTCAAGTTTAAATATTATGAACACGCGAACGATGACTGCAGGTTAATAGATGTGTGCGAAATCTCTCCATCGTCGTCCTTGTCGCATTTTATTCATTCATATTGCATTATCGATTTGTTTTGTGTTGCATCTCATTATTCGACACGCTACGTGTGCGGAGATTCATATTTGGAAAAGTATTGCAATAACTATTCTGTAATTAATTATGCCCTGTATTTAAAAAATAGCAGCAATAATGACATCCTTTCAAGATTCGTAAATTCGGCAACCGAAGAGTGTCCGGGATACAATATTTCGTGGAAAAACATGATGTATTTATGGAAACTGTTTATTGAAGATGAAAAAATTCCAAACATTTTTTTTAATCACTCGCTCAAACAGCTCTTGCTAACACACTATTCCGAGCTGAATCTTGTTATTGAAACTGTAGCATGCGCATCTGATTATAATAATGCAGGAATAAATGAAAATATTATAATATGCAATCGAACGAGCAAGCACCTCCCGTTTGTTTGCACTTTTATTTCATATTGGGAAAATAATATCAGTTGCTCTTCTTATACATTATTAGATAATGAGGATGGCGACGAGTATGAAGAATATGAGTTGGAGATAGATGAGCTGTTAATGCTGTTCAATAAATCAATTAAGAAATCTGCAACCACGCTATTGCATAATAACGTATCAGATAAAATGTTGCTTGGACTTATACGTCATTTTTATCCCGACGTCATTATCGAGGACGATAAATATTTAATTCAGGTCGGAATAAAACCGACAATTTGGAATAAACGAAAAGAAATTGAAGAATTTAATACACGTTATAAAGAAACGAAATACGGGAACACGATGTCTTCTAATAGCCAGTCGTTGTATTCCATATATCAATCTTATTGCAAGTACGCATTCGACAAAGGACAACATATAATTAGCAAACGATGGTTTGAGAAATATTTTATTTCAAATTATGACATGTTTTTAATTGATAATGCCATTGTTTCGTCGAAATGGTTTCAACTATAATATAATCATAATATAATCTTATATCTAAACAAATTACTTTCCATCCGTTTTATACACTGGCGCATTTGCTTTGGCTGCATCAGATGCAGTTTTCGCGCTACTCTGATTCGCCAAAAATTGAGCAGCAGATTGGCGCGCTTGTTTGGGCGTTTGAACACACGGCACCGACAACATGTAATTATAACTAATGGAAGTAATTAAAATGCCCGTTAGCATATACCAAATAAAATATGAAACAATGTTTTTCAAACGAATGAAGTTTTTAAGCTGCGTAAAGAGCGGTGACACGTCGGAACTGTTTGGATCCACAACCGGCTTCAATGAATTATTAAAAAGGCGCACTTCAATGCTTTTATTCCAGAATTTAACGACATTGTCATCATTCAACGTGTTGAAAATGGTGGACGGATCATTCGTTATATTTTGTATCACCTTTAACGCATCCTTGTTTGGCGGATTTCCCATATTAAGCAGCTGGTTTGTAAAGAGCGACGCAACGCCGGCCACGCTGGCAATGGCATAACCAATCGTATTTGAAAATGCAGATAACCATCCCGGAAACACATTCAGTAGCAGATTCAGCAGTCCGAAAATAAACATCCATGGTATAAATGTTGCGATAAATGCGGTTCCAACATTTGAAGGACTGCTACACATTTGTTTTGCTAAATATATATTTAAACCGAATTGACTCGCAAGGACTAAAATGAAATAAATGATGAATAGAACGGATTCCCTCTCTGGCATCAAGTATTTAAAAATAAAATACACCAAAGTAATTGCCGTGTATACGAAAATCGAGGTTGCAGGGTCGATCACTTGTGTTGATGTTGCTGGTGCTGGTGCCGTTGCTGGTGCTGGTGCCGTTGCTGGTGCTGTTGCCGTTGCTGGTGCTGTTGCCGTTGACGTCGTTGTACTTGTGGAAGACATTTTTACCAACAGAATACTCTATTCTATATATAATTAATTTATTAGTTTATATGTACAAACGTATATATAAATACAATTATAAAAATTTATAAAAAATTATAAAAAATTATAAAAAATTATAAGTTTTTATGTATAAATTTATATTAAAATTATCGTTATGATTTATTTATGATTTATTTACGAATTATTTTCGTTTTTTAGTTCTTAAATCAAATAAATACATAGTAATAATAAGTAAAGAGTAAAGTAAGAATAAAAAAAGAATAAAATATGAATTTTGGCATGAATTATTTTAGAACGAGTGCTGATCAATTCGAAAAACCGCTACTTACCGAACCAGGAGTAAAATCATTTTTTAGCGGCATATTAAAAGGATGTAACCAAGTTAAAGCCAATCATTATAATACCGTATTTAATTTGACAATGTTTATTGGTTTCATTTTAACGCTCGGGGGCATTCTTTATTTTAAATATAAAGGAAAACTTACTCCTGAAGAGAAGGAGAGAAAAAAACAACAAGAAAAACAATATATTTTAACGAGATTAAACAATGTATCTGCAGTAATAAATATGGAAAGGAAAAACGGAGGGGGAAATATCACAACTGCAAATTTAATAACCGACTTACCCGGATGGTAATTACATAAAAACTTGTAAGAAATAATAAAATAATAAAATAATAAAATATTGTTAAATATTACATATTAAATATTAAAAATTATAATTATTTAATTTTAATATTATTTATTTTTATACAAAATTTAATAAAATGTTTTTTTATGCTTTACAATATGTTGGATTTGAAATATTTAAAAGGGTAATTAACTTGACAAAACGAACCGGGCTCATCCACGATTCAAAGTTTTATATTTATCATATAAATAACAATAATAATCTTTCTGTTTCTAGCATTCCTTGTAAAGAATATTTTTATGCCGTTTCAAATTTTGATGTTGTGATTGGATTTCTCGATCTGAACGAGTATCGAAATAATGACGTTGCGTGGATAAAAGATACCGTAATCAGATATTACAATATTCCTGTTTCCGATTATACGTCTCCTCAAAAAGAAGATTATGAAACGCTGTTCAAAATAATTGACGAGGTTCTTATCGAAAATCCCAATGCACGCTTTTTAATACACTGCTATGCGGGTAAAGGAAGAAGTAACTGCGGCGCAGCCGCTTATTTAATGTACAAAAATAATATGACCGCCAAAGATGCAATTGCGCTTGTCGAACAAAAGAATCCTAGAAGCAATATGAATCGTTGGCAAAAGGCATCTTTATATAATTTGGAAACTTATATTCCTAGAATATAAAATAAAAATGTATATATATGTAAAATTAAAAAATAATTTACATATATACATATATATACATATATATACATATATTTTAAAAAAATGTCCGAACAAGAAAAAGAAGAAGGTTCAAATGAAGAAAAGATGATAATGTATTATAAATTAAAACAAGATTACATGGAAGAGAGAAAAAAAATAATCAATCAGCTCAATAAACAAACAAAATTTATCGAAATGACAAATGAAAAAAAACGCATCGAGCTAAAAAGGAAAATGTTGGAATCTGAATCCATGAAACGAATTGTTTTGAAAATGCAAAAAATTAAAAGGAGTCGTGGATTTAAATTTGGAAATACGTACAACCTTCAAGAGTTATTAGAATCTCAATTCAAAAAAGTGGAAGAAATGAAGGAAAAAATCATAAATTTAAAACTAGATTTATTATTCAATTATAAAACGGAAGATGAAGCTCTTGCCGAAATTTCTGTAAAAATACCAGAATTTAATAAACAGCTCGAACTTTATAAAAAATATGTCTCTGATTATGAAAATATTGTGGGAAATAAGGAAAATCACGTCCGCTTTATACGCACGCGCGATGAAATAGCTTCCATTTTATCAAATGTTGAAAAACAACAAGAACTTGTTGTCCAGACACACGACCCTTTAAAACAAATCGAAATTATTCACAATATTTTAGAAACGTACCAATCATCTCTTCAATTCAATGCCGAGTATCAGGATGATAATGCGTCAAGTTTGGAAGAACCAGCAATAGCAACTCGTGTCAGAGAAACCGAAACTACAAAACTAATGAAACTAAAATATGCAAACTGTTCCATGTATAAAATGCATCCCGACGATGATGAATTTTATTTAATACAAAGCCCTTACACAATTTCACAATTAGAAGTTGTGAAAAAATAAATTTATTTTATTTTACAAACACGGAGTTTAGACAATTATTAAAAAATAAAAAATGTTTATATATACTATAGAATTATAATTATTTATAAACATTTTAGGAATAAAATATGAATCGAGGAAGAGGAAGAGGATCTAGTATTAGTGCTAGGGGAACAATGGGAATGACGAGAGGTAGATATTTGCCTGGTAGTTCAACAGATAGAATACTCAATTCTTATAAAGCAGTTGAATTCGTTCCACCACAAACAGCAGAACAAGTGGCAGCAACAGCAGAAGTGGCAGCAGCAGCAGCAGAAGTGGCAGCAGCAGCAGAAGTGGCAGCAGCAGCAGAACGACCGCCATCAAGAAGAGACGATGTGTATTATCCAGCTACCCGTTTTGAACGTCTTCAACCTTATCCTGATAAAAGATTTAATAACCCCTTATTTGACAGTAGATATCCAGGTATAAAGTTTGCAGACACAACACATTTTTCAGGCGCAGAAATCAGGGCCAAAGAATTGAGAGACATACAGGAGGGGATAGAGAAGGAAGAGAAAGAGAAGGAAGAGAAAGAGAAGGAAGAGATGATAGGGATAAGCTTATTAAATCAATTAAATCAAACGGAAGGAGGAAAAAGAGAAAGAGAAAGAAAAAAAAAGAGTTCACGAAGACAAACACGACAAAAAAAACAACAACGTCGTCATCGCAGTCGCCGTCATTCAACAAGAAAATATAAAAAATAAACTTTATCACCAAACTAAAATCATACTTTTTACAATTATATAATTTAATTATTCTAAAAAGTATACCTTGTATTTTACAGGCAATGTCATTCGACAGTCGTAACCGCTGAATGTCCTCTTGTCAAATTCGAAAATTGCGAATCCATTTGATGAGCCATGAAAACCCGCATCGTACGGATAACCATGATCCAACACTCTTCCCAACGTAATGACCCGCCCTTTTCCATCTATGCGATAATACACCCGATCTTTTGGATGTTTATCAAAATCGTATTCGGGACCAATCGTTGTGCCGGGTGTTTCTTTTACGCCATAGTAGTAAACGCTACTGTATGGACATTCGCGATTGAATTTGCGATTTGTGAATTTGCACTCTCCATCCCCCCACCCTTGAATTCCAGCACTCCATTTTTTATGATTGTGTACAAAGATGCCCAATTCAATTGGTTCGTTAACACCACCGTTGCAGAAATACACTGTTTCGGGGCGCGCCTTGAAGTCGTGGTCTTCGTGAATATATATTTTGGAATTGGTATCATGGTTCAAAGGTACAACTGCCGGTCGTGAAACTGTGTCAGCGGCGTCCATATTGATTCGATTCGTATTCAAAATATATTTTACAATTAAAAAATTCAATTTTTATATATAAATAAAATAAATAGTAAATATAAAATAATAATAATAATTAATAATACTAATTTGTTAATACTAATTTGTTAATAATAATTTGTTAATAATAATTTGTTAATAATAATTAATAATAATAATAATTATGACAAATGTTACTACTCCAAAAATAAATAATCCGCAAAATTTCAAAAGTTCAAATACTTTAGTTACAACCCGAAAGCCGCATTATGCGACAAAAGTAAATACGGCATTTAATATTGTTCCCGGAATGCATCGTCCGAATGCAAATAATACGCCTTCTAATATTATTCAGCGCGATTTCATCGGACCCGATTTCAAGGCGCGCCCATTAAAACATTGGCGCAGACAGCTCGTTCCGACAAATTTGACGACCCCCAAAAGCGACAATTCCACACAAAAAAGAATGTCAATGGTACAATTCATGGACACTCCCGGTTTAACCGTTTATAAAACAAATGCAGACACATGCAATTGCATTAATGGCAACAATGGTCCTGTTATTATAGACATTTACACCGAAATACCAGGTATAGATATCATTATTACTGACATTGAGTATGCAGATGACGAACCCACCGTTCCCGACATTGTGGATATTGAACCAAGAACACAGTTTATAGAAGTTCCTTTTTCAGACGGTACCGCTACCGGTTATAATCAAGACAATGCTTTTGAGATCGCCGATGCTTACAATGATAATAAAATTAGAAGTGGAACGCAAATACAAAATAATGGCCAAATAAATATACCCACATTCTACATCGGCGCCCCCGTAATTGAAGACATTTATGATGATATAGTAAGAACCGATCTCATCCTTGAAATGGAATATAATGACGAACCAACAGTTCCTGATATTGTGTATATTGAGCCGAGAGCATCGTTTGATGAAAGCCCTGATTCCGACCAAAATCCGGGTACAAATGCAAATGCAAATGAAAATGCAAATGCAAATGCAAATGCGGACATGAGTTATAACATTTACACTGGTGTATACGAGACCGTGTGCATTGCGTGCAATCCCGAAAATAATATAATAAAATCAGGAATTGCCACGTTGAGCCAGGCGTATTATGGCTCAATATCACAGTATTTGGAATCCAGGTGCAGAACATATGCCCAGCGCGAATCAACCACAAAAAAGCCAAATGGTATATATTACCCTAGCAAAAATCACAATACTCCATTCGTATTTTTATATCCAGACAATGATCCGCACGGTCCTCAAGTGTATCAATCCAAAAACTGCGCAAATCCCAAAATATACAACAATAATCAATTGAATACTCCAAACAATTACTGCAGTACAATTTATAAACCGAACAATCCGCAATTCGCGCAACAAGGCGCCGTGTCAGGAAGTAATCGAATTCAAAAACTAAAATCGGATACGATTACAAATAACGGGTTTTCGTTTTATTCGGCGTATGGAGCAACGATGGCAAATGCCGGCAATTTTCAAGGAACCAGCGAGTCCAATAACTATTACGTAAAAAATAGAAACTATCCGCTCACCGCTTTTACTTCTCTTGAGAAATATCGACAAAATAAAGTAGCAGGTTGTTGCGTTTCTGTTCCTATTCTGCAACCCCCTATTGGCGCCCCCACGATTGAAGATATTTATAATAGTGATGTGCCAGGAACAGTCATCATCATCGATATAGAATATGCGGGAAATGAACCAACCGTTCCGGATATCGTGAATATAGAATTTATTTAATTTGGTCGAAATTATATATTATACTCTCGGAATTTTAACACCGAGAACGCTCTGAATCTTATTCACATGTGTCGCATTGTACACGCATACGCCGCGTTCAATCTCATTAATAATTGAAACATCCATGTTACATTTTTGCGCAAGTTCTTTTTGCGTCATTTTTTTTTCGCAGCGCGCATTCGTGATTGCCTGTGATGTATTTTTTGAAATGTATTTTGTCTTTTTCGTATCCTCATCTCCGGATGCCTTATATACACCAACGGATGACAGCGACGACGAAGTTGCGACTGTCGACTTTTCTTCTTTTGACTTGTTGTTGTCTGATTTTTTGAATACGACGGGGGTCCAATCCTGGTGGTCTTGATTGCTCATATTTTTCTATGTATTGTGTATGTGTGTATTTATTATATTATATATAATATAAAAATCAATTTTTATATTATTATGTAAGTGAAATGGTTTATATTAATTATCTCCATTATTGTGTTTATTGTGTTTATCCCCATATATCCCCTTATCCCCAGATTTGTTCCTCTTTTTCAAGCTTTGCACCATGCAACATGCTGAATGTTTTATTTTCGTTTGAAAAAAAACTGGGAGTCAGTATACTCCAATCTAGGTCGCTTTTTAGAAGCGTGAGCTTGGTATAAATGTATCCGATGAGTGCGCTGCACCAAAACCTCGAAGTTTTTTGCGGTTTTAAATCTTTTTGACAATACGCTTCAATCCAATCGGCAACTACCACGTCATATGGTTTATTATATACAACTTGATGAATTTCACGCAGCACATTAATGTTGAAAATTTTATGATATTGTTCTTCCGATTCACATTTTAGTCGTCTCAGGTATATTTTTCCTCCGTACGTTTTTATAAATTCTTCCAATTCGACAAACTGAACTCCGAATTTCTTTTTACCGTCTTCAGCATCCGGAACGTCGGATGTGCCAGACGTCCACACGTATGCGCCCTTTAACGCGGGATTCGTCATCTCGGGATCGACGACGACCATTCCCACATGAGAATAGTCACTCTTCGTAAAAAATTTTATAAACCAACTGAAGAGACCCCAATCGTCGTGCTGTAAATCATCACACACCAGTAAATCTCCAGTTTTTAATTTCAAATCATTTATATTTATATTTACACTATTCATTTTAATCGTGAATAAAATATGTAACTATATATATTTAAATTATTATTTAATTAATATCTATTTTTTTAATTTATATCTAAAATTTTAAATATACGTCTCTCGGGATGAATGAGGCCACATATTTTATGAAAGAATACGCGGCCACGAATAGCCACACCATAAAAAACGGATAAGCTACAATGGTTATGAATGTGAAGAGAGACCGCGTGGTAAATTGGCGATAATAAATAACACCTATTGCAATCCAAACCATTGCGCATATCCAGTACAAATTTCGAAACAAATAATACCACCACGAAAACGAATCAATCTGTTTTTCCATGTAAAATATTTTCCGATTGCTAACATCGGCGTCTCTCTCTTTATCCTCTGTCTCATTGTTTAATCGCGTTTTCGTGGATGTCAGCATGTTGTTATAGTTGGTCGAATTATAGATTTCGTCGTTCTGAGAACTAATCTTCATTATTCCTAAATTAATCTCATTCATTATCATTTTATGTTCGTCGTTTAATTTCAGAATTTCCTGGTCTGCATTGTTTCCGTAGCGAGTTCTCAATACATCCGTATATTTTTTAGGGCCGTCTTTATTTAATAGATAATCGTGTTCGGCTTGCGATAATTTTTCGGGCGCCATCTTATAATTTCGTTCTGCGTCTAAATATTTTTGTTTTAATTCGCTATTTTGTTTCGCCATTAAACAATCATGGTCGCACGAATTATTGGCTTTTGTAACCAGCTCATTTATACTTTGAATGCTTTGAAGAAGCGCGGCATTGTCTGTCATAGTTGTTTTAAATTTTTTTTTATTCTTATTATTTTTTATAAAAAAGCGTATTACTTTATTATATTATTTTAATAATATATAATAATGTAATTAAAATTTATAAATAAAATATTTTATTTTAGATTGTACCATAATTATCTTCAGGAACAAATGCTTTTATTCCTTTATTATTATCATTTTTAGAAAAATAATTCTTAGGCATTAATGACAGCATGAAACTTTCAGAAATTTTTGATTGACCGGACGGGGTAGTAGTCGTGGTTCCCGTTGAGGTAGTCGTGGTTCCAGATACGTCAGCCATAATTTCCGTTGCTTTGCCTGACATGGAATCTTCGATCGTCGAAGCCGAAGACGAAATGGACTTGTACATGGAATCTAATGAAACGCTGTTATCGTTATCGTTACTACACGTTCGGTCTGTCGACTCGCGTTTTTTATGCTTGGGCTGTTTTGCAATGGTGGATTCCATTTTTTGAGAATCAAAGCTCCAATTGTATTCATCATAGTTAATATTGCTCCTCTGGTACATGTCGTACACTAACGAACCAATGTATAAACCGCCTGCAAGAATAATAATTACTACTAAAACAGTAACCAATTCTTGCGGCAACCATCCCAAATTCAATAATACCACAAAGAATATAATCAGGAAACATAAAATAACTATATATTTCATTATTCTAACACGCGCTTCGTACTGTTTTTTGTAATACACGTTGATATCCACCATTTTTAGCGCATTTTCATTTTTTTGGTTTACTGCCGCCATCGCGGCCTTTCTTGCTTTCAAATCATTTTCTTTCATCGTAATAATGGTCTGCTTATCTTGCAAATTAGAATTCATAGCGGCATTCACTTCAAGATTATTTTGAGCTTGCGCTAGAAGCGTATCAAATAAATCAGAGCGCATGGTTGATAGCTGCATAATGTCGTTAATTAAAATCTTTTGTTGCGCAATATTATCCGGAGTCGGATTCGAAGCAAGTAGAACATTCAATTCGTCATATTTTTTATTTTCTAAATCTTGTAAATGAGAGATTTGATCGAGTAAATCTTTATCACCACCACCACTTAAAGAAGGCGACTCTGAATGTTCTTGTTCGCCTGTAACAGTAGGAACGGTTGGTGCTGTGGTTAATGCAGCCGTTTGTTTCGGAGAATTGGGAACAACTAAAGACATGCAATTACTTATTTATAAAATTATTAAAAATATAAACTGTTATTTTATTTATGTGTGTGACTATTATATTATATATATTATTTTTTTTTAGTACATTTTTTTATTTGATTAAATAAATTAATTCAATATTAAATTATTTAATCATATTTAATCATTTAATTACTGATTGAATACAAACAACGGGTTTATATTTTCAAATGGAAGCTGTGGCCGAGAAATATTAAAATGCGCTAATACAAATTGAATGATAAAATATATGAAAAGCAGCATTGAAAATATTCCAAAACCGAGCATATACGATGACGATGACGATTCTCCTTCTTCACTGCTACTACCGCTTTCTCCATTTCCACCTTTATTATAAAAAAAATTGCTAAACATTACAATCATCAATAAAACAGCAATAATAAACCATAATGTATAATATGCATAATTTGATTTAAATTGTATGCGCGTGTCTTCCTCTTGTGCAATTAAACTCGTGGGCATAGCACTGCGAACTTCAAATGATTCTTTAGTATTACTGTTATTGTTGTTGTTGCTCGTCTTGGTCTTATCGTCACTGGAAGACGGAGTTGCATCATCATCATTTCCCGCCGTCATGTCGCGCGCCTGAGAGTCAAGTTTAGACATTTTCGTTTTAATGGTTTGCAATTTTTGTTCTATCATTTTCCGATCTGCGGCAGTTGTTACCTGTTTCGAAGATATTGCTTTAATCAAAGCCGTCCCCGCATTCAGCATGTCTTCGCGTGTCGATTTTAGCGCGCTTTGAACGGTCGGGGAAAATACAAGCGTATTTTTTGCTTTATTTGCATCTTGCAACGTGGTAAACGTGTTCACAATCCAAACGGGCACGCTGTTCATTTTCGCAAATGGGCGAATATTGTTGGCGGGATCTTGCACAGTTACAAGCGTAAAATTATTCGCATTTTTACTCCAATAGTTCAGGTCAATTCCGTTTCCTTGACAGTATTCATTTGCAAGCGCAATTTTTTGGTTGATTTCATCGGGAGACGGAGGTGAAATGCACGAACCCATCCAACTATTCATAGCATTTTCATCGTAATTACCAAATCCTGCTATGCACACCGGCTGTCCATTGAATATAGTTGTTGGGCAGCATTTTTGGCCGGCAAGCGGCGCAATGCAAGAGTTGCTGTCATTCGGATTCGCGCTCCATCCTGGAACGGTTACACCCGCGTGGACGCATGGAAGCAAATTTGCCGTTGGAGATGTGGAATCCGGGGCAGCCAATCGAATGTCGCCATTATAATTAGAAACGCCCATCGCGCTACAACCCGTTCCTCCTAAAGACGCGTCGCAATTGAAACAGCTGTTGATCGGTGTCAGCGTCTTCACTTGAACAACGAAATAATTATTGTTTGTTAAAATTTCCTTGTTGTACTCGGAAAGCGCGTTGGAATACGCGTTCATTTTCGAGTCAAATGCATCATCCAACTTTTGAACATTGGCATCGTCTGTTGCGTTTGTCGGTATTTGTGCAGGAGCCGATGAGGCACTTGCCGATGCAGTTGCCGCGTCAGTGGTTGCAGTATTATCGGCGCTTTCGAATCCTTCTTTACCTTTACCGTATTTATTCATTTTTTTTATCATTCTATTCCCAATATTGTTTGATTTTTGTGCTAAATATACATTTGTTTTATCATTTTCGTTTAATTTTTCTTCGTCGTTTAAATATGCGCGTCCTTGTCGTAAACTATACATGGGCATCACACCGAAATTACTAACAGAGTCATTATTTATATTTTTATTTTTGTCATTGGTTCCAAATATACGTTCAAGAATTTCAAAAGACATTATTATGTGGTATTATTATTATATTATTATATTATAAATAATTAAAATTTTATTTATAATTAATTATTTATATATTAAATACTGTTTTACTACCTAACTTTTGAAATGCTAATATTGGCTTTGTATTTTTGGCTTATACATTAAATATAAAATAAATGCAGAACCTGCAACATACATGAGCGTCCCAAAAACGGTTGTTTTATACAATTCATTATAATCTTCTAATGATGAAACCGCTGCCAATTTGGTTTGGTGTAGTTCAGTTCCCGTTTCCATAACCTGCAAATATTGTTTCTGAATTGGCGTTATATTCGCGTTGATCGCCGATATTTGTTTTGAATTCGAACTGATTTGCGACCTCACTTTTTCCAGTAGATTATTTGCAGCGTACCTATATTTTAGTAGCGCTTCATCGTTTGGATCTTTTTGATCTTTTTGATCTTTTATAGTACGAGGTTTTTTCGTATCCATTGTTGTTGTATCTTCTTTGGCTGTATCACTTGTTGGCGGAACCAATGCTGTAGACGGCAAAGAGAGTGTCTCATTTGTATGAAAATTCACATAATTGGATTTATAGTTGCTTAATACATTCTCAAATATTTGATTCACGCTATCAATATCATTTTTAAAATTGGTATTCATTCTTTTTATTGTGATTTTGTTACTATAGTTAATATATAATTAATATAATTATATATTATTATTTATTATTTATTTTTTCAATTAATTAACTTTTTTCAAATCAACAATATACATCATACTATTTTCAGACGCTTCTAAATATTGAACTCTCATTTTTCCATTACACAATATTTTTAATTTAACAAGAGCCCACCCTTCATCTTTCGTTGCAGGTTCTATTGAATTAAAAATTTTATTTTTTTTATTATACATTGATAAATAAATTTGAGATGCAGGTTTTTTATCATTATCATTAAATGATGCTTTTAGTCCAACAATATAATAGTTTTTAACATTTGTTCGTTTAATATCAATTATTTCATATTGTAATTTTCCCCAATCGTTGCTTTCAATATTACCATTATTAGAAATATTATAAGTATAATACTTATCAATATTATATATATTTCCTTTTTTTAGTTGTCCCATTATATATACTATTTATATTTATTATACTTATATAATATATTATTTTTTTATAAAAATGTCATTTTTAAGGTGCTGCCCCCTTTACGTTTCCGGCTGGAGCGCCGCCAAACATGGATGACATTCCCGGAATCTTTTCAAACAGCTTGCTCATTGAACTCGATTCAAATTTATCTAAAAATGACTGCGCCGTTTTTAAAAGCGGTTCCATGCTCTTCATATTTTCCATAAGCTTTTGTTGCTGGTCCATAAGAACATTGGTTTGAGACGTTAATCCCTTTACTCCATCCTGTCCAACCAAACTATCTAAATTGTCATAGGCCTTTTCCAACGTTTTTGCATAATCAACACGATTATTCACGGGAAGATCGTCTTCACCGTCTAAACTTGCCGGGCTCAGTTCAGTCATTGCTTCCGCAATTTTACCATTTGCGACCTTCTTTGATGCTTTAACAGATGTTCCTGCACCCGTTACTGCTGCTGGTGTTGCTGGTGCTGGTGCTGTTGCTGTTGCTGCTGCTCCAGTTGCTACTGGTTTGGCTGTTCCAGTTGTTGCTGTTCCAGTTGCTGCTGCTGCTCCAGTTGCTGCCGTTGGTACTGCCGGTTTTGTCGCATCTGTCGCCGGTGCATCTGCTGCAGTCGCATCAAATCCCTCTTGATTTACAACAATCATTCTCGACAAAACGGTAATAAAATTAGTGAATAATAACGTTGAAAGTAAAACAACCGTCATATTTTTACTAAAGTACGTCGTTATGAATCCAACGGATAAAAATATCAATAATGCGTAACTATCTCTCAAAACAACATAACCAAAAAAATTCATAATTGCTAAAAATGCAACAATGTAAAGTACATTTTTATCGTGCAGCATTGTTTCAACAACTTTGGGAAGTTTCATGTGTATATTCACCATTTTACTAATTTACTAATTAATTATATATTCTATATTATATATTATAAACAATAGAAAAAATACAAAAATAATATTACAAAATAATTATTAATTAATAATTATTATATTTAATTAATTTATTGAATGGCGGCGGTATTACTAAATTAAATTATAATTAATGCATAAATAGATTGGTATATAATACAGTATCACTAGGTATATAATATTTTTAGATTATGTCATTTTTTGCATCAAGATATAAACTGGCATTTTGTGAATTTTTCAACTCGGATCTTCATGGTAAAAATGAAACAAGTTCTCCCAATATTGATTCACAATTTTTAATATTAAGAACGATAAACATACACACACTATATGATTTAGACCATCACGATTCCATCACGCGATTCATTGGAATTATACGACGACAGTACGTTCGATATATAAACACCACCAGTTATCAACACCCGATCATTCGAAATTATAAAAATGCAGTTATTAAAAAGAATTATGTTTCGTTGGAAATTATAGAACTGGTCGAACTTGAAGGCGGCGAACACGTTGCCATATATAAAACATTTTGGTTGCGCATCATTCAGCGCATGTGGAAAAAACACTGCAACCATAAAAAAGAAATGGTGTGTAAATTATTGAAGCCGCGCGGACTTTTGTTGAGAGAAACCGGAAAAGTATATAGGTATTAACAAATGAATATGATTTATGATTTATGGTTTATAGTTTATGGTTTATAGTTTATGGTTTATAGTTTATAAGAAAGATAGAACAAATGCCCATAATAAATCCGAGTATAGAATACCCATTTAATTTTTCATTAAAAAATATAACACTGTAAATTGTAACTAGAATAATAGAGATTATTTTAATATAAAAATACCCTTTACCAACACCATCTGCTATAAATATTTTAACATAATTAAATATTAAAAATACATTGCAAAATATAGCACCATATAGATAATATAAATTTTTTTTAGAAATATAATATTGTGTTAAAATGCCAGACAGCGTTGAATTTAAAATTGATAATGCGTATGTAGTCGGTAATGAAAAATCCATTAAATAGTAATAATATTATATTATAAATTTATATTTTAATTTTTTTATTGTAATAACAACTTTTTGAGTGTTTGTATTTCTTTCATGATCATTGTTTTATCTTTTTTTAATTGACGCGTCGGTATAATGCTATTAATGTCGTCATATTCTGTTGTATCTTCATTATATTTTTCTTCCTCCATCATTTTATTCAAATGTTTTACTATTCTCTCTAAAGCGCTTATTTGCAACTTGATGTTCGTTTTAAAAGTATGATAATATTCATCGTACACTTTTACAAGACCACCCAAGTGTGGATTTGTTTTTGAGGTTTGTTTTAATAATAATCTATTTCCAAGCATTTTTTTCCTGTTTTCTTCTAATTTGTTCTTTATTTGATTCAAATGCATATCTCTTTTAAATAATTCCATTGCATCTGAATTGGCACCGTCATCTGTATGATTCATTTGTTATTTTATTGTTTATATTTATAATATAATTATAATTTAATTTTCTAATTTAATTTTGAAAATTTAGTAATTAAATTTTATATATTTTTTAAAGAATATATAAAAATATTGTTCAATAAATATATAACTTGTTCATTGATTTAGGAATGTCAAAAAAAACAGTACCCGTTGGCACAAATTTCGCTGATCTTTTACTCACCGAAGACGATAGTCGCTACGTAATGTTTCCGCTAAAAGATAATGATATATGGAAAATGTATAAAAAACAGGTGGATTGTTTTTGGAGAGCTGAAGAAATCGATTTTTCAAAAGACGGCGCTCATTGGCAGACCCTTTTACCCGATGAAAAATATTTTATATCCATGATTCTCGCATTTTTTGCCGCAAGCGACGGAATCGTCCTAGAAAATTTGGCGGTGCGTTTCATGTCGGACGTTCAGCTCGCAGAAGCGCGCGCATTTTACGGGTTTCAAATCGCAATGGAAAATATACATTCTGAATGTTACAGTTTATTAATTGATACATATGTCAAAGACGAGGAGGAACGGGGACGCCTTTTTAACGCAATAAATCATTTCCCGTGTATTAAAAAAAAAGGCGATTGGGCTAAAAAGTGGATTCATGACAAGCGAAGCTCGTTTCAAACCCGCCTTATCGCATTCGCGTGCGTTGAAGGGATATTTTTTTCAGGCGCATTCTGCTCCATTTACTGGATGAAAAAACGCGGTCTAATGCCCGGTCTCACGTTCAGCAACGAGCTCATTAGTCGCGACGAAGCGCTTCACACCGAATTCGCAATATTGTTGTATAATAAAATGGCAAAACCGGTTCAAAAGGCGCGTGTGCAAGACATTGTAAAAGAGGCGGTGGAAATTGAAACCGAATTTATTTGCGAGGCGCTGCCGTGTCGCCTCATCGGCATGAATTCAAAACTGATGATTCAATACATTGAATTCGTAGCGGACCGACTGCTCTTACAATTAGGTTGTGAAAAATTATACAACTCTTCCAATCCGTTTGATTTTATGGAACTTATCAGCATTGAAGGCAAGACGAATTTCTTCGAAAAGCGGGTCAGCGAATACGCTCTCGCAGAAAAAACGAAGACGGAAGAAATATTCGATTTCACTGCATCATTTTGAATCGCATCATTTTTCAAATGTCATAAAATGTAAAAATTAGAAAAAAATATAAAAATATAAAAATTATAAAAAAAATATTTATATAAATATTTATATAAATATTAAATAAATTAAAAAAATCCTCTTCTTACACGTCTAACAACACGTTGCTGTTGCTGTTGCTGTTGCTGTTGCTGTTGCGGTTGCTGTTGCTGTTGCTGTTGCGGTTGCTGTTGCGGCTGTTGTATACGCATTTGTTCTAAACGTCTCTGCTGTTGCTGCTGCTGTTGCTGCTGTTGCTGCTGTTGCTGCTGCTGTTGCTGTTGTTGCTGTTGCTGTTGCTGTTGTAAACGCAACCTATATTTACGTTGCTCTTGTTCTGCCAATATTTGCTGCTGATGTGTTGCGCGCTGTTGTTCATCTTGTGCCGCCGCTGCGATTCCCCTCGATTTAAATTTTATACGCCGTTCATCGTGAATATTTTGTTCTTCATACGTGTTTGAATTATGGTTGTATGCAGTATCAAAATGGACAACGTTGATAAATTGGAAAGGAACAGCATTGGATATATTGGATTTACCATCCTCTTCTTCTTTATAATTCAAATTTTTTATGGTATTTAATCCATCATTTGTTGTTTTATAATACACCATTTCAGCTTCAGATCGTGAAATCGTTCTCATAATTCCTTCCACCATTTGCAAAATATTTGGATGTTGCAATGGGAAAAAACTGCGACGGTCTATTTTAAGCCCGCATTGAATTACCCGATGCTGCATGTAATTGTCTTCACCGCCCCACGCCCAAAAATTCGGAAACCCATTGGTTCTTTCAAAATCTCCACCCTTGATTGAAAAAATACCACCCAGTGCAAACTTGACTCCGTAAAAATGTTTTACAAGCCCTGCGCGCGTTTCATATTGCAATATTCCTTTATCATATGGTACCGTATCCACATCATTAAAAACAAATGTTATATTTTGATAATCATTCGGATATTTTTCCTTCATTGCTAAAAATCCGATATTTTTCATTCCCCCTCGATTAAATGGCCGACTGTCTTTCTGGTGAACAATGCATATTTCGTATGTTGACGGTTCATACTCGGATAAAACATGCTTCATATACACTGAAAAAAATGTTAAATGGTGAATTCGGTCTCTATATGGAACAATGAATATAATGCGAGGAACACTAGTGATCATTTTCTCCTTATTTTCTTTATTTTCTTTATTATCTGTATTTTCAACCGTGCTCATGTAAATCAATTCACAATATTCAAATTAATTATTATAATATTTAATATTTATATTGTTATTTTACGAAGATACCGCATATTTCTCTAATATTACATTTGGAATAAGGTTGCTCGTATACTGTTCCAACTTCTTGAAACATTTATTTATTGTAACTTCGCTAATTTCCGTGATTCGATTCACATCTTTTTTACAAATGTTCAAATTGCACATTTGAGAAACAAAATATATTATTCCCGCAGCAATGGAGTGCGGCGTGTTTTCCGGAATCAAGTTCTGTTTTTCAATTCGAGCAGCTACAAATTGACACACCTTTGTTAATTCGCTATTAATATTAAGCCGGCTGCAATATCGTTCAATAAATGCTTCCGGTTTCGTTTTGCTAAAGCTCGTCTTGTCAGAATTTGCAAATTCGTGTTCCAGCTCGTTTATAATTGTAATCGCATTTTTACACCCTCTCGTCGCGCTCGTGTTGTCCAAATTAAAAATCGTCGCAATCTCTTTAATGGTTCGTGGACATCCGTGCTTTCTGCACGCAATATACGTTGACGCCAAAATAATTCCGTCACGATTCAACCCCCTGTACGTTTTAAACTCGGAAATCTTCTTATGGTAACGCAGCGCCTCGTCCACTATAATTTTTGGCAAACCGCCATTGTGCGCAATAATCGTTATGCATTGAAATTCGTCATATTGCGACTTTTCTCGGTATGGCATGGACTGCCACTCCGTATACCTTCTGAATTTACGCATCTCGTAACTCGTCGCGCCGTCGCACATTACCTTGCAGCCGTATGATGATTCCACTAGCAACGGATTCACCGGCATGCCGCAACGCGTCGGATCGCTGGTTTGATTATCGTCGGCGCCATAATATCGCCATTCTGCGCCGTGATCAAGCACGTCTTTATATACAATGCCGCATTTTTGATTCGTGCATGTCAAAAATCCATCATCTGTTAAACAAACAATCGAATCGCAATAATCGCAGTTTTCTCTTTGTCCGCTGCTTCTATAAACACATTCCAAATTATTTGATGACCCTTTTCCTGTTACATTTCTTTCTGTCGCGTCATTATTAAAACTATTCTCGATTTGATCCCAAAGTTGTTTTTTATTTAACTTGGGATTTACACTTCTATTTTTTTTTGTCGTATTATGTTCATTCGATGTTTTTATTGTCGTCGCTATTGTCGCTATTCCTCCTCCTAATGACATCAAACCAATCGTTGAATTGTCTTCGTCGGTGAACTATGTTAACTATTATATATATATAAACATGCGTTTAATTCAATTTTTTATTAAATATTAAATTATTTTTTAATATGCAATAATTATTTTTTTTGTAAAAAATTATATACTTTATTTATATAACATTTATTTATAAAAATGAAAAATTAGTAATTAAAATTTCATAAAAAATTTAGAATAATTTTTATTATATTTATAGTGTATAGCATAATATTGTAAATATAATTAAATATAATTAATAAAAATGAGTAAATTAAGTAAAAAAGAAAGAAAACGTGCATTCAAACGTTTAGAAGGATGGTTTTCCGAAAAACATACTCTAGAATTTGCCGCGCCTGATAAAGGTTTATATAAACTAAACCAATATAATGTTTTAAAATTAAAATATATAGATCCTTCCGGGTATTATGCATTATATAAATGTATGGAACTTTTACCTTTTGACGATGCAAACGCTATAAATTCGGTTGCAACACTTGCATCAGGTATATCAGTTAACTCTCATAAAGTTACTATACAAGGGGCTGTAGCAAGTTATGATGAAATTAATAATGGACAAATTAAGTTGGAACTTGTAGATTTCGATGATAAAACTATATGGACATCTTATGGTGACGGTAAAAAATTTTTAGGAACAGTGGTAGAATTTGGTTTAAATATTGGTTTACAAAATGATAAAGCTTTAGGTGGTGGACTGGTTGGTGGTTTCGCATTAAAAAAACTAAAAAAAACTCCTAAAGAGTTTAAAGATTTCGATTTTGACAAAGTATATCAAGATCAATACGATTTAGTATATCCTACAGAAAGTAATTAAATGTCATCATAATTAGTAATTAAAATTGCATAAAAAATTTAGAATAATTTTTATTATATTTATAGTGTATAACATAATATTGTAAATATAATTAATAAAAATGAGTAAATTAAGCAAAAAAGAAAGACATAAGATATTTAAAAGAATGGAAGGATTCTACGATAATAAAACAGTATTCGATTATTACAAACCAGACAAAAATAGTACTCAAAAAATACAATTATACAACTGGTTACATCTTCTACACATTGATTCTTCAAAAGAATATGCATTGTATAAAGGGTTACAACTCATTCCAAAAAAGGAATATGTGAATTTAACTCAATTTAACACGAGCCCAGACCTTGATAGTTCGTATGCATTTACTATACTAGGAGTTGTAGCAAATTATAGTAAATCGACGGGGGAAATATGTTTAAACTTTATTGATTATGATGATAAAAGTTCATGGTCTTATAGAGGAATTAACGAGAAATCATTTTCTGGAATTACAACAGAATTTAGTTTAAATTCCGCGTTAAAGAATGATGAATATTTTTTTGGTGGAAATGTCGGTGGAAGCTCTCTTAAGAAAATGAAAGAACCTCTTAAAGATTTTCAAAATATAGATTTTGATACCATATATCTCGAAAGATATAACAAAACGTATCCTAATAATAATAATAATAATAATAATCCTGATAACATTCCTTTAGATACTATTGCAACAGAATCAGCTCCAGGATCAGGAATATGGGTGATTAATGCGGATGTAACAATTTCGTCAACTCAAAAACTAGCCATTGATAAAGGTAAATATGTAACTACAATTCACAATTTTACTAATAATGGTACATTTATCAATGAAGGAACATTCTGCACGGCAAAAAACTTTACCAACAACGACAGTGCCAACTTTAACAATAATGGTGGAACTACTTTAATTTATCTCGGTGGAATTTTTAACAATAATGGAACTATTGAAAATAAAAAAGGTGAAAACACTATTGGAAACATTATTAACCTTCAAAGCACATACAATTTAAAACCACCCGGAATCCTTATCGGCGAACCGGTGTTAATAATTCAATAATAGATCATTATTTTGTAAAAAAAATTATTTTAATTAATATTTGTCTGTCATAATTAATAATTAAAATGATATAAAAAACAAGGTTAAAAACCAACGTTAAAAAACAAATATTAAATATATGTATATATATAACACAATAAAATGGGAACTACAATTTCCAAGAGATTATCCGAATCAAATATAGAATTAGGAAAACGCATTGATTCGGCTGCAACAGAAATCATGTTGAATTCAAGTTTCGAAGACATGACAAAGCTTGCAAACGAAAAACATTGCAACCGCCTAGTTAAACAGGTGGCAGACGTGTTTCAAAAAAATAAAGACACAATTGATTTAGAGCTATTGAGAAAACGGTTGTATTCTCAGAAATTGGATCAACAAGAATCTGAGTCGAAAGCAAAAACGTCAGATAAACGGGAAAAAACTCCACAGATTCAAAATATTAAAAAAAAATGCATACAAATATCCAAATTTTATGTTTTATTCGCGCATTTGTTTTCATGCATTGTCAGTACTATTAATCCATCATTCAAGATGGAGTCAAGTTCGAAAGAAAAAATATCAACCACTACAAAATCAGAATCGAATTCAGAAGGGAAAAAAACAAAAACAAATTCATCATTGGATTTTTGCACGTCGCGATTAAATGCGCTTGTAAACGGAGAATTAAATGAAAATAGTGATGGCGATATAGTAGTAAAACCAAATATTTGCAAAACCAACATTTCTGAAAGCGGAACCACTTTACGCCTCGTCGATTTGCCGGGAATGGGAGCGCTCCAACAGCTTTACAAGGATGTTAACGATGGCGGCGAAGAGGATGATGCGCGCTACCTTTATGCTGCATTTACCGGGAAAGAAGCTCCGAAACATATTACACGCTTCGACCAAATTCCGCTTCGCGCATTTAATAAAGACGTTGAATGCAAAGAATCATCGTCTAAAAAAAGATATTATGATGATGATGATTATTATGACGGAGGTGCTAATGGCGACTATAATGGCGACTATAATGGCGGAGCTGAAGAAGAAGACGAGGATGAGATTAAAGAGCGACGCCGCGATAAAGAGCGAAGAGATCAAGAAAGAGGAAGAGAAAGAGGAAGAGAACGTCAATATTATGGAGACCGTAAAAGAAACAATGAAGAGAATGTCAGAAGTGGAATATATTTAAAGGGGATAACCGGCAGCTTGAAAGAAAGATTGTTTTCAGAATATGTGCAAAATATTAAGGAAATGATCGAACACTCTGAAACAAATCGTTCAGCTCTGCTCGAAATATTATCTGAAATGTTTACTTATATGTACGATGACGGTGGGGCAATTAGTGGCGTTATCATCAACCCGTCACTCACGTATAAAAAACTACAATCCCTCGTTTCAAGAACGCGAAGAATTATTATCAAGCTTTACACGGATTGTGAAGAAGATTATAAGAACGGATTAGACATTTTTTTTGCCATCGTTCAGGAAAAAATAGCGCTGACGCTATCCGTTCAAGACGACATCCTTAAAAAACAACTAGAAGATACCATTTACGGACCACCCGAAAGGTACATACCCGAAGCATCATTCTACCAACAGTTTCAAGGAGCCGAAGATTTCAATAAAAAACAATTTGTCCCGCCTCATTTCAAAAGTTCGGTTCTTTCTCTTGTAAAAAAACAAGTTTCTGATGACGTATTTAGACAAATTTTACCCACATTAAATGAATGGATAAACGAAGAGGTAGAAAATGCCACCGGATTATTAGATGCCACTCAAGTTGCAAATGATTTTCTTAAAGAAAATATTTTTGGCGATAATTATTCTTCCCCTTCTTCTCCTATTATTGCTGCTGCCTCTTCTTCTTCTTCGATTGCTCCGCTTGTTTCTTCTTCTCCATCTGCTGTTTCTTTAGCGCCGCCATTAGCACCGCCATTAGCACCGCAAACTGTTCCTAACCCTGTTGTAGCAACTCCATTTTCAGCAAGTAAAACGGCCCCACCATCGTCTCCGTCGACAAGAAATGTTAGACCAACAAGGGCCAGCGCAGTTAAACCAAAAAGATTATCATCATTTTTAGAAAATGTAGATGACGATTGAAAATTTTGTATTATTAAATAATTAATTATATTTTTATTTTAATTTAATTATATTAAGGAAAAACTATTTAAATAATTATCTCATGTTAATATATGGAAATAATATATTCCATCAACAAGTAAACCGGCATGGCGCAATGGTAGGCGCATTGTTTCACATTGTGGATTCACAAGATCACCGGATCGAATCCGGGTGCGGGTATACAAAATTTTCGGTTGCTTTACAGAAGCGGCACATTGGCCTACGAATTTAGGCATCTTCAACCGGCATGGCGCAGGGGCAGCGCGCAGGGCTCATAACCCTGAGGTCACTCGATCGAAACGGGTTGCCGGTATTCATTAAGGGAACCGTAGGTTCCCCTCTGAACCCTACCTTCAAATATGAGAAATGGGTCAGGTGGGAACAGTCGGTGCGTCCCTGTATCACATCGCATCGGTGCATCAAGGCACTAGAGCAACATTTCAACCGGCATGGCGCAGCGGAAGCGCGCGGGGCTCATAACTCCGAGGACACTCGATCGAAACGAGTTGCCGGTAATATTACACTTCAGTTGCTTTACAGAAGCGACACCCTCGTCTACACGTAGTAGGCATCTTAAACCGGCATGGCGCAGAGGCAGCGCGCAGGGCTCATAACCCTGAGGACACTCGATCGAAACGAGTTGCCGGTAATATTACATTTCAGTTGCTTTACAGAAGCAACACCCTCGTCTACACGTAGTAGGCATCTTAAACCGGCATGGCGCAGAGGCAGCGCGCGGGGCTCATAACTCCGAGGACACTCGATCGAAACGAGTTGCCGGTAATATTACACTTCGGCCGCTTTACAGAAGCAGCATTGGCCCCTTTAGCTCAGTTGGATTAGAGCATCATCCTTCTAAGATGGGGGTCGTCGGTTCGAGCCCGACAAGGGGTGATCGGTATTTTTATTTATTTTTAGTGATATGTAGTATGCATATATCACTAACTTACTAACTAATATAAAATAAAATGTTTACTTAAATAAATTTAATAATCTTATTTTGTTTGGCGTTTCATTTATAGATGTATAATTAAATATAAATGATGTTAACCATTTATGCCTATAATCATAATATAATTCATTTTTACTTTTTTACCTATTTCTTTATTTTTACAACTTGGACATACAATTCCTGTATTTCTTGACTTAAAAACGTTATAAAAAACTATATGCTCATGTCCACAAGAAGCTACATATTTTAATCTATAATTTTTTTTAGTAATACTTACAATAACATTATATTCTTCTTTTGTAACAAGTAATTTACACCCTTTTTTATTGAATTCTTCTACCACATTTTCATAACTCATATTGAATGATTAGATCTCTGCCATTATCTTTAAACGAATTTGGTTTATAGATATTTATATTAAATATCTATAAATAATTATATTAAAAAATCGGACACGACAGGAATCGAACCTGTGACCTTGATGTAACTGTAAAATTTTTATAACAGCATCACGCTGACTACCGACTGAGCTACGTGTCCATAATTAACGCCAAGCTTATTTGCCCAACGCATACTATTATAAAGAAATCTCTTTAAGCGATTTCTTATAAATATTATATTTGAACTTTCTAGTTAAATATTTATTTATTATTTTTATAGATTTATATTTTTTATTACTATAGTATATAGTATAGTAATAAAAATGAGTTGTTTATTTAACAGCATGTCGCATTTTATTAAAGAAGATGGGGGACCGCATGCAATTCGTCAGCGCATATGTGATTATTTACAGAATAATCTACCAATATTAGATGGCATGGAAACGCGCGATATTCTCCAGTTGGAAGCACTCAGTTACGAACACTATATTTCAAACATGCGAAAATCTTCAACATGGGGTGGAGCAATTGAAATCCAGTGTGCGTGCAATATTTGGAATGCGCGAATTATCGTGCACGACATTCGTTCTCATTATTCAAATAATAAAAATAATAAAATAGAATTTTTACCTTTAAAATCCGAGAATGCTCAACACCCTTATCTCGAATTAAATTTGGAATGGAGCGGCGGACACTATGAACCGCTTATAAAATAAAAAGAACACAGTTCACATTGTAGTAACAGTAACCTCTTTTGAAATTGTTTTTATGATTCGCTTCTCTCCGGAATCCAGAATCGGAGTGCAAACATGATTCATCGTTAAAATAAAATCATCCCGTTTTAGCTCATTCGTTTTTATTTCGGGATCCGAATCTTTCAACTCTTTTAACACCTTTACATGTTTTCGAGAGATTTCATTAATCGAGCTTTTTATTTTTTCATTTCCTTCATCTTTTTTCCATATGTCTTCGTCTTTTATATACATGATGTCCCTCTTCGTATCGGTACAATGTATCGGCCGCTTAAACACGTCCAGGTCTTTGAGTCCGCGCATAAAAATCGACCCCACGCTTTCTTCCAAATTCTTTTCTCTCGTCACAATCAAATCATCAAATGTTATATTGAGTGATTTCACAAAATCGCATAAACTGATCGCATCCTTGCACTGCTCGTTTAAAAAGAAATTCAAATTAAATTTTTGCTTAATATTTGTCGTATTATTGTTTGTAATGTTTCCGATGCATATCTTGGGTAACATTTCAATGATTTGTTGTTGCTGTTCTTGCTGCTGTTGCTGCTGTTGCTGCTGCTGCATTATAATATGTGTTTGTTGTTTATTTTGTTCAATAATCATTTGCTTCATTTCTTCATTATCTTTCAATAATTTCATTATTATTTTATTCGTATAATCCTCCGTTGATTTATTCTTCAAAAAAATACACGTTTTTTTATGAAGACAGAGACCTGGCGCAAATGCAAATCGTTTACCACATTCACACATATTCGCATTGTTTAATTCACATTCAGGTTCATTTGTTTTTTTTGTAATTAACAGGTTGTGTTTACGAGTTACCTCGTGACGCTTGCGCTGACTATCTCTACTCGTTGTATAATTACAAACATCACACCTATAAATGTTATTTTCGGAACTTTTGGAACTTTTTTTCATGTTTTTATTACTATTACCGTAGTCAGTGTCACATTTTTCTTTGACAAATGAAATTTGTGACGAATTGTGAAGATAAATATTTGTAGAAATATTGTCGGAACTTTTTTTTGACATTTTATTACTATTTATTACTAATAAAGTTCCTATATATATTTTTTTAAATCTATTTTTTATATATTTTCATATTCATATAAAATTATAAAATCATCCCCGAAAATCAACATTTTTGTTTTTAACTCTTCAAAAAATACATTCTTGATTAATGTTTTACATATTTATGATTTTTTTAAACTTTTGGAACTTTTGGAACTTTTTATTACTGTTACCATATGTCAGTTTCACAATATTTGTTTGAAATTATAATTTCTTACCATATATGATGACGGATATATGGATTGTTTATTTTCGGAACTTTTTATCCGGTTTTTGTTACTGTTACCATAGTCAGTGTCAAGTTTTATTGCAACAGTAACAACAATTGTTATGAATTATGATAATAGTTATTTATGAGTTTATTTTTCGGAACTTTTTTTTTGACTTTTTATTACTAATGTTACTAAAAAAGTTCCGAGAAATATTTTTAAAAATATATTTTTTGTTTATTTTCTCCGTTTTTTCCCGAATTTTCTCAATTTTCGCTTATGGTCTCAATCGCATATTTACATTTTCCGCTATTACCATTTATCATAAGAAAATGTAAAAAAAAAGTCGTAAAAAAAAGTGTAAAAAAAAGGGATTTTCATTTTTGAAACTCTTTTTTATTTTTTGAAAATGGACAAAAATAAATGTCCAAATTCGAAATTAAAAAAAAAGTTTATAAAAAAGTTTCCCGGTCGTTTTCTCCATCTCGCCGAAACTATATATAACATTTATTACATTTTTTGAATTCATCCATTCTATTATTCTCTCTTCTCTCTAAAATGAAAACAAAATAATAGAATGAAAATGTAGAAGACCAATTCGATTCATATCGAAATATTTATACAAGTTATAATAATGTATTTTAGAGAGAATAGAGAGAAATATAAAATAAATAAATGGTAAACACTTTTATTTATTTTTGTTAGTTATTTATTAATGAAATCGGAAATAGATTGAATATATTCTTCCTTGTTATTATTATAAATATTGGCGTGTTTTCCTCTTTCAAATTCGATTCGATGTGCGCCAGAATTACGAGTATACTGGTTTACAAATTCTCGGTCAAATGTCTTATCGATGTTGCTTGTTAATATTAATTTTGGATGTGGTGTGTAAAGAACCTTTTTTTTATGCGCCTCTTGTAATGATAACATCATTGGCAACCCATGATATGCATTCAAAATTGATTCTACTGGCAGCAGTTTTGTAAATGGGAACGTCTCGTGTGCAACGATTTGTGTGTGTTTATGATCAAACGTGTACGGTCCTGAATCAAAAATAATTTTGGAATACGTAAATGTCCTTTTGGCCTGCATAAGGAAGAGTAAATAAAGCGATCCTGCTGAAATACAGTGGACTGCGTCATAATGCGGTTGTTTGGGTTGAAATGTCTCTTGAATTTTTTCATGTATTGATTGCGTGCGCATGATGTCGAGAAGGTTGTAGTCCTCGCAATCAGTACGCGCTCCAAGCGTGCGCCACATATTTATATAAGGTTCCGCGTGTTTTTTTTTCATGGCGAAAAATCCAATAAAACAAACTTTTGATTTCAACATGTTGTAATATAATTAATTTAATTATTAATGCTTAATTACTATAATAATTAATTTCTAAGTATTTTATTTAAAATATTATTTTTTTGTTATCATTATCATTACCATTATTATCATTATCATTTCCGCCGTCGTCACCGCCAACTTTTTCAATTCTTAAAATTAACGGAACTGGTTCTTGTTTTTCATTTTCTGTCTTATCCTTATCATCTTCTTGTTCTAAATGCGGATTTGCATCTGCAGGTGTAACATCTTCTATATTTTTATTTAAATTCTTCTGTGGATTGTGAAAATAATAGTGTCCTGCATCATTTTTAATAGTGTACCATCCGAATGGTGGGCGAAGTTCATAATCTTTACTAGGTTGGGGAGTAAACCACATGGTATCTTTTGTTTTTTTATTATAATAATATTCCTTGCCGGATTCCGGTTCTATAAGTTTGGTCCATTCTTTCCCCATCTCACCGCCAATCATTTCTTCTGAATCAGGTATATTTAACGATACATTTAATTTTTCATTTGTTTCATTTGTATTTGATAACGAAGGAGACGAAGCAGATTGCACTATTTGAAATGCATTTTGTCCTCCTCCTTCGATAATAACTTCTTCCATCGTGTCATCGTTTTCACCTTCTTCATCATCATTTCCGGTATTAAATGCAGATTCATTTGAAATAATCAGCTTCATTGGATTATTGTTATCACCGCCTTCCAATATGTTGGCGGCAGATACGACACTAGAATCGGCGTTGACATTTTTTTGTCCAGAGAGAATTCTATAATTATTTGAAAACGACATACTTTCAATTTGGCTAATATTGTCTTCCGTTATAATGCGCATCGCGCAGTTCATGGTCTGCAGTTCCTGCACCAGCAGTTTTAAAGAGTAAGGAATTTGCACGACACTGAAAGAGCGACCAAAACGCGTAATATTGACCAATTTCGGAGTATCGGTTAACGCGTCGTTGAATTGAATGGGGCCGTCGGCCATTGGGCTCATAAACACGTCGTTGTCCGGATTGTAAATGGCCGTCATGCCCGTTTTATTGCAAATGGCCAAGTAATAATTATCCCCCCGAACCATCATGGACTCCTGCAAAAACCGCGTGGCACCGTGCGCGATAATCCCGTCACGTTCCATTTCACCAATACGCAGACCACCATCATTGGCCCTGCCCTGAACCGGCTGGCGCGTCAGATTCGTGTTTGGGCCTCGTGCACGAAAATTGATTTTATCTTTCACCATGTGTTTCAAGCGCATGTAGTATGTGGGTCCGATGAAAATTTCGCTTTCAATTTGTTCACCGGTAGTTCCATTGTATAAAAGTTGTGTGCCCGTTGAACTGTAATTTTCCTTTTGCAGCATGTCGCCGAAAGTTGCGTGTTTATTTCCCAAATTTACGAATGCGGTGCAGTCGCCGAATGCGCCGTATACGACGCACGCTTTTGCCATGACGGTTTCCACAAATTGTCCAATGGTCATACGAGACGGGAATGCGTGTGGATTCACAATTAAATCCGGTCGAACGCCGTCGGCCGTAAATGGCATATCCTTTTCCGGAATGATGAGACCCACCGTTCCTTTTTGGCCGCACCGGGATGCAAACTTGTCTCCGATATTTGGCGCGCGATCTTCGCGAATGCGCACTTTCGCGATACGGGACGGGGCATCTGGATTGGCCGACTCTGTAATATATGTTTTATCCACGTAGCCCAGCTGCCCTTTTTTTGGGCGTATGGACGCATCGATGACTTTGCCGGCATTTTTAGAATTGCTTACCACCTGGCCAATGAGGACGCTTTTTTCGGTTACGAGCGTGTTTTCTATAATGAGTCCATTGGAATCCAGGTTGCTATAATCGTACCCTTCGCCGCGCCCCGCATTTACGACTGCATTTTGTTGCTGGTAGTCATTCATGTTTACAATGCGGGAATCGACGCGTTCTCCTCCTCCTCCTCCTCCTCCTCCTCCTCCTACTCCTCCTCCTGCGCTTTTACCGCCACCACCCGATTGTTTGCTTTCTTCTCGCGTTTCGTACATGTTATAATAACTGGTTCGAAAAAGGCCGCGTTTAATGGATCCCTCGTTGAAAAGAATGGAATCTTCGACATTGTATCCGTTGTAGCACATGACGGCGACAATTGCATTTTGACCGTACGGATTCTGCTCGTCGTTGATGTATTTCAAGTAGCGCGTTTTTACGACCGGGATTTGCCCGGCATTCAAAACGACGCCCATTTTATCAAAACGCTGCAGGAAAGAAGTGTTGTACATGGATACCGCCTGTTTGGACTGACTGCACGAAAACGTGTTGCGCGGAAGCTGATTATTTTCGGGGAATGAAATTAAATTGCCCATGACGCCAAACATGAGGGACGGGTGTATATCGGAGTGCGTGAATTGCGCGCTGCCTGATTTCACTTTATCGTCGGGGCGGAATGCGAACAGTGCATTATTCTCTTCGGAAGCATCAATGTATTCCAGTACCGCCATTCTAGCCGCCATTCGTTCAAAGGTGATACCTTCTGGTAATTTGTCGTACAGTTTCATGATGTTTTCTACATTGTTTGTATTGTAAAATTCATTATGATTGGTCTGTTTTATTCCGAATCCGCCGACAAGCTCATTCCAACTAAATTTCCGCTCTTTCAACATTTTTAAAACGGCTTTTGCCTGGAAAGCGTACATTTTCTTTTCGGCATTATAATAATAGACGGGGCGACACGCGCGCCCGCTGTCTGTAAAAATATTGATTTCGCGGAGCTGAATATCCCACGAGCAGCTGACGTGGATCGGAATGAACGATAAGCGCCTGCACGTTTTAATGTGATTGGAGACAAATTCCGGGTCGGAAACGACGCCGATCCAGCCGCCATTTACAAACACTTTGGTTTGATAGTACAAGAAATCTTTCGGGTATTTTTCCAAAGACAGTAAATTGATGCCGGGTTCTTTGAGCAACCAGTTTGTCATGTCGCTGCCCTTGCAGCCGTTTGTAACGTGCGCCGAGATTGCAAAGTGTTTTTGGAGACCGTCGTCTGGAACGTCGACCGGGTCCATGAGGCACCACTGGGATCCGTGTAATAAACGGGGTTTGATGACTTTGGCGGACACGTCGAGCGGCAAATTAACTTTCCGTAAATGGGATATTGCGGAATTGTAGGACAAGCGGTTCAGATCTTGAACGATTCCGGCTTGTTTTGTGAATTCGCTGCCTCCCCACTGACCTTTGAATGCGCGTCGGAGCCCTTCTTCCACGATGCGGTCTTTAAATATGTCTTCGTAATCTTTGACAATGTCGGTGAAACGCTCGGACAATATCGCGGAATTGTAGTTGTATTTGAAATCGAGCAGGGTGCGAATGCGTTTGATTTGCTGCGCGTAATATTCGTTGAACAAACTGTGGAGTAGTTTTCCGGGAATTTTAATGCGTTTGAATTTTAAACTGTCGCGATCAATTGGGATGTCGATTTTTGCCTTTACGCGCACAAGTTTATTTACCATGTATCCCAAAAAGAACGCTTTCGACTGAAAATTGAGCTCTCCAATTTGTGGCAGAAAGAAATTCATTAGAATTTGCTGGGCCTGAACTACGCTTTTCCCTTTTATAAAAACGCCAATGTATTCGATTGCGGCGCGCTGGGTAAATATTTTATTTGCATCGTGGACGCTTGGGCGAAACAGCTCAATCAGGTCTTTGTTTTCGGACATGTTTAACAAGCACGTCTCAATAATGTCGTAGTCGGAGATGACGCCGAGAGCGCGCATAAGAATGAATAAGGGGATCGGACGCTTGACATTGGGGATTTCAACCACGATTTGATTGTTAGTGTATCGGGGGGTGGGTGCCACCATATAAACGCGGAGTTTACGTTCGGGTTTTGAAGTGTCTTCTGACACGGTGCGTATTTCGACCGAGTGGCTGTATTTATCGTCTTCACTGCGCGTTTGAATGTAGAGCATGTTGTCTGCGAATATTTCCTGACTGACAATGATTTTTTCCTTGCCGTCGATGATAAAGTAACCACCGTGATCATTCTTGTCTTCTCCGAGATTGTAAATGACGTCTTTTGGAAGACCGGTCAAAATACACAAGTTGGAATGAACCATGATTGGAAATTTGCCTAAAAGGATTTGCGGAAGCGTAATAGTGACCGTTTTTGCTTTTACGTTTTCTTGTGATGTAGTAACTTCTTCTGATTTTTTACTACTTTTACTTTCCTCTTCCTCGTAAACAATATTATCAAATTCGACTTCGACGTCGTAGTGAATGGTTACACCGTATGTCATATTGCGAAGACGGGCTTCATTGGGATACATGTAATGAACTCTTGAAGTGGATACATTTTCGTCATATATAACCGGTTTTCCGTAGTATATTTTATCACCACCCTTTCCTCCTAAATAGAATCTGGACACATGTTTATATGCATCGGTTTGTTGATTTTTTTCTTTTTGAAACACGATGGGATTGTGCTCTTTAAAAATCTGGCTTATACCGTTTGTTATGAATTCATTATATGAATCCAGCTGATGCGCCACTAAAACATTGGGATTATCGCTGAAAAATTTATCAATAATGTTCCACGGAATTGTTTCATTCAAGAGTTGGCTCATGTTGTCATTATCGTCGCCATCGTCATCGCCATCGCCATCGCCATCACCGTTGCCGTCGCCGTCGCCATCACCTTTATCACCTTTATGGTGTTTAGAAATATTTCTTGCATTTTTCTCTTTCTTATTCGCTTCGCTTGAATTTTCTTTTTTTTCAGCTTCGCTTGAACTCGCTTCACTTGATTCTTTTTCTTTTTCAGCTTCACTTGAACTCGCTTCTCTATTCACTTCGCTTGAACTCGCTTCTCTATTCGCTTCGCTTGATTCTTTTTCTTTTTCAGATTCGACTTTGCCTTGACCTTGACCCTGACCTTGACCTGAATCGCCTGAATCTTCTTTATGTTTTTTAGAAGAGGGGGTAGATTTTTCTTTTTCTTCTTGTGGTACAAGAGCCGATTCCTGAATTACAACTTTTTTTTTGTCTTGTTCTGGTTCTGACATATGAATAAAGTCAATTAATTATTAATTATTAATGAACTTATTATTTAATTATAAAATATTTTTTATATTATCAAATGATATATATTTAATTGATGATATAACTTTAATTAAATATATGTATATATATTTTAAATGTTAAAAAAAATATTTATTTATAGTGTTGAGTTGGTTGATTTTTTTCATGACTTTCATTGTAAATCTGGTTTGTTCTTTGATCTAGCGCGCCATCGTAATCGCCGTATGAAGAATATTGTTTGCTGCCGCCACCACCTGCAGCACCACCCATATTATTTTGATTTCCTTGAAGAAACCAGTGTGTTTGTTCGGAACCCGGTGGCTGAACATTATTACTATTCTGTCGCATCATGTTCATTTGTGAAGGTTGCGCTTGATTGTAGCCAAAGTTAGAGCCAGAGCTAGAGCTAGGATATGAAGCGGTTCGTTTGTTTAAAAAGGTTCCAAGTATAAAAACCATGATGAAGAATAAAATAAAAGGAAGAAGCAGCAAGAACCACGACAGCTGGTAGTAACCGTAGCTGCACAAAGTATTTAAAATAAATGTCCAAAAAACGACGTATAAAATTTTCATAATGAAAATGGGTGTTGTAGTTTGGACTGGGCATTTAACATTTCCTACACAGTATAAATTCGGGGATGTGCCATAATTTTGAAATGCAATGAGTATAATTCCGAATGCGGATAAAATGACATAAAGATATGCTGGAGTGCACAAGTTCATTTTTAAAATAATTATTATAATCTATATAAATATTTTAAATAATTATTATTGCTAAAAATATTTATTGCTAAAGATTTAATAAAACGAATAATAAATAAATAATAATAATAACTAATTAACTAGTTACATTCTTTGAATGGGTTGGTCATACGGATTCGGATTTGGAGGCGGGTTTACTCCATCCAATTCAGAATTAAAAGCGTTAAACTTATAACCGACATTCGCTACTAAACTATTAAAATCGCTTACAATGCCGCCTCCTCTATGCTTTCTGCTTCTGCTTTTATAAGCTTTATTTCCACCCCTCATTTGGGGGCCGAGTTGAGTTGGAAATCTTGCATTTCCAGGAGGTAGTGGTTGGCCGTCATCCAATTTTGGAACGACGACTCCGGTGCCGCCAACACCATTGGGACTCGGTGCAAAAAAATTTCCGGTATTTGGATTTCCGAACGGGCTCCAAGGTGGTCCAACGAATTGCGATGATCCTCCTCCACATTGTTTTTTTCCACCTTCAAATCTATTAGGTCGGCCGACTAAACTTTGACCCCCATACATTCGATTGAATGTTGATCGCCCCATTCTAATATTGCGAATCATTCTGTTGCGTTTTTTATTTCTGTTGAATATTTCTGTCATTTTTGCACTTCTATTGTTTCTATTATTGCTATTGCGATTGTTTTTACAGTTGCTACAGTTACAGTTACACGCAGCCGTATTTATATTATTATTGCAACTATTGCAACTATTGCTACAGTTGGTACAGTTGCTACAGTTACATGTACGCGCAGTATTTCCGCGTGCATTTTTTCCACGTTTTTTTGTTTTTTTATTATATTTTTTCCTTGTATTTGCCATTGAATTGCCTACTTATATATTATATTAATATAATAAATAAAATAAATAAATAAATAAATAAAATCAATAAATAAATCGGTATCTAATCAAGATATTCTTTGAATAGTTCATATGTGTTGTTCATTGACTTTGTCACATCCGGTTGCGAGCCCAAACTAACGTTTAATTCTGTAATGTCTATATTAACCACATCTTTGGTATACAAATAATTTAATATTTTTTTCCCATTTTCGAGTTTTATGCCGCCGCTATCGACGGTTCCGGTAGACGGTATATATTTCGGGTCCATACAATCCACATCAAAAGAAATATGAACGGGCGAATTTCCAACAAATTCATTTATTTTTTCCAACACCGTCGGCAAATTGTTATTTATTTCCGACGGAGTGATTGTCTTAATATTGTATTTGTATATAATGTCAACCTCAAAGGGGTCTAGACATCGCGTCCCAACAAACAACAAGTTGTTCAAACTCAGTTTATGTTTGATAAACGGGAAATCATTATTCACGTCTTTATCAAGCCCTGTAATAAAACTCAAAGGCATTGCGTGGTAGTTTTTAGCAAGCGCGCTTTCGTACGTATTTATGTCGCCGTGCGCATCGAAATAAATGACTTTTGCATTCGGATGCTGATTCAGCGTATCGGCCATAGTTGCAATTGCCATCGAATGATCTCCGCCTATATTTATTTTACGCCCCTTAATTGCTTTATTCACATTGTATAAATTGATAAGATTCCGGTATAAATTATTTGTCATTTTTGTTTTTATGAAGGAGTGATCTTTGTGATTTATTAATTTTGAAAACTTGCTTGGAGTTTTATCTACGCCTGGTTTATTTTGGCCCAAACTTTCAGGATAGAGCACTATTTTTTTAAATTTATGTTTTACAACGTTTAGAATTCCTGTCCGAGTCCGAATCTTTCGCGTCTTGTATCTATTTTTATTTTTATTTTTGTTGTAGAAGTATTCTTTTTTATTATTTTTTTTAACTAGGTGACACTTGTACAATATGTTGCAGTTGGCTTTTCCATATTTTGCAATTTGATTATTATATGATGCAACACTACAATTTTTTTGTTTTTTCGTCTTCATTTGTCTAAATTGTCTTAATTTAATTGTCTTCGTTATTTATATTTTTTGTAATATTTATATTTAGTTGAGATAAAAAACAAACATTATAAAAAATAATTAGTAATCATCTCCAAAAAGCAATTTTGTTTGAAGTGATTTATTTTTTGTTTTTTTATTTCTGCGTTGAAAATAAAGTTTGACTTTATTATAAAACTCTTTTACACCTTTGCATAATCCTTTGCATAATCCGCAGCCGCAATTAGATTCGTTTTCGTGCTCGTGCATTGGAAACATGTTATTACTTAATCAACTAAATTAAGTAATAATATCTTTTTATATGTAGTTTTATATATACTTTTATATATATTTTATATATACTTTTATTTATATTTTATTTATAACATGAAAAAAATAAAATATATGTAAAATATAAGATAATAAGTTACTAATAATGAAAGTAAAATCATCATCGTCATCATTTAAATGTTTGCCAAACATGTTTTGTGTAAAAAATACAACTATTTTATTCATTGTAATATTGGGCTTACTTGCTGGTTATTTCATATATTCCAAATATTATATTACTGAAAAAGTGGTTACGATGCAAATGCCACAACAAATGCCATCAATAACACAAATAACACCAATGTTTATGCAAGGTTCCGGTAATTCAGACATTCTTGAAAATCCGTATGCGCCACCCTTGCGCAACGACGGTTATTTTAGTGGCATAAGCGGTTTAAGCGGCATAAGCGGTATAAGCGGTATAAGCGGTTTAAGCGGTTTAAGCGGCATAAGCGGCATAAGCGAAATAATGATGCCTATAAATGTTCGAACGCAGGGTCCGCCAATAAATACAAATTATCGACAAGTGGGACTCTTGACACGGATAAACGGAAAAGAAACCATTTTGCCACTGATGGGACGACCGCTACTAAAAAATCGAGACAAGTGGCAGTTTTATACCATGAGCGATAAGAATAATTCGGTAAAGCTGCCCATATCGTTTAAGAAGAAGAGTTGTACGAGCGAATACGGCTGTGATAATATTTATAACGGGGATACCGTGTATGTGGAAGGATACAAGGATGCTTTTCAAGCGACGATATATGATAATGCAGTTGTTGAATATTTTTAATCTTCAGGATGATAACGGGGGTTAAATCCAATTCCTCCCCTCATCGTCCTTCGTTTTCTGCCACCTAACTGATCAGGATAATATACTCGGACTCCTCCCCTCATCGTCCTTCGTTTTCTGCCACCTAAATTATCAGGATAATATGCTCGGAGTCCTCCCCTCATCGTCCTTCGTTTTCTGCCACCTAAACCAGGATATACTCGGACTCCTCCCCTCATCGTCCTTCGTTTTCTGCCTCCAGAAGGCAATTGGACATGTTCAACTCCTCCCCTCATCGTCCTTCGTTTTCTGCCTCCCAGAGTTGCTGGCTGTCTTAAAACCATTTGATAACTTATTATATATTTATATATATTAATAATATAATAATTTTTACAAACAACAGAAAAAAACAAACAACAGAAAAAAACAAACAAACAACAAACATATTCCTAAACATATTAAAGACATTTATTGATGTTAATTTAGCATAAAAACATAATTAACCAGGAAGAATGGTATTTGATATACGGACAGCGGTAACAGAACTGTTTATGATACAACAAATAAAAACGGGAATATTGTGGATGGATGCAATTATTTTCGGATTTTTTATATTTACTCTGTATCAGGGAACTATCCTAACGAATGCAAAAAGTGCATATAAAAAAATAGAAGTAATAAAAAATCAGTCGATAAAAAAGAACTGGCATTATCTGACAAACAAGTTTAAAAAAAAGTCAATCATGTACACGGGATATGTCTACAGTAGCGGGTATCGAACGATTAATACGTACATTGATTATCCGCAGCCGATGATTCACGTGTTTGATTACATGCACAATAATGTGTACCGAGTTGAAAACACGTACAATATCAAGTACTGCGAAATGATTGATGTGGGAACGGACGCCAAAGTGAAAACATTTATTCCATCGGATGAGAAGGTGTCGTTTGAATTGTATCCGGATATTTACATTGAGTTATCGAGCGATAAAGGTATAACAACAAATAAAGATCGAGGGTGTGATTTTTTGGATTTTTCAACCACGTATTGCTACATTAGAACGTACGAGCACGATATTTCATATATTCACACATTCATCAAAATGTGCGAAGAGAAATTTGAGAATTCCATAAACGAACAGCTGTCGAAACAAAAGTACATATTCAAATACAATAAATGTAAAAACAAGAACGATGGCGGTTATGATGATGATGGGAATAATAAAATTGAGCGCGGAATTAAATGCGAAGAGTATCCGCTGGTAACAAACAAGCATCTGATTCGGAATTGTTTTTTCACGCAGAGGGATGCGCTTATAAAACGAATAGATTTTTTCATCAATAACGAAAAATGGTACAATGATCGCGGAATTCCTTACCAGCTTACATTAGTATTCGAAGGGTCTCCAGGTTGCGGCAAAACATCTACGGCAAAGGGAGTTGCCGCATATACCAATCGACACATGGTGGATGTTGATTTGAGCAGTATACAAACCGTGTGCGAACTTGAGAATATATTTTACGGCACGTATATTAATGGAAAATACATACCTACGAACAAACGCATCTTCATGATTGACGAAATTGATAAATTTTTTGAATTGTTGGATGAGAAAGAAGAGCGGGTAAAATCGGCGGCGAATAGTGAAATGAATTCAAATATTGTAATTGTTAAAGAAGGGAGTGGGGATGACAAGTTTAAAAAATCGGGCTCGAGTGCAATCAGTACTTGCAATGCGGCGAAAAAGTCGAATGACTTGACGAGGGGGCAGATATTGAGCATTATGGATGGCATATTGGAATCCAAGGGGCGATTCATTATATGCACGGCAAATGATACTTCTAAAATTGATTCCACGTTTAAACGTCCTGGCAGGATGGATGAAATTATCCACTTTTCGAAATGCGATTCAATGATGATGAATCAGCTTATGGATTTATTTTACGATGGATGTGTGAATCGGGAGTATTCAAAAGAAGAGTTGGATCGATTTAAGGGGCTTGAATATCGGTTATCGCCGTCGGAACTAAATAAGATTTGTTTCAACAATATAGATTCGAGAGAAGAGGGAGAAAAACAATTATTGGCATTATTATAAATATTTATTATAAAAATAAAAATAATAATTATATAAAATGAAATAAAATTATATTTTATAGTATATATAAAAATATAATTGTAAATAAAAAAGAATGCAAAATCAACATTTACAACAGTTACAACAGTTACAACATTTACAGCAACAAAATAATAATCAAAATAATCAAAATAATCAACACATTGAAGTTGCAGTAAAAAATGCAATGGAATCATATTCGGAAAAAGAAAAACTTATATTTGAATTTTTAAAGAACATTATTATCAATCTGATCCTTTCGATTAAACAGCTGCGAGTAAAGCTGGAACCAATATTGAATCAGCCCGATGTAATTTATGCGGAAATTTTCAAAGTGTACGAGGAAATCAAGGAATCAAATACAAGCTTTAGCCAAAGCGATATTGAGAATGTGGTGTCGGTGATTTCGATAACGAATTGCGTGAATGAAATGAACGGCATATTTACCAAAGCGTTTGCGAATATTATGGAAGACGGCAAAATCGACATGAATGATTCTGTGCATTTTATGACATTCATTCATGAAATTATAAACTTGTTCAACGAATATACCGCGAATCAAAATTTCAAGGTGTCACTTTCATCAGAGTGTATTTTACAATTTTTATATTTTATTGTGAAAAGTATTCTGGTTTTAACACTGGACGGAATGGAGGAACGCGGCGCAGTATTAATGCTGGACGCATGCATGAAACTGATAAGAACCAGCGTTTTGCCGATTACGAAATGCAAGTGCAACTATTTTTGTTTTTCTTAGGGGACATGCTGTCCCCTCTGACCCCTTGCTATTAGTTATTGCTGGTTATAATATTTTTTTAATTTTTTTCATATTTTTTAATTTCGAAAGATTTATATTGAGATTAAGTCCGACAATGTTGTGATTTTGCTTTCGATTTTTAACGACATAATTTTTAAATTTGTGTTCATCGGGATCATAATTAATATAACGCGTATTAAATATTCTTTTATGTAGAAACGTGCAATAATAATCGTGTAAACCGCGCGGTTTCAGCGAGGTCATAAAATCATTTGCCTTCTTTGGCGGATTATTGGTTTCAATAAAAATTTGATATCTTTTGTTATTCAGTGTGAATACGTGCGAATGCGTTTTATTGAAGTGATTTTTAACATTTGATAAAACTTTATTAAATATGCTGACAACGGACCAATCCCAGTATGCATATGCGTCTTTATTATGCGTATAAAGCTGAATGTATTCTTCGATGCATTGTTTTAAAATCGGGTCATTTTTTTTTGCGGCAATACAATGCGGATTAAAATTTCCATTTGTATCTGTAATGCAAGTAACAAAATCAGAAGAATGTAACAGGTACTTGTCGAGTGATACAAGGGGGTGAATATCTGCATCAACATAAATGCCTCCATATGTATAAAGAATGCACAATCTCCAAAAATCTGATTTAATTGGACCATCGGGTATAAATTTAAAAATGTTATAATGCAGTTTTGAAAATTTATGTAATAAAAATTTCCCACACATGGTGTCACTAAACAAGTGAATTTTATATTTTGGATTTAGTTTTTTCCAAAAGCTGTGTGTCATGTTCAAACATTTGATATTTTTATGACAAATGAAGATTGTTTTTGGGATTAGTTTTTGCACACTTGGTTTTGGTTTCACAGTAAGTTTAGGTTCTACACTAGGTTCTACACTAGGTTCTACACTAGGTTCTACACTAGGTTCTACACTAGGTTCTACACTAGGTTCTACACTAGGTTCTACACTTGAAATAATATCCATATATTAATTTAATAATATTCTTACTAAATTAATATAATATAATAAAAAAAATGAAATAACTAATAAAATGATTAGAATATTTAGTGTTACTTATTCTTAATAATACATAGTTTTATTCTTCTGGTTATTATAGGTTATTATATTATTCTTCTGGTTATTCTTCTGGTTATTCTTCTGGTTATTCTTCTGGCGGAGCTGATGATGTCAATGATAATGGTTCCAATGGTTCAGCCGATTTTAATACAAGGTCTAATAAAAAATCATCAACTGAATTCTTATCTTTTGTAATACGAATGTTTTCACACTGTTTGTTGCATTTAGCGTCATTTTTAAATGCTTCTAATGTATTTTTAATTTTATTCATTCTATCTTGTAATTTTTGAACTTTTTTATAAATTGCTTCATCGGTTATATTTATGAGTCCGAACCGTTGTATTTCCGATTCTATTCGTTTTTGTCTCTCTCTCAAATTTGCCAATTTTGCTAATATAACTTGAATTTCATTCGAGGGCGAAAGCGAAAGCGAAGGCGAAAGCGAAGGTGAAAGCGAAGGCGAAAGCGAAGGCGAAGACAAGGAAGACATTATTTTTTATTTATTTATTTACAAAATAAAAAAGGTTATAAAGAATACTAAAGAATAAAATAGAAAAGAAAGAAAAATAATTAAACAATAATATATATATAATATAAATAATAAAATATTATATAATTAAAACAAAACAATGAGTTGTCCAAATTCCGATTCTCCAATTAACATATCAACAACTGCAAATGTGTTGAGTTGCGAAGTGTTTTGTTCCTACATGCACCAGTATAAAGACAGCGCGTGCACCGTAACGTATTATCCCGATCATTTGAAACTGAGTTATGATGCAACCACGAGCGCCGCCGTTACATTTAATAACGAGGGGTACAATGTGAGAGAAATTGATATTTATGCGCCATCCATTCACACATACAATGGATCATCGGCAGATGCGGAAATGCTTATTATTCACGACGGGGCGGGCAAAAAACTGATTGTGTCCATTCCGCTCGTGCAATCAAGCGGCGGCGCGACATTGTCTTCTAAAAATTTAGATGATATTATTGGCAAATTTTCCACAACGGTTGATAAAACAAAAACAAATGATAGTCAGCTTATCAATGTTCAAAATTATAATATGGAAAATTTCATACCGAGTTCGCCTTATTATTTTTATATGGGTGGTGCACCATTTTCTCCGTGTGACGGACAGTACAATTTCGTCGTGTTTGACAAAACGAAGAGTCCGGTTACCATTCATGCAGACACGCTTAAAACCTTGACCAACATGATACAGCCCAGCGGAATTAAAGCGGTCACCAGGAGTGACTACTATTACAACTCTTCCGGTCCGAATGTGAAACCGGGTTCCGGCGGTAAAAAAGATGAAATTTACATTGAATGCAATCCTGCGGGCGAAGACGGAGAGATTTTGTATCAATCGCCGCCAACAATGAGCGCGGACATGAGCGCACTAAGTATGGACAATTTAATGCACAATCCGTACTTGAATGTAATCATTGGAGTTGGGCTGTCTTATATGGCGCTAAAATTAGTCGGTAAAATATTAAGTTGAAATAAAAAATTTTTATTTTTTCCCTTTTGTTTTCCTTTTCATTTTTGATTAGCCAGTTCAGTTCACCAGTTCACCAGTCAGTTCACCAGTCAGTTCACCAGTCAGTTCACCAGAAGTTACTCATTTTTACAAGTAACTGTGGCGTACTGGTGGGTGCATCTTTCATAAAATGGGTTCTTGATGTAGTGGGGAAAGATTGCAAATTCGGGCGTGAATGTAACCTTTGTGATTTTTTCAAACATTTTGGTTACAGTTTCATCAATCTCTTCAAATTCGGGTGCATCGCTGTGATATACCCAAAAAGTGACTTTGAAATGGTAATCAGTCCCGTCAATTTGAGTAACAACGGATCTGAGTCCGTCAAACACCAATCCGTATATTTCAAGATTCTTCGTTTCTTTTGCTGAAATTTCTTTTGTCGATACCTCCTTGTTGTAAGCTTGAACCGTAATTGAACGCCTGAGGTGAGAATGAAGGTCCATCAAAGCAAATGATGAAATGTTGTCGAATGAAAGGTTGACGCCTGAAAATCCAAAGTTAAAGTAAACGGCAACGCAACTTGCAACAGACACAGGCAAATGCGAAGGTGAAGACGAAGACGAATAAGACGAAGAAGCGACAGCAGTCATTGAAAGAATTTGGAAAACGTGGACTAATTAGTAAAAAATAAAAATAAATCTTTTCAATTTTTATTTTTTCAATTCATATTTTTTATTAATTTTTATACATTGTTGCCTTAAACATTTGCAGCTTAAACATTTGCAGCATCATAAGTGTCATCTAAGACGGGTTTATAAGTGCCGTTATCGGAGATGCTGCCTTGAAATGGCGCCATTTTATGAACCATTTCTTCCTCTAAAGTAACGGGCATGTCGTTCAAGTTGGAAAAAAAAGTTGATTTTTGAATTTCGCTGGGCAAGAACATGCTCATTCCCGCCGTACCGGTGCTGACACGAGATCGCTGAATGAAAATAATTAATGCGACGGCTCCAAGTGCAGCTACCGGCCAAATTTTTACAGATTTGCATAAAAGAATGAATAGACCGGCGACAACAATGTAACCGCCTACAGTATCAACAAGGGATGCGAGAAAATAGGGTGTTCGAATATTGAATAAAATGTAAATAATAAATAAAATGAGTAAAAGAAGTTCACTTTGATTGTCTTTACGCGATAATGTTCTAAATGTTTCCATATTTTCTGAGTTAAAATTCTTTCTTAAATTCTTTAATATTCTTAAATATAATATAGTAAAATATAATATTATTATTAATATTATAATATTATAATATTAATAATAATATATATTTTTATAATAATAATTTATAATTTTAAAAATGGATTACAACCCTCGTGAAACTTTAATTTCAGGATTTGGCAACGATGCTGGTCCTATTATGTACAATGTAATTGAAAGATTTGTTGAAACATATAATGAAGTTAATCAACCAATAAATAGAAGACATGTATCTGTAGATAGTATTGTTGAAATTATAATGTGGTATATTGAAAATCCAATAAGAATGTCTAACCGGGCTATTAGTCAACATAATTCGCAAAAAGCAGGTGAAAATGCTTATAAGCACGTATTACGTAAATATTATATAACTTTTCTTTTTTTAAATCCGCAAAATGAAAAACTTAGAGTGCAATTTTTAGATATAGTGGCACAATTTTTAGCGGCAAATCGTAATAATACTGTAACATGCATGTTCCTAGATATGTTCATGCGGGACCAAATATTTCGGATTCATCTTCCTGACGAAGTAACATTGAATAAGTCAATGCAAGACAAACTTGCCGCAGAAATAAAAGCATCAAGGGCACCGGTAATAGAAGAGGAAGAAGAGGAAGAAGAGGAAGAAGAGGAAGAAGAAGAACAAAATCCTCACAATCTTACATTCGTGGATTTTTCAACTCATGGTAGACCCCCGCCTTCTCCTTCACCCGTTCTTCATGTTCCACATTATAATCCATTGGATCTTTTACCAGTAACCGAAGATGAATTAAAAGAATTAATACATGATGCTGATTATAATTATAAGAAAGCAAACAAACAAAATCCCGGAGATTTGCAAGATCCCGCTTATGTAAAAATTTTATTTGATGAAATACGAAGCATGAATTTAATTGCAAATCTACAAGTAGATAGTTTTCAAGCCGCCATTAATGAAATAATACATGAGAGACAAGTCGCCTACAACCCCGTCGCATTTTCTCCACAAGTTCACACTCCAAGAGCACTAGAAAGAAGAGCGGCTGCTAGTGCTTCTGGGTGGCAATTTGGACCGCCTGTTGCTTCCGCTGCTCCTGTTCCCATTCTTCCTGTTCCCGTTCTTCCTGCTGCTGCTGCTGCTACCGCTTCTACTCTTGCCGACGATGGCAAAAAAGGGGGTAAACAACAATTTAAATCAAAAAGACATTTTTCTAAAAGACATTTTTCTAAAAGACGTTTTAAAAGACGTTCTAAAAGACGTTCTAATAAGCGGCGTAATTCTAATAAAAAATATTAAAAATGAAATGATTAAGGAATTTAAAAATTTACATATGTATGAAAAAAAATATATTGTATAATGTATAATATATTTTTTATAATGGATAGTAGAACTAGTAGACCCATTCAATTAAAAGGAAGAATTAGAGGCGATATTCAATCTATAAATGCAGCCAGTTTAAGATCACCGATCGATGCACAAGATAGACAATTAATATGTGAGGCGAGGGCAGACGTAATTCGGCTTGTACAGGAATTATTGACATATTATGGACTTACTCTTACGCCAGTGGAAGTAAATTATTATATCCCTTTATATAATCAATTTAGACAACTACTAGTACAAGAATTAAATCAATATTATACTCAAACACCACCAGCCCAAGCCAGACAATTTATCGAAAATAATCCCACGGTTAATGAAGAATATTGGTCTGCAATTCGTGCCATCGGTTTAATTCCTCATCCTAATGCCGCCCCCGATCCTTTCCCTCTTCCTGCTGCCCCTGTAATGCCTGCTGCTGCCGCCGTTGCCCCTTTTCCCGCAGCAGTACCTGGCGGTCCTGGTTCTAATAATGAGGAATTGCGCGAAGCAATACTTGAGGTTTTTGGTAACTTGGGAAATCTAAATATGGGAAATTATGCACAAAGTTTGCCTGGTATGTATAACACATATCAACAAAATTTACCCCAGGGTGCTCCTAACGTGTCACAACAAGAATTTTCTAATAATATTTATGATTTAGTCGTTTCTAGAGGTGGAAGAAAACCTAAACATTATATAAAGAAAAAACAAAGTATGAAACGGCAAATTATGAAACGGCAAAGTAAAAGAAGAAGGGTATCTAATAAAAGAAAAATTAAGCGGCGTTATAATAAACAATAAAACAATAAACACCAATAGTTGGAAATGGTAAATATGAATGATATACGACGTATTTATACATATTTATATTTATTTATAAAATTTATAAAAAATTGAAACATTTTTTATAAATATAAAATCATGTAAACCGCATTGCATTATAAAATCATATGAAGAAAACAAATCAACAAAAACAGAAACCATGTGGACCACCTGAATCATCGGTACAAAAAGAACAAGAAGTCGCCAATGTCAAACCAATCAAAGCGTATTTAGGGTATCAGGGATATTCCATTTTTAAAGACACGCTTTTACTAGAAGACCAACATGCAATAAGGAAAGAGCTAATGGTTCATGCTCACATTCCTAATTCGCCAATCCAGCCCACACCCTTTCCCGTGTATCGCGAGTCGCAACTCAAATTATACGTTCCGCGATATTTCGGGGTGGAACGTTGGGGGCCAAATATTGAAAACAAATTAGTATCCGGTCACGAAATAAAACTGAAATTCGCAGGAGATTTGAGGGAGTACCAAAAAGTCATTGTGGAAAAGTATTTGAACGCGGCGACCAAGACGCCGGCGAACGGCGGAGGCGGGTTACTGGATGTTGATCCGGGAAAAGGGAAAACGGTAATGGCTTTGAAAATTATTGAACAGCTTGCGGTAAAAACGCTGGTGGTCGTGCACAAAAGTTTTCTGACGAATCAATGGAAGGAACGAATTGAGCAGTTTTTGCCCGGTGCTAAAGTCGGCACGATTCAAGGACAGGTGTTTGATATTGAGGGTAAAGACATCGTTATTGGAATGGTGCAGTCGCTGTCGATGAAGGAGTTCCCTCAAAATGCGTTTGAGTCGTTTGGACTCACCGTTTTTGACGAGTGTTTTCCATATAAAACTCATGTTCACACATCTTGTGGACCGCTGCTTATTGGTAAATTATATGAGATGTGGAATAATAATAATAATAATAATATTAATAATAATAATAATAATGCTAAAGAAGGAGAAGGAGAAAGAGAAGGAGAAAGAGAAAGAGAATCACAGTTACCTGAGATTTTGAGTTATAATCAAGATAAAAAAATATTCGAATATAAAAAATTAACGCATGCGTGGAAAAAAGAGAGGGAAGATTTATTAAGGATCAAGGCATCTAAAAGAGTTATTCGATGCACGCCAGAACATAAAATTCTAACTGTTGGCGGCGGCTACGTGGAAGCAAGCAAATTAAAATGCGGGGATTTATTGTTATGCAATTATGACTATCATAATGTACGTAAATGTACTGTATATACAGATTGCAGCATTGTGCCCGCATTGAATGAAGATCAGTTGCAAATCGTATATGGTTCTTATTTGGGGGATGGTAACGTTAATAAAACTGCATTGAAAAGGTATAGATTAAGATGGACTCATAGGGAAAAACAACTCCAACACCAACAGAAGTACTCTCAGTGGAAAGCCGATATGTTTGGAATTAAAAATCTAAATGGCGGTGAATATGAAGATAAAGAAGATGGACGACGCTTTTGTGTGTCGGGAGTATTCGATTTGGATTTCGATTTAAATTGCACGCATAAAGACGAAACATGTCATACCGTGTTACAAAGAATGGATGAAAGGGGGCTAGCAATTTGGTGTATGGATGATGCATTTGTGAAACAAAATAAAAGCGGTGAAATTATGTACGTGCGATTTCATACGCATGGTTTCAGTTATGATTCTCACGTTATGATGGCGGGGATTTTTAAATCCAAATTTGACATAATGTGTAGTATTGAAAAGTGTGAGTTGAGTTATTACTTGATGTTGAATAAAGAAAATTCTCAAAAGTTAATCGGCATGATTAAAAAATATATACATGAAGATTTCTCATATAAACTTGACTCTTATGACAATGATTATGATAAATATGCGTGGAATAATAAGTTTGAAAACTGGGGAACGGTTCCAGTAACATCAATTGAAAAAATAAAAAATAAAGGGCTAAAAAATGTCTACGATATAGAAGTTGAAGATAATCATAATTTTGTATTAGCATCTTCTAATGATAAAAGCAGATCAGGAATCGTTGTAAGTAATTGTCACCACATGGGCGCGGAAGTATTTAGCCGCTGCATGATGAAGCTCATGACAACGTACACGCTCGGACTTTCTGGAACCATGCAGCGCAAAGACGGGCTTTCAAAAGTATTCAAAATGTTTTTGGGAGACGTGATTCATAAAGAAAAGGCGGAATCGGAACACTGCGTACTAGTAAAGGGTATAAAGTATGTTGTGAATGACGACGAATTTAACGAGGTTGAGTATGATTATCGAGGAAATCCGAAATTCAGCACCATGATTTCAAAGCTGTGCAATTATAATCGACGCAGCGAATTTATTGTGGAAGTTATAACCAAAGAACTGCAGCACAATCCCGATCAGCAAATTATGATTTTGGCGCATAATAAAACACTACTTCAGTATTTATTCAAGGCAATAGAACATAAACAAATTGCGACAGTTGGATACTATATTGGCGGAATGAAAGATGCGGATTTGAAAGCGAGCGAGACGAAAAAGGTTATTATTGCAACGTATGCAATGGCATCGGAAGGGTTGGATATTAAGACGCTTACCACGCTAGTCATGGCGACACCAAAAACTGAGATTTGCCAGGTAATTGGTCGCATTTTGCGTGTAAAACATTCAACTCCGGTTGTAATCGATATAATCGATGCGCATGATTTGTTTATTAACCAGTGGCAAAAAAGGAAGGCATATTGTAAAAAACAGAATTATAAAATTATTATAACGGAAAATAGATTATATGAAAGTGATGAGAAACATGGATGCTGGTTAACACTATATAATCCTAAACCGAATAATAAACCGAATAAAAGTATACTACCGCTACCACTTATTAATGATGACGATGATGATGATGATGAGGATATAGTAACAACGAATGTAACAACCAATAGAAAACAACCAGTATTGAATGGCACGTGTTTTCTATAAAAAATATCTTGTTATCTATCCTCTGCAAGAATCGTATGCGGTGTGATAGTTATTGGCAATACCGCTTAAACTTGGTTTCAGTTCAACGCCTCCTATAGAATAGCCATTTGTATTATGAGAGCCGCCTCTATGATGCTTATGATTGCATTTGCGTTTACTACAACTACGGCGGCGGCGACCGCCCATGAAGTCAGGATGATTAAATCGACTTGTCCCCCCTAAAGCAATTCTACGTTGCCCCCCCTTCATATTAACAGTCGTTCTTACTCCACCAATTATAGTATCAACATTTGTTCCTCTTAATGCATCAGCAGAATTTGGTGAACCGATGCACCCAGTTACAGCACCAGTTTCATCTGTAAATCCTTTTCCTGTAAAATGAGAGTTGTTAGAGTTTGAATAAACTGACGGAGTCAATATTAAACCGCCTCTTTGTACACGCCTATTCGTGCGCCTTTTACTATGACTACGACTTTTGCGACGATGACTCTTTTGTTTTTGTGAACGCGACGACGACGACTTATATTTCATTATAAATATAAATTAGTAAATGTATTATATCGTGTATATACTGTATTTATATTATTTTTTATGAATTAAATAATATAATTTATAAAAATAAAAGATTCCTTAAATAGTTAATTATAATTTTTACGTGTATTCTTTTTTTTATTGTTATTACTATTATTATTATTATATTTATGTTTATTAAATTTGTTTATTTTATTATTGATATTTGAATTTAATATTTTTTTAATTTTGCTTTTATTTTCTTGTTTATTGAAACTGTATCTATTTATTATATTTGCATTTGCATTTATAGCGTTTGTTATTTGTGATTCTAATACTTCAAGTTGTTTTTCTTTTTTTTGAAGATATTTTTTTATATATTTTTTAATTTTTGTATTTATTTCATGTTTTAATTCGTTTTTATGTTGTTTGATATTACGTATTTTTTTTTTGATTGTTTTATGTTTTTTGGGTTTTATATTTTTTAATTTAATCAAAAAATTATTTTTTTTATTTTTTATTCTTGTATTTTCTTTTAATTTCATTTTAGTTACTGTACCATCATCACCGCCCATAAAAACATTTTCATTTATTTTTGTTTCAAGATTAACATCATTTAGTTTACGTATGACACCTAGATCATTAAATTTTGTTTTTGGAAAAGCTTCCAGTTGATAAAATTGAGGCGGACTTATCATATATTTTTCCTGAATAACTAATGGAACGAATGGCGGTTTATTCTGAATTTTTGATCTGTCATACTTCTGTTTCAGTGTATTGTTCGATAGTAATGTTTTAAAAATTACATTCAAATATAAATTCATAAGTAAAAAACGCTGATTAGATATATCTATAGTGCCGACGTTTAGAATACCGTTTCTTAACATGAATTTTATTGAAGTGCCTTGTAAAAGTTGTTGTGCGGATGCACTGGGACCAGTTATCGAAGTGCCTTGTAAAAGTTGTTGTGCGGATGCACTGGGACCAGTTATTGCAGCACCTTGTGCTAACTGTTGTGTATTTACACCAGGACCCATTATTCCAGTGCCTTGTGCTAACTGTGATCCAGAAGCACCGGGACCAGTTATTGCAGAAGCACCTTGTAATAACTGTGACGCGGATGCATTTTGACCAGTTATTGCAGCACCTTGTGCTAACTGTGATCCAGATGCACTGCGACCAGTTATTGCAGCACCTTGTGCTAACTGTGATGCGTTTACATTTTGACCAGTTATTGCAGCACCTTGTGCTAACTGTTGTGTATTTACACCAGGACCCATTATTCCAGTGCCTTGTGCTAACTGTGATCCAGAAGCACCGGGACCAGTTATTGCAGAAGCACCTTGTAATAACTGTGACGCGGATGCATTTTGACCAAGTAATGCGGAACCTTGTGCTAACTGTGATCCAGAAGCACCGGGACCAGTTATTGCAGAAGCACCTTGTAATAACTGTGACGCGGATGTATTTTGACCAGTTATTGCAGAAGCACCTTGTGCTAACTGTTGTGCATTTACACCAGGACCCATTATTCCAGTGCCTTGTGCTAACTGTGATCCAGAAGCACCGGGACCAGTTATTGCAGAAGCACCTTGTGCTAACTGTTGTGCATTTACACCAGGACCCATTATTCCAGTGCCTTGTGCTAACTGTTGTGTATTTACACCAGGACCCATTATTCCAGTGCCTTGTGATAACTGTGATGCGTTTACATTTTGACCAGTTATTGCAGAAGCACCTTGTAATAACTGTTGTGTATTTACACCAGGACCAATTATTCCAGTGCCTTGTGCTAACTGTTGTGTATTTACACCAGGACCAATTATTCCAGTGCCTTGTGCTAACTGTGATGCGGATACATTTTGACCAGTTATTGCAGAAGCACCTTGTGCTAACTGTGACGCAGACGCATTTGCACCAAGTATTCCAGTGCCTTGTGCTAACTGTGACGCAGACGCATTTGCACCAAGTATTCCAGTGCCTTGTGCTAACTGTGATGCGGATACATTTTGACCAGTTATTGCAGAAGCACCTTGTGCTAACTGTGATGCGGATACATTTTGACCAAGTATTCCAGTGCCTTGTGCTAACTGTTGTGCATTTACACCAGGACCCATTATTCCAGTGCCTTGTGATAACTGTGACGCAGACGCAATTTGACCGGGTATTGCGGAACCTTGTGCTAACTGTGATGCGGATACATTTTGACCAGTTATTGCAGAAGCACCTTGTGCTAACTGTGATGCGGATACATTTTGACCAGGTATTGCAGAAGCACCTTGTGCTAACTGTGACGCAGACGCATTTGCACCAAGTATTGCGGAACCTTGTGCTAATTGTGATGCGGATACATTTTGACCAGGTATTACAGAAGCACCTTGTGATAACTGTGATGCGGATACATTTTGACCAGGTATTGCGGAACTTTGTGCAAGTGGTGGTATGGTTACATTTTGACCAGATGCTGCAGAAGGTATGGCTGGTGCTGCTGGTGCTGCTGGTGTTGCCATATTACCGCTGGATAGAGGCGGAATGGGTGGCGGAGCAGCCACGCTTGGACTTAATGTTTCCGGGGGGCGTGCAACTGCCGCGGCACCTTGTGCTGATGACTGTTGTTTATTCTCGCTTCGTACTTCTTTCCCCAATCTTTCAAGTTCATCGTTAATTTCTTTTTTTGATAATTTTGGTTGCGGTGGTTGTAACCCTAACCCTAATGCTGCATGTATATCTCTTTGTTCTGCTTGTAACTGTTTTATTTGTTTTTGTTGTTTTTTACTCATCTGTGTTTGTTCAATGTGTTGTTTTTGTTGTTCTTGTATAAGTCGTAATTGTTCTTGTATTTGTGCTTTTCTAGGGTCACTAGATGGTAAAGTTTGTTGAAAAGCTTGCATTTTTTTTATATCATCTAATAAATTTCGTATAGCATCTGTTTGTGGTTTCGCTCCTTGTGCTCGTGATCCTTGTGCTCGTGCTCCTTGTGCTCGTGATCCTTGTCTAGAATCTTGGGTTAGTCGTACTCCGGCTCCTGGTCCTTGCGGTCTTCGAATAGCTGCTGCTGCTGCTGTTGTTGCTGCTGCTGCTGTTGTTGCTGCAGGTTCTTCTTCTGGTTCTCCTTGTCCCGGTTTATCCCCTTTTGCCCCTCCCACCTGTTGTTGGCTATAGTCGGTTAACCCGTCAATGTATTTTTCAAAATATACGCTTCCAAAATCGATAATTGTATCATTGACATCATTGTTTGTATAAGGCAAAGCGAATCGTAGTGTATGTTTTAATATATATAAATCAAGTGAAAGCACGTCAACATATTCCAAATTAAAAGATAATAAGTTTTTATAAACATATCTTAACACACGAAAACAAACATAAAGAATGGTTCTATCATTAAATAATCGATTACCATTAATATTATAAATGGCATCTTCGTCGACGAAATCAAAAATTTGTCTAATACGACCATCGGTGTTGTATACTCCAATTAAAACATCTCCAACTTTTAATCCAACAATGGATGCAACGCTTCCGTTTTCAATGCTGGTTATAATGTAATATTCTTTTGATGAATCTAAATTAAAAGTTGTGCATTCGCCAGGAGTTAACACCCTTATAGTAAATCCAAAAATTTCGCTGCATTTTGCTTTTTCATGTCTTTTATCTTCATCTTTCAACATTTCATCGAATAAAATAGGAGAGGAAACGGTTTCAATATAATCAATTGCCGATTTTGACATGTTGTCGACTATATCAGGTACTGTTACTATTTCAAGTGCTGATTCGGGGATTGACGACATTATAATAAATAGTTACTTACTTACTATTTTACTACCTATTATTATACTTATATAATTAAATATGTAATTATCTAATTATGTAATTATCTAATTATTTAATTATTTTATAAATTGGATAAAAATGCGTTAAACACATTCAATTGGCGTCCATTTTTTAAATTTATGATTAAAAACACATTTCATTTTTATTTTTTTTGACAAGTCGACAAATTTATCAATATTTGTGTTTTCAAATTCATCTTCGTCATCACTTTCTTCGAGTGCATCCAATGATTTATTTTCTTTAATTTTTCTAAATAATGAATTCATCATAACGCTGGTTTTATAGTCGGGTATAGATGCAACAAGTTTAACATCTGTTTCTGATTGTTTTGAATCTGGATCCGCAAGATGATAAACATCATTTTGAATATCGGCTGAAACTATAAAAATTTTATATTTATTATTGTTACCGTTATTACCGTTATTACTGTTATTACCGTTATTACCGTTATTACCGTTATTACCGTTATTATACGTATTATGATTTTTACTATAACCTTTATCAATTACGGGTTTAACAGACGTAAGAACAGGCGTAAGAACAGGCGTAAGAACAGACGTAAGAACAGGCGTAATAGGCGCAGATGAACCTTTTAAATCCGGATAAAAAATATTCTGATATTCGTTTTTCAAATTTTTTTTCTGGATGCAATATGCAGAATAAAATGGCTTGATACTAGAAATGCGTTCGAATGAAGTGTCAATATAAGGCAAACCAATTTCGACCTGAAATGTATTTTCCAATGAAACAGTACTGAATGCAAGATGCAACGTTTTTAATTTTTCAAAAACGGTCTGAGAAACATCTACATTTATTCCATTATAATAATGGATATTTTCAATTGTAAAATAATATGAAATAATTGTGTTATTCCGATAATAAAATTGCGTTCCATAAAATATAGTATCATTTGGGAAAATGCGCGAAGTTTTTTTTGATGTCACGCCAACAACCTGTCTGTCACTGTCGAGTTCTAAGAACAAACATTCTTCATTTTTAAACCAAACAAAATATTTTTTTCCTTTGGGTATAATAAGATATATATTGTCATTGTCATTGGTAGTAGCAGTAGTATAAACTTTCTTATAAGATTTCAACTCATAAGAAAATTTTATTTTTGGAAATTGTTTTAATAATTTTGCACAAGTGTGAGGATCACCGCCATTATTATCATTATTATTATTATTTTTTACAAATGAATTCATTCTATTTTTGAGCCAGTTGTATAGTATTATGGCCATGTTTTTATATCCAATTTTAAAAAATATATTGTCAACTGTGTATTGTTTTCGATACACTCATGTATTAGTTATTGTTAAACGAATAAGAAGAAATAGTATTAGCATTCATAGGTAAATACTCTAAATTATTTGAATTTTCATTCATATTAGTATTAGAAAATGTATTACCTGTACTAGAAGAACCAATGTCTTTTAAAAAATTTATGAGATCGTCCTTCATAGATTGACTATTACCAGTTGCATTATTATTGCCATTATTATTAATATTATTGTTTAAAAGTTGTTGTGATTGTGATTGTTGTTGTTGTTGTTGTTGTAAAGAATGAAACATTTCATCATATTTTTGCTGTGGAAGAGTTACTAAATCTTTTATTTTTGGAACCGTAAGAGTTGAAATAAAGAAAGAGTAAAGATAATGAAGAAGAAAAATGAGAATGAGTGATAAGATAGATACTTTAATAATCCAGTACCACATTTTTTTTTAAATAGAATAAAAAATAGAATAAAAATAGAATAAAATAGAATAAAAAATAAAACAATTATATAAATTATATAAATATAAGTTTAATACAATAAAAACGTAGATTATTATTTATGTTATTTTTAATATTTTTTATGAATCATATATATGTATGAATCAAATAAATAATTAATCATAAACTATTTAAACCCAACAACAAATAAATTATAAGTACAAGGAAATAAAAAGGATAGAAAATGCCATCAATTGTAATTGTTGAAAAAGGCGGCGATTTGAAAGCGCTGGAATATAAGAGCACAAATACGGATGAATTATATAAAAAATGTTCTTTTAAGAAATCGGAAGGTTTCGGTAAAGTTTCAGAATGGACGTATTCTAAAAAAGGCGAAAATATGATTACGGTCGAATTGTGGGCTCGAAGCGATGGACAAGCGAATCAAGAAAATAAATACGATTTTCCTCCACCGGCAGATAATGAATTGTTTTTTGGAAATTGTGCTCTATTGGCCAGAGATTCAAATATGAATATTATAGATTTGTCGGTAGAAAGATGGAATAGGATATACGAGCACTTGTTTGGCGGGTTTGAGACGCTTGCCGATAATGAAGACGAAGACGAAGACGAGGAGGATGAACTGGATAATGTGCCATCAAGTATGAAAACGAAGGACGGTTATTTGAAAGACGGTTTTATTATCGAAGATGCGTTGGAAGATGTCGATCCAGATGTTGATGCTGATGGCGATGCTGATGGCGACGCAGATGGCGATGATATGAGCTCGGATAATGAAAATGAATGCGAAAATGAAGATACAACATCATCGGATGACAATGATAATGAAAGTGATAATGGAAGCGATGGCTCATCAGAATTAACTTCGGAAGAATATGAATATTCGGATGATTCTGACGAGTGAATGAATAAGTGAATAAATGAATGAATTAAATTATCCACGTCGTTTACTTCTTGTTTTTCTTTTTTGAAATACTTTCTCCACGTGTGCGCCGAAATGACGTTTCTTTGTTGAATCCTTGTTTTTTTTTACTGATGATTCTGATTCTGAATATGATGCATTTTTTAAAAGAACATCATATAAATCATCATCGATTTCATTTGAAGATATATGGATTGAATTTTCTAAAGGTGAAGAAGAAGACGAATATGTATATGACGGCATAATTACAAGTTCTTCATTATTTCCTTCGTCTTCGTGTTCATCTTCATTTACAATGTAGACAAAATTATCTTGACTTTTATCGACACTTTTATCGACACTTTTATCGACACTTTTATCGTGATTACTTTTACTTGGATTTGGACTGTGAATTAAATACTTGTGTTGACTTTGTAATAATAGTAATCCAACGGGAATACCTGAATCTTCATTAAAAAATTCCGTTTTTTCGGACGAATGTTTTTTACCACCTTTTTGCCGTTTTTTAGCAGTATTGGTGCCATTAAGTATTTTATTTATCCTGTAACCACCGCTTGTTATTTTATTTCCGTCGACAGTATACACTAGATCCTTTGCTGCATTAAATCGCATGATTTTTATTTATAAAATAGTAACTATATATATTTAATATTTTTATTATTATTATTATTTTATACAATTTATTATTTTTATAAAAGAAAAAACAAACAATATTAATTGTAATATCTTTTAATTTCTGGATTTATTTTAATCTCTCGTTTATCCTTCATATATTTTAAAATGTGCTGAACTTGCGATTTATTGGGTATGAGTTCATTCAAACATTTTTCAATAAAAGTTAGAGAGATTGGATTGGTAGTTTTAGTTTCGACAAATCGCAATCTGCCGTCAGGTAATGCAAGGGACGTATTCAATAATTTTTTATTATTTACAATTTCCATAATTGATGTTTCAATATCATTTTTCCCCTCTCTCAAAGTTTTCAAATCCGCATTTATTTTTTTAATTTTATTATCTATCTCGATCCATTTATAAACCTGTTTATCAAAAAGTGATGCTGTTGTTGCTGTTGTTCCTGTTGTTTTTAATGTTACATTATTCTGTTGTGTATTCGAATTCATGATTCTTATAAAAAATAAAATATATAATATACAAAATATATTTTATTAACTAATAATCCTAAATCCTAAATATTACATAAATAAAATTATTATTAATTTCAATAAGATTATAAAAAAGTTCATTTAGGCGTGCATTAGTTAGGCGTGCATTAGGCGTGCATTACGGACTGGTACAACCACGGCAAAGCTTCGCGAGCTGGAATGCTTACAAGCGTCAAAGCGCACAGAATAAAATTAGATCCCAAACATCGATCTGCTTCTGCAACCGCCGAAGTAATGAATCGTTCAATTACCGTCAAATTGAGATTAATAATATTTTCAGGCGACAAGTAAATGTAAAATTGATGCGTAACCCATCCCATGACGTAGTGGGGAAATGGGTCACCGTAAGGTGGATAAATTGCCGTTCTTGACTGGTGGGATAACTCGGCCCTGTAATTCCAAATGTCAATGAGTTCCCTCAAAAAAGTAATATGCTGTTCATAAGTTAGCGCAATAAACCATTCGGGGTCGGAGTAGTGTCCTAGCGAATTAATATTTTGAAATAATCGCAGCACGTGTTGGCGAAACAGCTGCTGGGGTGTTAGCACATCTTGAGGAAGTGAAATCACAATGCTTCCATTATTTGCATTATTATTGTTATTATTGAATTCGTCTTCTTCAAAGTAATGATTGTTATCATATTCATAATTATTATTATTATTATTATTATTATTGTTATTGCCTTTTCTATTCACTTTTTTATTTGCATTATTTTTATTATTATTGGTGCGTTTACTGTTTAAAATCCGATCCAATTTAATTATTTTTAAAATGTCGCGAATCACATTATGCGGTATTTTGTTTCTGTTATATGGATTATTGGATTCATTCCATATGAGCCGACGAGTCAATCCGTGTTCATTCTCTACCCCATTATCGCTCAATATCAAATTAAAAATGGATGCGATATCAAATCCAAAACATGACATTTTTGCCCTTTTTACATCATCGTTATTAGTATTATTATTGCCGTAACAATGTTCTTCATAGCTAAAGAACTGATTATTGGGAATATCGCGTATGGGGTCAAGAGTATAAAAATCGGTCTCGTTAATACAAACGTCTCTATTACGTAGAGCCGGTCCTCTTAGCTTTATCAGTTTTCGACGCAAATAACTTTTAAATTTCAATTGAATTTTTATGCAGTGAATAGTATCATTATAAAAATTGTAGACACTCTGTTTCATTTCCTGTTTCGCTCCGGTTATTTTTATTTTTTTATAATCATATTCTCTCTGAATAATGATACACATTTCTTTTAGCTCTGCTGCTTTATAATCTACTTTTTCTTTTTCTTTTTCATTTTTATCTTCTAAAATTTTATAATTGTGAAATGAAATTTCTTTTGCACATGGTTTTAATGACTTCGCTGATTTCGCCGATTTCGCATTTTTTATAATTGGGTCTTTATTAAGATCCGGATCTTCTACATCTACATTTGTTATAGGTTTCGCCTTTCTTATTATAATTTTTTTTGGTTTGGCCTGTACTATTATGTTGTCTGATATTTCCGATGACATTATTATTAGTATTAATATTATTAAGATTTATTAAATGTCTTTGCTGGTCAATTTATATATATATATATTATTTTTCTATATCGATTCTATAATTATTTTTTATGACCTGAACATTCTATATTTATAATATATTATATAAATATTATAATGGCTAATCGCCAAAATTAAAGTAAATAGTACTTTAGTGCGCTGAATTAAAATAGTTTCCAATGTAATCAATATCCAAATATTTAGATACTCCGCCAGAAACGCATGAAACAAACCCGCCCATATGTAAATTTAAACTGATACTGGAGCAAGTTCCATTATAACTATATATAGCAGAAGGCGCTTCAATATTTTGAAATGTTGTAGTATAAGTATTAGAGCCAGTTCTAACTAAAGTCATTCTATGCCATTGATTAGCACCAGTAGTACCGTAGGTGCTGTTATGAACAGAAACATTATCTTGTTTAAAATTCCAAACATTAGTAGGAACTTGATTTGTCGAGTATTGCCACGCTAATTGATTTGATGGAGCTCCTAACGAAAAATCATTGGAAAATCCAACATATAATGTGGTGTTTGTAGCTGTTCCTAATGGCCAAGGTCGGAAAATCATTACAAAACCTTTACTGTTTCCTAACATATTACGAAACAATAAAGGTGAACCGCTTTGATAACCAACACTTGTATTTGAAGCTGGGTTCCAAATACGCTGAATACCATTATAACCATCTGCCGCGTTTTGACTTTGTGGAGAATTGACTGCTGCAGTTCCTACTTGAATCATTCCAAATGGGCCGTTATTTGTAGAACCGCTACCCCACATATCGTCAAATTGCCAATTTCCATCTGTATTGTCTGAACCCGGAGCTCCTGTTGCTCCCGTTGCTCCAGTTGCTCCCCTTTCACCAGTTGCTCCAGTTGCACCTTGAGGTCCAGTTGCTCCAGTTGCGCCTTGAGCGCCTGTTACTCCGATTGCCGTATTTCCAGCCGAATATTTGATATAGTATCGCATGACAATATAGGGTTGTAAGTTTGTAAATGCTGAATTTGTGGTTGTGTTATTTGCAATAGTGGTTGTTGCGGATGATGCAACAGTGATTCCTGTTGTAGTTGTTGCGGCTACTGCTGGTCCAGATACTGCACTTGCGGTATTCGCTTGGGGGGTTGGAGGCGTGAAAAAATTTATGGCACCTCCCAATATATAGTCACCATAGACAGAACGATTTGCACCAACTGAACCTCCATAAACTAGAGTGTGTTGATGTCCCGGGTCAGTCACAGTGGATGTAACAGTTGTTGATGCACCATGTGTGTGTTGAGGAAGGTTATTTGCGATCAATGTGTTGGAACCTGTGCCGCCCGTTAGGCCAACTGCATTAAAATTTGCATCTGTGCTATTATAACCGGCTATAACGCGAGATTGAATGTTTGGTAAATTAAATGTGTTTACACCATCACCTGTGCCATACGTTGTTCCAATTACAGCAAATAATTCACTGTACGTGCTTCTAGATACGGCTGACCCATCGCATAATAAATACGGGCCAGTTATTATGGATGTCAGTGGACCTGACCATGAAATGACTGTTCCTGCGGGCGCACCATCTGACGGACCTGTTGCTCCTGTTGCTCCCGTTGCTCCAGTTGCTCCTTGAGCGCCAGTTGCGCCAGTTGCGCCTTGCGGACCGGTTGCGCCTGTTGCGCCTGTTGCGCCGGTGGGACCAAGTTGTGTGTACATGACTTGTGTTACTGTTAAAATAACAGAAGGAATGGCTGGAGATGCTGGAGGACCGGCTGATGCCCCTGCCGCAAGTAAACTAATATTTGAATCACTACTATACCAAGCAAGTTGCACATAATCATTTACGGCCATACTCAATACAAAATTCCATGCAGCCACTTCTAAACTAGAACTTGAAGAACCACTTGCTGCAATTTTAGTATCAGTGTTTGGTACATTTGTTCCATTTTTTACTAACCATATATTTACTACACTTGAACCACCTCCGGATATTTTTTCAACCTGTGCTGAAAATTGAACATTGTATACGCCTGCATATAGTGTCACAATTCGAGTTGGATTTCCAGACGCATCATTTTGAATAACTACGCCATTATTTTCTGCAGTGGTATTTAACATCATATAATTTGCTTCAACTGGTGATAAACTTCTTCCAGTATTACCTTGTGTATTTGTATCATAAAATGAGCCATAATAACCCAAAGCACCGCCTGCTCCAACTGGTCCGGCAACACCAGTTGCTCCTGTTGCTCCTTGAGGTCCAGTTGCGCCAGTTGCTCCAGTTGCACCCCTTTCACCAGTTTCACCGGTTGCGCCTTGAGGTCCAGTTGCTCCAGTTGCTCCCCTTTCTCCTGTTGCTCCAGTTTCACCTTGAGGTCCAGTTGCTCCAGTTGCACCCCTTTCTCCTGTTGCTCCAGTTGCACCCCTTTCTCCTGTTGCTCCTGTTGCTCCAGTTGCTCCAGTTGCTCCCCTTTCTCCAGTTGCTCCAGTTGCTCCCCTTTCTCCAGTTGCTCCAGTTGCTCCTCTTTCTCCTGTTGCTCCAGTTGCACCTTGAGCTCCAGTTGCACCTTGAGCTCCAGTTGCACCAGTCGCACCTTGAGGTCCAGTTGCGCCTTGAGCGCCAGTTTCACCAGTAGACCCCATTGAACCTTGAGAGTCGCAGCTACCGCAACATTCTACATATTTATAAAGATTGCTATACGATGACATATTTATTTAAGTGAAAAATAAATAGTAATTATATAATTAATTATATTTTATATTCTAAATTTTAGCGATTTTATTTAATATCTTAATATTAAATAAATCATAAATATAAAATAAATAATATTTATTTACATTAATAATAATATATAATAAAAAATAATTAAAAAACATTTAATGGACATTGGATCGAATATATCATACACTTTAAAAATATGCGCAGCGATATCAACGGTTGGAATATTAATTAAATTCGGTTTAAATACAAATATAGCTTCACTTGTTGGATTAGGGCTAGTCGGACTATCGCTATTTGGCGCAATGCTAATGGTGCTAAAATTTTATTATAGCACGGGAACCGCCAACTCATTCTTTAGCGGCGCAGTGTTGCCCAGTTTAGTACAGCTGTTACTAATATGCGCAGTTGTTGGAGTTCTAATATATCAAACGGTAACCACGAGTGCGCAAAATATAACATCCAGCGAATACGACACATTTACTTCCATATCCACCTCGTTAACGCTAATGCAAATATTTATTACATTTTATTATTTATTTTTGAATATGAAGTGTTTCGCGGGAGGGTGCGTAACGTCGGAGAAAGATAAGCTAACAAGTATTGGAATCATGTATTTGAATGTAATATTAACGCTGCTAAATTTTTGCGCGCTTGGAATTATTCAAGTCATATTGACTAAATTTTACATATGTTAATAAAGTGAAAGAAAGAATTCAAGTTAATAAAATGAATTTGAATGTAATGCCAACCTCTCTGTCATTTTCCCATATTCCTGAAATTTTCAACACAATGTTGCAGTCATCCATGTGTTTATCGATATCGTAAAACAGTTTAATATTGCACGATCTCAATTGAGTGGTTAAATTGTAAATTGGGGTTTTCTTTTTTTTATTACACGATTTTAAGAAATTATTATATTTTCCAAGAATGCAATGTTCTAATTCGCATATTTTTGAAATCATGTCCCTGTGAGAATGTAAATCATACATGATGATATTCTTATTAAATGATTTGAAAATTGTAACAGAGCTAAAATACATGGGTATCATTACACCGGTTAATGAAACATCGTCATCTGAATAAATAATTCGAACAAACCAGCTGTCGTTAATCACCGCATTTTGAACCGGTTCGCTAAAATGTAAATGATTCGAACTAATTAATGTGGCGCTATTATTATTTTTTTGATTTATATCCGGTTTGAATACTAAATTCATATTTTACTAATTGATATAATCCCTATTTCCTTACTTTATAATTATAATTTTTATAGTTTTATATGACTTTTACAATTATAATTATATACAATTCATTCAAACAATTATCATTCGAATATAAAATCATCTATACATTTATAAACCAACTTTTTCAAAAATTTTATAATTCTTTTAAAAATATCAAGGTTGAATAAATCAGATGAAGGGATTTTAAAAAAGAATGCATATAAGTATATAAAAATACAAAGCAAGTATGAAAAAACGTAGAGAGATAAATATTTAATATACGAAGTCATGCTTTGATTATTAAAAAAACTGCACATTGCCGTTTCACACATTCCTTTATTGTAAAAGAAATAATAGGTGTCCAATATTCCATTTATTATTTTATGCGTGCTATTTTTATTGTTTTTTACAACAATCGAATCTTTTATTTTATCTTTTCCAAGCAAGTCAATGAAAAGCTGTTTTTTAATAATATTATTCTCTGCATTTCCCGTATGATCATGTGTTTTAAATATATAAGGTTGCCACCCATCCATGTATCGATTTTTATACAACATGTCGTTCATTGTAATAAATGGAATATAGCAAGATTTTTTTATGGTTTCAAATATGTCATGCAGCGACTTGTATTTTCTTTTGACGATTTTTTTACAGCGCTTCACGTCGAAATATGTAATGTACAGCTTGTAATTAACTAAGCGAACAATATCTGATTCGGTTACATTTCCTTTTTCGTAGAATGCGGTCTCAATCATTTTAAAAATATTTGCAAGAACCGGTTCTGTAAAAATAAATTTCTTGTTTGTTTTAAAACTTTCTATAACAATTTCATATATCTTTTCTTGAAATATTTCAACATGACCGGTCAAGTATAACAGTGCAACAAAGGAGCTTGCACTGCATGAAGATATTCTATGAATCGCAATTTTATTTTTATTTTGCATTTCTCTCAAGAAATATAAACAACCGACCAAATAAATGGCATTGAATGCTCCGCCACTTAGAATAACGTCAAGGTGAATAATGCAATTTTCATCCTGTTGAATGTTATCCACCATATTTGTTACAACATCCTGCAAATTCATATTGATCATATTTATATTACTTTATTAAGTTATAGAAATATTTATTTTTTATATTTTTTACACTTTGTATTTTATAAAAAATAAAAAAATAATTAAAATAATTAAAATATTTAAATATTTAATATATTTAAAATATTTAAAATAAATATTAAATACAATTCAAAAAACTAATATATTACATTAAAATCACAACTAACTATTACAATTAAATGCAACATACATGTCATTTTGATGATTATCTTCAAAAACATAAAAAACATTCGATGCATCCAAAAATAACGGAGCTTTATAATAAATTCCCGAGCACAATACATAATTTAAAAAATTTAATATTTTATGGAACAGCGGGTGTGGGGAAATACACTCAGGTGCTGTCATGCATACAAAAATATAGTCCGAGCGAATTAAAATACGAAAAACGATTAACGGTGAATTACGATAAAGAACAGTATTTGATAAAAATGAGCGACATTCATTTTGAAATCGACATGTCGTTGCTGGGGTGCAATGCAAAAATGCTTTGGAATGAGATATATGCTCAAATCATTGATGTAATTGTGTCTTCCACATCTCACAACCAGGTGGGTATAATGATTTGCACAAATTTTCATAAAATAAACAGCGAGCTACTTGATAATTTTTATAGTTATATGCAAGGCGTTAATTCTGTCCGTTTAAAGTACATTATCCTGACAGAACATGTCGGATTTATTCCAGATAATATACTGCATAATTGTAGGATCATTCATGTTCCTAAACCATCGTTGACGAATTATAATAAATGTTGCGCATTAAATATTGAGTTTGATAAATTAAGAATAAAAAATAATCCGGCTACTACAACGACTACAACGGCTGCGTCTGCTGAAACTGTTGCAACAATAATACAAACACAAATACAAAAGCACGTTAAAGAAAAAGATTTTATAAATAGTAACGTCGCGCTCTCACATCCATATGAAAAGATATGCAACGATATACTTGAAATTTTGAAAAATCCGAACGATTTGGCATTTTTATCATTTAGAGACATGCTGTATGATATTCTTATTTACAATTATGATCTGGGAGAGTGCATTTGGTATATTTTAAACAATTTAATAAAAACGAATTACTTACAAATGGATGATTTATCTGATATTTTAATAAATACATATGCGTCACTTCAATATTTTAATAATAATTATAGACCAATTTACCATTTAGAAAATTACATGTATAACTTAATATCAAAGATACATGGATTTTGAAAAATCAAAAATTAAAAAATCGCGATTCATCCTGGAATTAACGCCAAATAAGAAATACACATTGGATGAATTGAAAAAAAAGTATAGAATTGCTGCGCTGAAATATCATCCCGATAAACATTTCAATTCAGACGATGCAAAAGCGAAATTTCAAGAGATTAACGAAGCGTATATATTCTTATGTGGAAAGTATGATTCGGATGCAGATAAAAATACGGAATCGTACAAATACAATGAACACGAACATTGTTATTCCGAATTATTTTCCAGTTTTATAAACTCTCTCATGAAGGATTTTTCAAAAACAAAGGTAATAGAATTGAATGTTATTATACAGGTGCTTATGAACAAGTGCGTATCGATAACTTCGACAATTTTTGACAATATGGATAAAGAATCGCTGCTGTTTATATATAACTTGATTATGAAATATGATGCAGTTTTAGATATAGGCGGCGAGAGATTGAATCGAGTTATCAGTTTAATTAAAAATAAGTTGCAAATGAATGATATTATAATTATTCGTCCCACTATTTCTGAATTATTTGATATGAATAACATACAAGTGGTTGAGCACGAAAATAAAACATACTATGTTCCGCTGTGGCACACGGAATTGTATTATAGTATTAGTAACGACTACAAAGATCAGAGAGAGCTTATTGTAAAATGCATTCCAAAACTACCGGAATATATCTATATCGATGAGGCAAATAATATTTACGTTGACGTTAGAACGCGCGTCGAGAATTTATTTAATCAGACCACATTGTCAATTACGCTCGCAGATTCGGTTTCATTTGATATTCCGGTAAATATGCTCGAATTTAAAACGAATCAAACGATTACGCTAACAAAATGCGGCATTCCAATGATAAATACGGAGAATATGTATGACGTTTCAGAGAGAATGAATGTTATTATTCATTTAGAAATATTGATTTGATTTAATGGCATTAATAATAATAAATTATATTCATTTTATTTTTATTTTTATTTTTATTTTATTATTATTTATTATATTATATAAGCATTTTCTCTCTATTCTCTCTATTTTTGCTATTATGAACCCAATTCGAATCGCGATATTGTTTGTTTTGATCAATTTTTGTGTCGCATATGTTTCAGACAATGTGCTGAACGACTTGTCAAAGTATTCAAATATAAAGGCATTCAGCTCTCTTGCTCCTTATTTTAAAAATAAATCCATTGTTGTCGCCGGCATATATGCTGGACTAACGATTGCAATTGCCACGATTGCATTAATGATTTTATATCGAATGATTTTTTATGTGTATTTGCCAAATGCGCCCTCGACATACGTTGTATTTTTTGTATTGGCATACGCGATTGGATACGCGATGGACGTCATCATATATAAAACGAATATTTTCGATACCTTGCAACCATTTTATAATGAAGTGGGTGCTGGAAATGGGGGAGCGCTTTCGTTTCTGTTTTCCCTGGTTGTAAGTTTTGGACTGTTACAATTTGTAAAATATTTGACAATGTAAAATATTTAACAATGTAAAATATTTAACAATATAAATAAACGATTTAATGACAAAGAAAAATATATTATAATTAAATAATATTATTTATAATAAATGTCGTCTGAAAACGGTAATAGTAATAATAATAATAATAATAATGGATATACGATACGGAATTTCGGATACGGTTATGTAGCAGGCATGGCGGGAATTGCTGCGAGCCACCCGTTTGATACGATTAAAACGAATATTCAAAAAAGACAAGTAATTAACTATAATATAAGGAACTTGTATAAAGGTGTAGCAGCTCCGCTGTTCGGTGTGGGATTAGAAAAAGCGATTGTATTTGGGACGTATGAAACAACAAGAAAATACACTAATAGCGATTTTATCAGCGGGGGTTTAGCGGGATTAACCGCCAGTTTTGTCGTGACACCATTCGAGAGAATTAAAATATTGCTTCAAACTGATCAAAAAATAGAAAAGAATATGATCAATCGGAAATTTTTGTTTCAGGGACTAAGTGCAACTTTTTACCGGGAAACTCCCGGATTTGCAATTTATTTTTCAACATATAATTATTTAAAAAATGTAATTCAAGAAAAAACATATTTACAAGAATTGGAAGAATATAAGAAACAAAATCCTCGACTGTCGTCATATGTTACAGAAAAAATAGAAAAAATAGAAAAAACAGAAAAAATAGAAAAAAAAGAGGAAATACATCCATTTGATTCATTTTTAATTGGAGCATTTTCTGGATGCGCATCTTGGATTTTCATATATCCGCAGGACAGAATTAAGACGCACTTGCAAGCGTGCAAAGAACGGCAAATGGGTTTTGGAGAAGGGTTAAAAGAGGTATTAAAAGATGGAGGATATCGCGGGCTTTACAGGGGATTTCATTATGCGCTCATGCGAGCTGTACCGTTGCATGCAACGGCTTTTATGACATTCGAATTATGTAAAAAGTATTTGAATTGATTCAATTTACACGATACTTATATGACATATGGCAAAAGGTATTCATCAGAGTGATTGTAATTAATATTATTTTTTTTAGAATCTTGTATCTTCTGTATTTTTAGTTTATGATTTTCGATACCAGTCATCATATCAAAACCAGTAGTTTCAAACTTGGCTATATCACAACATCCACAGTGATCCATATTTGCCCAGTACACTTTTCTGGTTTGTATTGTATTGTCATAATCCAAATTCCAACGACCGATCATGACACAATTAGTACCATTATTTTGATGTTTCCACAATCGGAGAAATTGAAATATATTAAACCTTGATTTCACCATTTTCACAATTTTTTATGAACTTTGGATCCGTATTAAATTTAAATAAATTGTTTTCAATTTTTATACATATTTATATTTACAATTGGTACCGTACCCCTTAATAACTACCTTTCTTCGTTTTATACTCAATAAAATTATTTTAATATATTGTATATACTAAAATAATAAACTAGTATGAATGATTCTGATAATAATGATGAATGCGAATCTTGTAAATGTAAATGTATTACAAGAGATACAAGACATTGCATTCGAAATGAAATTACAAATATGAAATGTCAAGTTGAGAGAATAGAAGAAAAACTTGATATCATATTACAAAAATTGGATAACAGTATTATAAAAAATTGTGATAAAATGGGCGACCATATTGATTTTGTGAATAACGTTTATGAGACGGTAAAGGTGCCGTTGCATTATATTTCAAATAAAATACACAAGATTGCGAATCCTCTGTCGGCGGGTTCATCGGCATCATTCATAGAAGATGCTAATACTAAGTAAAAAACTTAAAATTGTTACCTGTTATTTTTATTTGTTTTTATTTGTTCCATCATATATTCAAGCAATGGTTGAAAAATAGATTTTTTGTTACTTTTAGTAAACTTCCATTTTTCATTTATAATGCATGGACAATTATTACAAGTTATTGTTTCGTGTTCTGATAATATTTTTCCAATTTTATGTATTATTTGTTCTGTTGGGACTAAATATCGGCGGTCTTTATTTCTATAATAAAATTCTTTACTTCTTTTGAAAGGACACCATCTCAATTCTACAAGTTCTAATTTTAAATATATGCTCGATAATAATAATAAATCGTTTGTTACATTCTTGAATGTTTTTATACACCATGATTTAATTTCATCTGTTGTTATTTTTCTTTTTCTATTCGTTAAAACAGTATCTAAAAATGCATCGAAGAATTCAAGATTTTTAATATTTATTTTTTTCAGTAAACTAGAGTCGTCAATAATGTTTTGTTTTGCAGTTTCAAATACTCCATTACAAATGGAACACCAGTCGCATGATATTTTAATATTTTCATATTTATCATCAATATCTAAAAAACAAATATTTTTTTCTAAATTGTGTAATGCTGGTTTTAAAATATGAAATACGCGCATAAATCCTTTCAAATTAACATAATGAGGAAGTATATGTGATGCTTCATTTGTTTTATCTGCATTTATTCCTGATCCCAGTGTTGCATATACAATTATTGAATTGATTGAAATATTTAATAGTATTAAATCTTCCTTAAAGGATATAACCATTTAATTTAATAAATAAAATAATATACACTTTTTAATAATATATTGGCTAAATAATTTTTTATTAAGTAAAAAATTGAAATTTATGTTGGATAAATTGTAAATTGGATACATTAAAGCGCAAAGCAAAGAGACAAGAAAAAAAAATAATGTTGCCATTATTCAATTCTGCTGTTATGAATACGACGAATGCTGACAATGATGACAATGACAATAAAAATGGAAATACTGTGAATACTGTAACATTGGATTTGCGCGTTTCATGTAATACATTTTGGAAGTATCAAATGAAGCTGAAGGTCGATCGGGATGAATTTATCGAGCCAAATGACGAGAGAAATTCGAATGATATAAATATAAATGCGAATTCATGTTTCCATGAAAAAAAAACGCCTGTATTCTCAAGATTGGAAAGGCACTTGTGTGATGCAATGATTGCACACATTCATGAAGATTTATTGCTAAATGGACAAGAAGATCAAATAAAAAAATTGTGCGAGGTTTCAAGTAAATTTCATATTCACGGACACTCCACGAATTCGTTGCTTTATCACCAATCCAATGCTCCTCATGCCGATCATGGCGGCTGCATTTACATTTGCAATCATTGAGTTGGAGTATTTAAAACCTACGCAAATGTCTGCTCTACTGGTACTTGGTGTACTGTCTGTCCTCCATATTTATTGTATCTTTTAGATGATCCTTTTTTAAATAAAGTTTGCTGGGCCGCTAAAAGACCGAGAGGAACAACCGCTTCCACAAGTCCGCCACCTCTTCTCTTAGCATTTCTCTTGTTGCTTCTCTTAGCATTTCTCTTGTTGCTTCGCTTGTTGCTTCGCTTACCGCTTCGCTTATTGCTTCGCTTGTTGCTTCGCTTATTCCTAGATTTAGAACGTGAATATTTTTTTGCAGTTCTTCTTGATCGGCGTCCTCCAAAATTAGGAGTACCATCAGGAGAAGGACTACCACCAGGAGAAGGAACACCCCCCTTCATTGCATTTACATTTTTTAAAGCTGCCAGTTCATAATTTTTTTGAACATATAAATTGTGAGCTTTATTTGCCAATTGGTTACCCATTTGGTCGAAAGAAACGCCGCTTAATGATGCAGGTGTTAAAGGGGTTGGAGCGCCGCCGGTTTGCCCTCCTGGGAGGCCTCCTGGGAGGGCGCCGCCGGAATCATATCTCATCACAATGCCACCTTCTTGAAATATTTTTTGTTCTCCACCACGCATCTTACGTTTCTTACCACCAAATACTACTTCTCTTCCCATTTTGCCCATTATGTAATATAATTGTATATATTATATTATATACACATATAAAAAAATAATAATAGTATTAGTTTTTTTTTCTTTTTCTTTTTCCTTAATAAATAAATAAAAAAATAAGAATTAAGAATTTGGTTGTAAAACTTGTGAAATATAATTGTTACGCAATAATAAAATAAATATTCCTAAAACTAAAAAAAAACTAATTAATAAAAATAAAACGGATAAATAAATGTACGGGTATATTTCTTGAAGAATTAATTGTATAATTGGTTTAAATAATTGTTTTAATTCATTTTTCACATCTTCGCGTTTAATTATATCTAAACAATAATCGATTGCTTTATTTTTGAATTGATTAGTATTGTGAATAGAAGCATTGCTATTAGAATCAATCATATTTATTAACTATATTGCATACTATTATTTATACAATGAAACGTAATATTGGCTTATATAAAAAAAATATGATGGTTTTTTTTATTTTTTTCATTGTATTTACGAAATGTGTTTGTGAATTATTGTGTTTGCGAATTATTGTGTTTGTGAAATGTAATTGCGAAGTGTAAATGAGTATCGAACTTCTTTGATTTTTTTTTGAACTGGAATCTCATGCGTAAATTCCTTTTGAAATTTTCCACCCATCTGAATCATCTGTCCCGAAATTGTGGGAATGTCGGATACAACCTTTTTTGTCTTCTTGTCCCGAATGCGAAACTTGCGAACAGCGCCATATGAAACAGAAACGACAGAAACAACACCAATGCCATTGTCAGAAGTAACATTGCGTTTTCGATCAGAGTGTGCACCAGTGCGATCGTTGCCATCTTTGTACCGGGTTACCAGTATCCCGTTGAAATTTGAACCAAACAACTGGTTCACATGTTGTAACATCTTTTCAAGCGACGACGTGAGTGCTTGTGGTTTTGCAGTTTGTCCCGTGTAGCGGTAACCATCGCATTCGTTTGAAAAGAACCCGACATCGCGATGCTGGTACATGGTCTTTCCATACATGACAATCGGTGGATTTTGAATCAAAAGACCAGAAACATCTGCCACACAACTTTCCAACAGTCCGTCATCATTGAATGGTGTCACACTCAAAAATGAATCAGTTGTTTCAATCAGCTTCGTCATTATCTTATCTTGTGTTGGAAACTACATGTACAAAATATGAATATTTTTTTTTCAATTTATTTTATTAGTAATGTAATTAAAATTGGTTTGTAAACAATCTTAATTACATTAATAATATTAATAATATTATCATTAATAATATTAATAATATTATTAATTAGTTTTAAAATAAAAATATATAAAAATAAAACTTTATAAAATGTATTATTATAATTAATTATTAACTACAAGTTATTTAAAATGGAAAATTCGGATGTATCAATACTATCATATGATGACAAGGATATAAATTTATCAAATATTGTTCTTTCCATGCCATCGAGCATTCAAGGGGGGTCGTATTTTACCAAAATACAATATTTGAAACGCCCGCTTTACATGCAATCTCCGACATGTATTTCAAAGCAAGGAATCATAACTGTTGGTAAAAAGACGTACATTGATTTAATTATTTCAAATGAAAAAGATGGAGAATTCATTTCATTTTTAGAAAATTTGGAAAAGACGTGCATTGATATTATTTTTGAAAAAAGGCATGTCTGGTTTACAGATGATTTAGAAAAAACCGACATTGAAATGGCATTTGCGTCAATTATAAAATCATACAAGAATGGAACAAGCCATTTATTGAAACTAAATATAAATAATGCGAATAATACGAATAACAATATAAAACACGGCATTGGTGGTGTACAGAACTGTTTTATTTTTGACGAAAATAACAACACTTTGCCACTTGACCATGTCAAACCGGAAATGCAATTAATCACCATTATTGACTTTGAAGGAATAAAATTTACATCGAAAAGCTTTCAGTTTGAGATGAATGCTCGTCAGATACTGATAATAAATGAAAAACCGGTATTCAATTCGTGTCTGATAAAACCAAAAAAGAATGTTTTTGAAAATAGTACCACTACAAATGATGGAGCAAATGAGAATGGAGCAAATGATAATGGAGCAAATGAGAATGATGGTGCATTAATTGCAACTAATCTAACTCCGATTATGTTAGAAGGTTTAGACATAAACAACAACAACAATATTCATAAAAAACCAGAAATAGTAAAAGATTTAGAAGATATTGATAAAAACATTCATACGAATGAAAGTGTAGTTGAAAGTGTAGCGGAAAGCGCAGCGGAAAGCGCAGCGGAAAGTGTAGCGGAAAGCGCAGCGGAAAGTAAAGCGGAAAGTAAAGCGGAAAGCGCAGCGGAAAGTGTAGCGGAAAGCGCAGCGGAAAGTAAAGCGGAAAGTAAAGCGGAAAGCGCAGCGGAAAGTAAAGCGGAAAGTAAAGCGGAAAGTAAAGCGGATGAAAATGATCAACTAATCGAGATTGATTTAGAAATACCTCCAGAATTAGATTCTAAATTTGAAAAAATTAAATTACAAGACGCAAATGATGTCTATTATAAAATGTATAAGGAGGCAAAAGAAAAAGCAAAATCTGCAAAAAAAATAGCAGTTGAAGCATATTTGGCTGCTGAAGAAATAAGGTTTACATATAACTTAATTGATAATGAAAGCGACAGTGACAGCGACGAAAGCGATAGTGATAGTGATAATAATAATGACAATAATTACAATAATGACAATAATGACAATAATGACAATAATGACAATAATGACAATAGTAATGACGATTAATACAAAATAAATATAATTAAAATATAAAATATAAGGCGATTTGTAAACTTGTAAACTTGTAAACTTGTAAACTTGTAAACTTGTAAACTTGTAAACTTGTAAACTTGTAACTTGTAACTTGTAACTTGTAAACTTGTAAACTTGTAAACTTGTAAAAAACAATTAATTAAATTTCAACTATTTTATATTTAGTCATATATTTCAATTAAATATAAATTTATAAAAATATTTTATCATTTATTTTATATAATATATAATATAATATAATCATGCTTGAAAATTTACAAAGATACGTCAAAAGCCATCAAGTGCTCACTGTTTTAGCATCCCTTGTGTTAGTTTGGGCTATTTACAACTATTCAGGAAATAAATCCATGTTTCCCGAATACATGTCATCCAATTCCAATTCCAATTCTAGAAATGGAAATAAAAGGAATAAGGGACCTCGAAATGGACCAATGCCTGTAGACGACAGTTCTGTTTACAACCAGCTGGATTCGGTTTCTGCATCAGCTTCTAGTTCAATTGGTCTTCCACCCAACTGCTCCGGCCAGGCCAATATTAATCCTTCAGACCTTTTGCCCAAAGACAACAACAGCTCTTGGAACATGAAGCCAATGGGTTCTGGCGACTTTCTCGGTGTAAACCTTTTAAATGCCGGATACTTGATTGGCGTTGACACCGTTGGAAGTTCTTTGCGCAATGCCAACTTGCAAATCCGCTCCGAGCCACCCAACCCTCAGCTTCAAGTCAGCCCTTGGATGAACACGACCATTGAGCCCGATCCTTTCCGCGCTCCGCTTGAGATTGGCTGTGGTCCCAAGCCCTGCTCTTCATAACAATCCCGCTCTTCATAATTTATTCAATCTTATAATTCAATATTTGTACATTTGTACAAATTATCAAAATAAATAAGGTGTATATAATTTTATAAAAAATATATAATTATATAATAATATACAATAATTAATAATATTAATAACATTAATAACATTATATTTACTTGCTTTAATGGAGGAAACAGGAATATCGTCACTAACAAAAACGCTAACAAATGCATTTAGTTCAAACCCGCCTTCTTCTTCTGCTATAGAACCAATAAGCGATTTTGCAGCAGATGCAGCAACCACGTCAGGATCAGAATCGGGATACAGTATTTGGTCTATCATATCGGGTATATTAATTGTTTTGATTATTTGGGTTTTAATTTTTAATTTATTTAATTTAGGTAAAGTTACAGATTGGATTGAATCCATTTTGAAATTCTTCGGATATTCAACGGGAGAAACGATTAAAACAACCGCCAATGTTGGTGCAGCGGGTTTAACTGGTAGCACGAATGTTGCAGCTGGAGCGTTGGCGGGAGGTGTAAACATGTTGGAAAAGGGGCTAAATTTAACACCCGAAGAAAAAAATCAAAGTCAAGGTCAAGGTCAAAGTCAAGGTCAACAGCAACTTGGAGAATCAGCAGAATCGGCAGTTTTAGCCAAAGGTTTGGCAAATTTGAAAAAAATGACACCTTTTCCCGACGATGCCACCAGCGTAACACAAAGCGGCGGCCGTTCAAAATCGGGTTATTGTTACATTGGCGAAGATCGCGGATTCAGAAGTTGCATCAATGTGGGCGAAAATGATGAATGCATGTCGGGGGATATTTTTCCAACGATGGATATTTGCATCAACCCCAATTTAAGAACATGAAACCGTATTTTTAAACTTTCAACGCTTTCTGTTTTCTGTTATGTCTCGTTTTTTTAAAAGTATTTGAATTTGCGCCACTTTTAAAAGTCGATCTTCGTTTTTTAATTATATCGCCTTTTGGATCTTGCATATTTGTTTTGATTTTTTTATTCACATGTGCAGTTTGTGCAGTTTGTGCAGTTTGTTCAACTTGTGCAACTTGTGCAACTTGTTCAACTTGTTCATTTTGTTCATTTTGTTCAACTTGTTCAACTTGTTCATTTTCTTCTAAAGACATTTGATTCCCCATTTTTTTGTATGTATTTTAATAAAATGTATTATAAAATTATATAAAATATAAATAATTTATACTTGATTTTTAAACTAATTATTTATATTTTTAATTAATTTAATTGGTTATACTTGAATTGAAACATTATACTTGAAACGGTTGTTTTTGGGGCGGCTCGGGCCCATAATATTGCGGCCATTTTGTCCCCCCTGATTTATATGTTCTTATCACTTTAAAATTATACAGCGGAACCGACGGATAATAACAAAGTTTTTGAATTTTACCAGGAACGTCGGAATCGCTCGTTAAAGAACAGCTCACGTTGTTATTATTGCAAACAAGGACGTCGCCGACTCTTTGCAACGTGCTTGTATTCGGATTCGTATACGTATCTGTTTGCGCCGCCCAGCACATTTTTCTGCCTGTGAGCCAGCGATTGCTAGCTGCATTTGCATACTGTTGTTTTTTTGTTATATTGCTGCTGTTGGCTTTATATTTTAATATTTCGGCTTTTCGTCGCTCGTCAAGCTTAACAAAGTCAGTCGAACACGACTGCTGACCTGGAGGACAAGGACACACATAATTAAAGCGAGACCATAAGCGCGTCGGATTTGGATTCACCGTTTTCGTATAATAATTGAATACGCAACAACTCGTTGTACAGTTATTCGCGTTTGAATTCGTTGACATTATTTTATTTATTAACTTTCTAATACTTCCTAATATATTAAAATATCTAGGAAAAGATATAATATTATATTATATTATAATATAATATAATATAATATAATATAATATTATATTATATTAAAGATGACCGATCCAGCGCCTACTCCTACTCCTCCTACTCCCACCTCTCTACCCGCTGTCGCCAGAAGTTATAGTTATGATACAGTAGTTAAAACTAATAAAATAAAAATTAAAAAAATAAACAGTTATGAATACGAAATTAAAATTATTAAATCAAATGATGCATTAATGTACCAGGTATTTGACGAGAATTCTTCAACTTTAAATAATAGTCGTAGAATATTATCTGTACCTCTTTTAAAATGGCATTTTTATGCATATGTATGGAATAAAGGGAAAGATACTGATATTCCGTTTACACCAACAACCGTTATGGAAATATGTAATAAACAATATATTTTTGTAATTAATAATACTATAATAAAAAAAGGAAAAGTAATTTTTCAAATTTCGACAAAAGATATAAATTATGGAAAATTAAATAAATTAAGTAAAATAAAAACAGGTTATTTTAAAAATGTAAGATTTGATATTGACAAATACATTTGGACTACTGGAGTTTGTGAGCCATCGGGGGGTCGAGGTGTTTGTACTATGTTTGATTGTATTAAATGGAATAATAGTGGTGGTGTTTGTCCACAAGGAGCGGTATTTAACTCTATGTGCAGCGTATGTTGTATTGCTGATAGTGGTCAATGTTTATCGTTTATCCCCACCAGCGTTGGATTAGTCCGAGATGGGAAACAGATGGCTTGAAATCAGTTCGATTTATTCTTAATAGAAAAAAACCATGATGTACGCGTGCGCGCAGCGGCGCATAAATAGTGCTGATGAGTGGTGTGTTGTGGCCACACAACCGCGACCTTTCGTTAGAGGCCTTCTCCACTGCAGGTTTGACAGGTGTGGCTGGTGACAGTAAGTTGAGTCAGTTGGTGTTGTTGGTTGGTGATAACAAGTGTTGCCGGTGACACACACACACACACACACACACACACACACACACACACCATATTAGCACAATAGGATAAACTTAACGAAAACAAATATAATAATTATATTTAATATAAATATAAAATCAAATTAGAGATATATTATAATTGTATAATACTCTTGTATAATAGATAATAATTAATAATACGCTTCTATCATCATATCATCGTCATAATATAATGTTCAACATAAGCTACGTTATCCCTATTATTTGTTTTTGGAATTCAATACTGAAAGAAACATTAAAATACAAACAAGAATCGACGGCTAAAAATATTGTCCATTTGATTCATTCTCTTATATTTATTTTACACCACAATTATAATTATAATATAGATTATGCAATCCACATAAGCATCGGATTCTATACGTATGATCTAATGTATATTATTTCATCCATTTTAAAAATGAAAACAAAAAATGATTTTATAAAACATTTTCCCTATATAGTTCATCACCTAATTGCAATTTATTTATTAAATGCATCATTTATGACTGAGAGTAAACAAATATTATTGGGTGGATACAATATTCTTGAAATGTCAAATATAATGTTATACGTATCGCATCATATACACAAGGAATATAATGATCACTTGAAAATGAATGCGGCATCAGAATTTATTCAGTTGTTGTGGTATTCTTATTTCAGAATGATTAAATTTTTTTCTTTTGTATACGAAAATAAAATATATTTTTTTCGTTTTAATTTTACTTCTCAAACGATGATAGTCATGTTATATTTTATGGGTGTAATATGGAGCTATAAATTAACTAAAAAAAATATCAACAACTATCACAGGTTGAAACAATTGTATTATAGGACGACGACGACTGTTAAAGATTGATTATTTATTTATTAACTTACATTAATTTACAAAATTACAAAATAAATAAATATAATGAATTAACTATATTTATTTAAAGATAAACCAATGATACTATTTAGTTATAAAAATAACAAAAATAACATTGACAATGACAAATGTCCCATCTGTTTGTTTAAATATGATTGTTAAAAATGAATCACATATTATTGAAAGAACGCTTGAAATGCTGTGTTCAAAAATATGTTTTTCGTATTGGGTAATTTGCGACACTGGGTCTACAGATGATACGTGTAACATAATCAAAACATTTTTTAAAAAAAAAAATATTACAGGCGAGTTATATGAAGACGAGTGGAAAAATTTCGCTCATAATAGAACGCTGGCATTGAACAGCGCGTACAACAAATCCGATTTATTGCTTATATTTGATGCCGATGACGAGATTTGCGGAGAAATAATTCTTCCGAAAACGGTCGATTGTGACGGATATTTTTTTAATTTTGGTGGATCTGGAATAACGTATCAAAGGATTTTGCTAGTGAATAATAGAATTCGGTGGTGTTTTAAATCGGTGATTCATGAATTTATTGCATGTTTGCGTGATAATGGCGATTATACAACAACAACGGTTGAAGGGGATCATTATGTAGTTTCAGGAAGAAGCGGAAGCAGAAGTCAAGATCCTCACAAATACGTGAAGGATGCGCGCATTTTGGAAGAAGCGTATTTTGAAGCAAAGAAAACGAATGATGACTTGCATTTGCGCTACGCGTTTTATTGTGCAAACAGTTACAGGGATGCTGGCATGTCGGAAAAAGCAATTGAATGGTATAAAACCACACTGCAAAATAATAATTGGCACCAGGAAAAATACATTAGTTGTTTGTACATGCATAATGAATACTGTAAGATCGGCGAACAAGAAAAGGGTATGCATTACCTGGTGGAATCGTTTAGATATGACACCGAGAGATTGGAATGTGTATACACTCTAATTAAGCACTATTGCATCGTTGATTTGAATCGGGTTGCTTACCAGTATTATGGAATGGTGAAATCGTTTTATGAAACGAATTATTTAACACATTTTAAAACAAATTTCAGCGGGAAACTGTTCGTGGATCAGTCCGTTGGAAATTTTTATTTACCGTATTACATGATTATCGTTGCAGATAAAATGATTGGCACTGATCCAACCGCTAGAGATACAATTTTAAAAATGTACGAAATTGTTTTTATTACCAAATGTTTTGTAAATTCAGAATTTCATATACGTAATTTCCTATATAATTTGCAGTTTTTCATAGATTATTCCAGCCAACATTCAACCGCATTTATCGGGTTGTTTCAATCGTTTATTGATTTGTTGGATTCGAATAATTTTAATGTGCACGGTTATGAATTTATGAAACAGTACGACAAGTACGGAATCAAGTATAAGATGCCGATTCCGATTCTGCCTGTATGCGCATTTTCAATGGAAGAATGCAAAAAAAGTAATAAAATATTATTTTATTCCGGTTTCGCTCCATTTGCTTGGAATTATACGTACAGCACGCAGCATGCGCTGGGTGGTTCCGAAACCGCGCTGGCAAATCTTTCCAGATTGTTTCCATCGGATTTTGAGATTTACGTTGCAGGCACCGTTTTGGAAGAGAAGATCGACAACGTTACATATGTCAACATACAAAATCTCTCCAAGTTGGTAAAAACAAATGCTTTTCACACGGTGGTGGTTTCGAGGTATGTTGGATTTTATGAAATGTTTCCTGAAACGGCGTACTACCAATCATTCATTTGGGCACACGACGTCGTGCTGCTGTCGCACGGTTCAAACATGGATACCGAATCCATATTGAGAAAATGGTCTACTAAAGTCACGGGCTGCGTTTGTCAAACGGAATGGCATAAAAATTTGTTTGTAACGAATTATCCTGTTCTGCAAGATAAAATGTTTGTAATCAATAATGGAATTATTTTGGATAAATTTACATGTAACCCGGTAAAAATCTCAAATCGGTTCATCTATACGTCATGCAGCGAAAGAGGATTAGATCGGTTGCTCGAATTGTGGCCTCAAATTGTTGAAAAAATGCCTGATGCCGAATTGTGCATCAGTTCTTATAACCGGTTTCCATCGAATGATTTTGAATTGCGGTTGCGCGACATCATGCAACAGTATGAAGGCATCAAACACGTGGGTTCTTTAAACAAGGCGCAACTGTATGAAATGATGGCAAGCGCGGAATACTGGTTGTATCCGACCAGTTTCAATGAAACTTCTTGCATTACGGCAATGGAGATGCTCATGTCGGAAGTAATTTGCATATATTATCCGGTGGCTGGACTGGTAAACACGCTCGGAAACTATGGCATTGTTGTGAATCGGGGTCAAGAAATAGATGCGATTTTAGAACTGTCTACAAACAGGAAAAATTCTATAAAAGAAGCTGGTAAAGAATATGCGACGAGTTGCAGTTGGAATAATCGATCGTTGCAGTGGTTGGAGCTAATGTGCTTGAATAACAATAGTAATAATGGTACTAATAATGGTACTAATAATAATAATGATAAATTTTTTAAAAAAAAACAGTGGTACTTCTATTATCGTAATTTTACAATTGAAACCATTTCCCAGTTTATTGAAAATCAATTCAGTTATAATGGTACCACATATGAAATAATTATTACCGATAATGCGGACGAAATTGTAAAATCAAATCCAAGCAAACTATCATTTATACATGCGTTATTTGATGAAACTATTTCGGAACGTCTTGATGCGAAATGTGAAGTTAGCATATTACAAACAGAACCGCTGAATTTGCCTTGGCGCTTGAATGCCATATTAGATTTTCACAATAAACATCCATCTTTAAAAATATACGACTATAGTAAATCGAATATAAAAATAATGAATCAGCACAACATTACAAATTGCGAGTATTTGTCATATAATATGCAGTCGGCCGAGCGAAATAAGTTGATACATTTTTTGGACGAACACAAGGATAAAATATATGATTTTGGATTTATTTATGACTGGAAAAGTTTGCCACACATCATTGATCTACCAAGAAGAAGAAAGGTGGTTGACTTTTTAAGAATGAGCGGATTTAAAGTAAATATTGTGGCGGGTTACGGTGATGATAGAGATACGGAATTATCTAAATGTAAAATTATTTTGAATGTACATGGTCAAATCAATACTAATGAAAATCCTTCGCCAGCCGAATGTTCTAATATTTTTGAACACATTCGCTGTGATAGATTATTAGAATGCGGGTTCAATGTATTGTCAGAGTCAAGTTATGAATTGGATGTTGAATATAGTAACGCGTACAAGAATAATCTAACGGTCATCAAATATGAGGATTTTTTTGATATCAATGTAATAAATGGCGTGATAATGAGTGTAGAGACAAAAAAACGCGAAGAGCCGAAAAAATATTGTTTCATTCATAGTTGTACTCTTGAAAATGTGGGCACATATCGTTTAGATCACTTGATAAAAACGTTGCGCCTTACTGAATGTGAAAATGTATTTGAAAAAATCATTATTAATAATATTGGATTACCCATTGAGAACATTTATGGGGACAAATACGAGGTTATCAACTGCTCTGAAAATAGTAAATTATACGAAAATCCCACTATCAATTTAATAAATGATTTCTCTAAAACGAATCCCAACAGTTATATTTTATATATACATACCAAAGGCATTAGGTATTCGAAAGAAGACGTCGCAGAGAATGATTGGATAAATTATATGCTCTATTTTTTAGTAGAAGAATATAAAAACTGTATATCTATTTTAGATGAAAAATACGATACGGTTGGTTGTGATTACAGCATTGATTTAGATCAAAGGATTTTTAATGGGTATCACCCGTATCCTCCTCCTCCTCATTATAGCGGCAATTTTTGGTGGGCGAATTCGAATTATTTGAAAACATTACCGAAATTGTGCATTCAACCGCCTGAGAGAAACGCGCCTGAATTTTGGTTATTTCAGAATAATCCTAATTTTTATAATTTACATTTGTCGCATATGAATATTCATATTTATAAAACTTATCCGAGAAGTGCGTATGCACACAACAAAGCACATACGACAATTCAAGTAGAACAATAACGCCAATAGAGAATACGGGTTTAAACATTTTATAGAATAATTTTTATACAATTTATTTTATTTTTATGAATTTTATACAGTTCATAAAAATAAAATATATATATATTATAAGCGGTGCGATGAAATATGTTGATTGGATATTTACTAACGAATCATTTTCACTATCGATTTATTCGATGATTTTGTTTTTTATATTGACTCCCGGAATTTTGTTTAGAATACCTTTAGGAGGGTCGAAAATAACTGTGGCATTAACGCATGCGGTAATATATGGTTTGATGTGGCATTTGACAAGTCATTTTGCATGGCAAATAATGCAATAAAATTATTCATCGTAATATTAAATTAAATTTAAATTATTAAATTTAAATTATTAAATTAAATTATAGTTATAAAAAAAATATAATTTAAATACTAATATTTTTGTAAGTTATATGTGGTGTTGTATGCATACTTCTTCATTCTTTAGATTTAAAAAATTAATTGAACATCATGAAAAAGACATAGATAATAATAATGCTAGCAACAATATTAATAATAATAATAATAATAATAATAATAATACAAATATTAACGATAATAACGATTACGATAATTCATCTATAACAAATAATATTGAAGAATTTAAATCACTTTTTAGAACTCAGGAGAAATTGTGTTATGAATTGCGTTCAGAAAATACAATTTTAAAAACGAAATTAGAAATGGCAACAGAATTGAATACGCTTCAATATAAAAAAATTAAAAAATTAAAATGTAAGAAAGATAAATTAAAAATAGAAAAAGCATTATATGAAAAAATATGCTATCATTCAGGAAATTATAATTATAATAATAATAATAATAATAATAATAATAATAATGAGCCAAATAAAAAATATATAAAAAATGAAGATGAAATGAAACAATATACATATCCGCCGCCTCCTCCTCCTCCACTTCCTCTTCCTCCTCCGCCTCCCGCTAATACACAATTGATTCAAAATAAAAAGAAAATGGACGGAAATCCTTTAATGAATAGCGTTCTAGATGAATTAAAAAGTAGAATAAAAAAGATGGAGTAATACGGTTTAACTATACATTGATAACAATTTTTCCCAGTCCTTACAATATATTGTGTTATATGCGGTTAATGCCATTACCTGTATTAATTTTATTGGATTATAACCATTTAATGTTACTATATTTATGAAACCTTGTAAGAATCTATATAAAACCCATCTTTCTGAATAATATATGTTCTTGATAATATTTGTTCCTTCAAACATTCTTAAATCATATCCCATCGTGCCATTTGCTTCTAAAACAAAAAAATCAGTTCCATCTAATAATGAATTCAAATCCTTATATTTGATATCATATCTACCAACATGGAAATTTGGTATGCGATTACTAATTTTGTTAATTACATTATTTAATTTTGGTGTTACTACATGAGTTATATCTTCACAACTCACACCGTCATTACACGCAGGTCTAATAATACTGTTTGATTTTTTTATTACCATAGATTTAATATTTTTTTCATATAAAATACCTATTTCATTATTATAAGATATATATGATTGAACCATTATGTCTTCGATATTATTATTTTCTATATATTTATTTGCTTCATCTAAATTATTAATTATTACAACACCTATACTACTTCTAGAACATTTTATTGGTTTGAAAATAACCGGATATTCTAGATTTCTTATATTCGTATTTTTTAATATACTCATTTTTGGACGATATTCAGAAGGTACATTTAATAATATTGAAAATTTATTTTGATTAACATTATATGGATTTACATTCAAAAACAGTATCCATAATATTAGGAATGATATGAAGAATGATAATGCGAGTTTTAAATTAAAAATATAATGTATTATAAATCCTAGAATACCGGTATGGATTCCTTTAATTATAATGGGTAATATTGACAGAATGTGGTTAATCATTATGATATTATTATTATAATAATATAATATTATTAATTATATTGTATTAAAAAACAATATTTTCATCAATCCATTTTTTTATTTTAATATTAATGGGGTGCAGTATCGCATTGAGTCCATTTGCATAATCATTGTAATTTGTTTCATCACTTTTCATTGCAATAAATATATTATAAATAATTTTAAACATTTCGTCATTGTATAAATCTGAAATTTTAATAAATATATCATCCATATCAATTTCCGAGGAAGCAGATGATGCAGAGGAAATAGGAACTGATGAAGAAAATGATGTCATTTCTTTTTCATTTTCTTTTTCTTTTTCTGTTGTTTGGGAAACAATGGGAGCGGCGGGAGCACGGTACATGCCTCTACTCATTTTAGGTTTTCTTTCGTTGGACTCATTACTCATTTTATTCTGATTGTTATTATGAGTAGTATCGTAATTATTATTTAAAGGAGTATTTAAAGGAGGTAGTAACTGAATTGTTGCCATTGCATTATTAGAACTAGAACTAGAACTAGAACTGTCCAACATATTTTTATACATTTGAAGCGTGTGTAGAACGTGCGTTTTATCTGTTTGGTTATAAGTTCGAATTAAATTGCTTATTCCGTGTTTAGCCAGGTCAATTAATAAAGTGAATAATTGAATGTGTTCTGTTCTTACATCTATATAAAATTTTTTAAATCTGCAAAAAATATTGAATAAATAAAATAAATCTTCTTGCATATCGTTATTATACCAGCGCTTAACAGATTGGCCGTATGACGGTGCCTGGATATATAAAATATTATTTTGTATTGTTAATTTTGTACCAATTGGATAATATGATAGTAATGCGATTTGAATCAGTGCTTGCAAAGGTTCGAGAATGGTTTCAAACCTTTCTTTTTTTTTATTTCCACTGATTGTTTTATATAGTAGTTGAATTGTTGTTTGCATGCTAAGTATATTCAGCATATATTTTTAAATAATATTTTTAACAATTTATTTACTATTTATTGCTATTTATAATATGATTGAATGATTGTTGTATTGAATTGATCTAATCTAATTGTGTAATTGATATATATTTATATTAAAAATTATTCAAAAAAAATAACTTTTAATCAAATTTTACACGAATGTTTTTGAAGCTGATGGTAAAAAAGTATTCGTTGGTAGTGTTAAAAAAACATTCGAATTTTGAATATGTTTATTATGAGGTATATTATGAGTTTCGCACCATTTTATACATTTTTGTATATTATGTTTTTTTAAATATTCAATCTTTTCAGAACTTTTATGTATAATCAAATTTAATGTGGCTATTATATTCTCAATTTGATTTTTACCCATAATTGTGTTGATTTCTTCGATTTTTGAAAAAAATGCGCGAACGTGTTTAAAACTAAAAAAACTTTCAATATATAGGTTCGAATTCAGATGATCAAAATTATCATAAAATCTCTCTATAATTGTCCCAATCATTGTTTCGTTTCCTTCCAGATTAAACCCTTTGCACACAATATATTTTTCTGAATTCGCATATCTGCTCGTTTGCGGTTTCATTACATACACACTTTTATACAAACAAGATAACAAATACAAAACATCAATCATCCCAGTTGAAAATGTGTCAAATACTTTTAATACAAAATTGCCATTATTTGCTTGTATCGATAATGCATACACGACTTGGGCAATAATTAGTTTTGTTGCGACATGTTCTTGATTATTAAAATTTTCTGAAAAATCAACTCCTCCATCTCCTGTAACAAGATCAATCGAGTTTTTATATTTATTATAACAATAAACAAAATTATCCTTTGATAATAAATTTCCAGTTTCATCAATACCCTTTTCTATAATTACATTAGGATGTTCTTCTAAAAATCTTTTACTTTTTTTCCAACCAGGACACTTGGAATCATTATTTGTTAGCGTCATGCCATAATACGTATCGTTTGGATTATTTCGCATATAACAAACCGCCTCTATAAATCCACCAGGACCTTCCGCGAGATGAAATGATGTCATATTTAAAGCGGGTAAATATGATCGCGAATTTTGCGAATTTTGCGATTTTGTAAATAAAGGTGCTTTAATTGCAGTATTACCTTTATCATTTTTTATTATAAAAGAATTACTATTGGCTAAATTTGAAACCTCATTCCCGAAACAATTTTTATTTTGACTGTTATTACGAGAAACTATGTTATAATAATAACTATCATGCGTACACCATCCAATATCGTCACATCGATCAATATTTATATTATTTATATAGTTGCACAATGTTTCATTATTGTTATCATTGTTATCATTATTGTTATCATTATTGTTATCATTGTTATCATTATTGTTATCATTATTATTATCATTGTTATCATTATTGTTATCATTGTTATCATTGTTATCATTATTGTTATCATTATTGTTATCATTATTGTTATCATTATTACTACATTTTACATGATTGAATAAATTGAAATGCGTACAAATTTCAATCATTTTGTAAAATGAACGAGAAAGTGGAATCAATCGACTTACTTGAGATTTGCAGTTTGGGACTACCGTGTGAATAAATTCAAACGGATTTGTTAATTTTTTATAATTGTCCCATCCATCCGTTTGTTCTATTTGAATTTTTGTTTCACACAGTGTTTGATAAAGTGAATTGGATAAGAATGCATTTGGTACGCAATCTGTCATATTAAACACAACATCGTCCTCTTTAATACTATGAAATATTTTTGGCAATAAAAAAATACTCATATTTAATATAAATGAATTAATTATATATTAATACAGATAGTAAATATACTAAAATCTAAATAATATCAAGCATAATATCTATATTCTTTTTATGAGTAATAATTATATTATTAGTATTATTAGTAATTAAATTCATTCATTCATTTATTCGGGTGTGGGTGTTGGCGTTTTTTTCAACGTCTTCTTTTTCATAAATATAACTTTTTTTTTAGGAACTTTGCCTTCTTGTTCGCTTTTGCCCTCTTGTTCTTGTTCGTTTTTGCCCTCTTGTTCTTTTTCGCTTTTGCCCTCTTGTTCTTTTTCGCTTTTGCCCTCTTGTTCTTGTTCGTTTTTGCCTTCCATCTCAATTACATCCGGATTTATTTTTTGCCATACCCAATTTGGCTTGTATCTTCCAGCAGTAGTGACGCGTGACAAAATTCCCCTGAAAACCGCATCCTTTCGTTTTTCCGCGTGTTCTTTCATCATATAATCGCCAATGTAGTCGTAGCGAACACTTTGGAACACGATGAATCCGCCTACTCGAAGATGACTCCATAATTCCTCAATGGATGCGTGTAAAAATTGGTCCAGCCACATTTTTTCATTACTAAACATATTGATCGACTGCTTCACGACCGTTTCATCATTGTACACTTCTTTTCCCCACATTGGAGGGCTGAACATTACAACGTCGGCCCATCCTGGCGGCATCGAATTGACACCCGCTGCATTCGGAAGACCATCCTCCAACATTTTCTGTTTTTCTGATGAACCGAACATTTCAATCATTTTATTGAAACCGGGCGTCGATAGCGGATTGGGTTCTACTCCAACATAATTTGCATTCAGCATGATTGCCGCCATTAAACGGCTGCCGTATCCTCCTGCTCCGTCCAATATTTTCAGATTTGAAAAATCGTCTGATGACGACATTTCCGGAAACAACAGTTTCCATATAACAACGTAAACAAATACGTTTTCTGCACTCGACAGATACACCTTCTTCTCCTTACCGTCTACAATTGACGACTTCATATTAAATTCTCGGCTACCGCTACTGCTACCGCTACTACCGTCCGACGATTGATTCATAATCGCGCCGTGCAAACTCTCGTCTGTTATTTCAACGGACTTGCGTCGCAATAATCGAACCGCCTTTTCAACCAGCGTTCCTTTTATGAAATGCTCTTCCAATGACGGCTCCCCCTTTGCCAAACGCACCGTTATTTTTGAAGGTTCCGTAAAATAATCCACCAGTAAATAGTCCTTATCAAGCACGTTTTCATCAGGCGACTTGATCGAAATGAATTCGCCCTTCCCTTTGCTTTTCCCATTCTTAAATTTCAAATTGTCGTTCGCGCCAATGTATTGCCTTATAAACTTGTTCACTTCTTCCGTCTCTTTTTTCCCCGTTAATATATCATACGGCGTATTCTGTATGTAATGCTCTTTGGTTAGCGTCGCTATTGAAACATCCGCGACTTTGTTTTTGATCAGCGCATAAGCTGCCTGCACATCATCCTTCGTCCAAAACCGCTCGACAAACGGGAATCCCTTTTCAATGATTGCAATTGTCCGATCATGCTCTGATTCATACTTTTCCGCCTTTTCACTATCAACGCTGAATATGGGGTCGATCGCATTCTTATAAATCCAGTCCCAAAAATCACTGCAAAATCGCTCATAAACTTCTGGGCTTTCTTTTTTTACATCATTCACGCCGTAGTCGTGGCGCGCATTAATTTCCAACAGTTTTACTCCGCCGTCGCTGGAAACCATGAAATCGCACCCAAACACTTCAAACCCGTATTTTGATTCGCGCGTGCTCGCAATGTGCGGTTTATATACGTCGTATGCACATCGCAACACTTCGCGCATTTGCTGCATTATGCTTTTGGCCTCTTTATCGCTGATTCCCAGTTCCCTCGAATCCGGAAATAAACGATTCTTTTTCGTCGACTTGAAATGCGTGTCGTGTATCTTTTTATTCGTATAGTCCGCATCCTTGTACGGCAGCTCGGCAGTAATGATTTTGCCCTCCTCGAATAAAAACCAGTCGGATTTGTTATTAGGTCTCATGCAAACCATAAAATACATGCGCAAATGGAATTTTTTACCTTCGATCAACATCGGATTGCGGATATACTGTGAAACTAGATATTCTTTCATTCCTTTCTCTTTTTTTTCCTTTTTCCTTTTCATCGCATTTGTAAATTCCGTTAGTTCCTCTTTATTCGTAACGTACACAATACCCTCCCCCCCACCCGCGCCGACACCCAACGGTTTTATAATAAGAATACCGTCATTCGCTTCGCTGTATTCTGCCACCCGTTTTTCATCGCTGAGTAGCCACGATTCCGCCATGTATTTTTTACATACATCGGGACATTTTTTGTTCAGTTCAATATAGAGCTGCGCCTTGTCCGTGATGACATTCTTGGTATAAGGATAATCGGGATCAGACGTGCTGTATCCTTTGACACCGTTTCCTTTGAGCAAATTTTTCAGCGTCGTTTTTATCTCATAAATGCTTTCTTCATACCGCAGGAAATCTGCGCCGACGGTTGCACCCACCCATGCGAAATCTGCATTCGGAGTTTTAATGTCCACTTGCTTCCATTTATGATCCGTTAATATATCAACAAGTCGCGTATGATTTAATCCTTGCTTGTCGTGAATTGCAAACGTCTTCTGTTTCTCTGTTTTGGGAACAACTACCGAGTGCCTCAAATTCGCGCAATCAACATCCCTCACCTTTTTATATATGAAATAATCATTTAAAAACGAGAGCGTTTTTTCCTCGTTGGACATTGTGAGCGCTTTATTATAAAGCGGGTTGGAAGCATGGTGCTCCCTCATCATTTTAAACAGCTCTTCAAAGGATGCTCGGCTCTTCCTGAATATATCGCCCTTGTCCAAGTGATGCGGCTCAAATCCATACATTGACATCACGCTGTCGAGATATTCGAAATTTACCAAATATTCGGAAATGTAATTATTAATGGATTCTTGCCACACCTGGATTTCGTATCCCAAACTGAATTCATCCGGAGGAAACCGCAAATCATCATCGTATTTTTTCACAATCTCGATTATCTTCTTGGAATTGTCTAAGCTTGCACTCGCACTTAAGCTTGTACCCTTGAATAATATATAACTCTCGTTCTTTTTTACCCCGTTTCTTTTTAATAAATCAAATACTTTTTTCCCGTTGAATGTAGTCCCGATAAATACGCCGCCCATTTTTGTGCACTCGCACACATTTCTCAGAAATCCGTTTAGCGTGTCTTCATTTTCAAACATATAATGCACCGCAAATTGGATAGACGACACGTCAAAACCGCGCTCACCCTTTCCATAATTTGCAACTACGCCATTTAATCCCAGCTTTTTTAGCGCGTCCACGCTTCCCTTTCCAAATACCGAATTTGAAATTTCGCGTGTAAGCTGGCTGGAACTCGAAAATGCGCCACCGTCTTTCACATTCCTGCTGCTGTTTCCAACAACAAACATTGCATCCATTTTCCCCGCATTTTCTCTAGCAAAATTCACATATCGCGCACACGCCCCATTTGCCGGGTTCTCGATATTGTCCCTCGAAATATCGATCCCGTAAATGAACGACAGCCCCGATTCCTTCCATTTATGCAAATCGCCCGCTTTTCCAACCGCGAAATCAATGAGCGTGTCACCCGATTTGGTCATTTCATAAATTAGCGCTGATTTAACAAACTTATTATGAAAATCGCGCAGCCCTTCCGTCAGCTTTTCTTGACCACCCGATTTATAGTACACGTCAGAAACAGATGAAGATGAGTCAGCAGCACCGCTGGATTCATCATAATTTATATTTTTATCCACCCCCTTAATGATGTCTTCGGTAACCGGATAATGAATGGAATACCAAACGCTGTCCGCCGTCTTGTAATCATTTCCGAAATTTTTACCATTTTTTCTCAAATCGGCCGTTTTATCATAACGAACGCGCAGCGGAACCCATCTCTTTTCCGGCTTGTCATAATTGAATTCCACGATTGTTAAATCTTCAAACACTTCGGCGCCCTCTTCGGTCACCATGTCGCCTTCAGAATTCAGCTTGATTAGACACAGCCCGGCGCTTGCATCATACGGATTGGATGGCAGAAATTGTATGGGCTTGTATTCGCCCGACCCGCCAAACATTTTATCAATTGTCCCCTCGTAAATCATGGCGCACGCATTCGGAATAATCTTATTGGAACGATTCGACGGATCAAAGCCGACTTTTAGTACCAGCTCTTTATACGTTTCAACCTGTTTGCTCGACAGCATATTTGTCCCGTTGATTGTCCCCCCCTCAATCTTGTCGACCACCTTGTCGCGATTTGTTTTATCGTCCTTTACCGTGTTTACCAGAAAATCAACAGTGTTGTACTGCGGGGGTTTCCATTTAAATGAAAGCGGCCATGTGAATTTCCGATCAAGCGGTCCAACCTGTCCTGGCGTAGTCCCACCCACACCCGTGTTGCAAGGAGTCAAAATTAGACCATCGGTAACGTACCTGTATTCGCTGTCCAAACACTGCTTGCACAACATGAATATTTTTTCCGACGCATTCTCATCGTCACCTTTTAATCCAAACATTTCGCTCGAGCTATCATCGTCAAAATAGAAGCGCTTGGCTTTAAATTCCAGCGGATTTTGCACACCTTTTAAAATCGGTTTCGCGTCCACATTGGCAATATATTTCAACATTTCTGAATGGCGCGATTTGTCTGCGTGCTCTTTACTGCTCGTGTAAAAACTCCTTTCGCGAACGCTTTCGCCCTTTATAAAATAAATGTCAAAGGCCAAATATAAATTTATGAAGCCGCCATTTTTATCGTGCAAAACATGTTCTCCGTCCAGCAGCGTGTTGTGGAACGCTTTTATTTCGGTTACAAGTCCGGTAAATTGCACATTTAGTAGCGGGTCAATCAAGTATATTTTACCGCCACTCGAAACAAACAGGAGTTTTCGAAGACCGTCGGCTTTATCCGTGACTGAATAATTTTTACGAATGCTCGGCATTTTATATTTTCCGACGGGTGCTATATTTTTAATTTGAAGAGTGACAGATGCGGGGCCAATAAATGCAACACGTGACGGTGGTCTCACATCTCCGCTGTAAATCAATTTCGAGTACTCATCCTGAATTTGCCGCATTTCATCATTGGATATCGGGAAATTGCTGGACTGTATCCCCGACAGGATCAATTTAATGCATTCCCTCAATCCTTTTAGTAGCGATTCCGGCTTTATTCCCTCCTTTATTATCGCCGAATTATCCACTTCAATTTCAACTTCATACTTGTCCTCCCCCCTCATCACATTCGACGTCTTGAAATCTCCGTACGATTTTTTCGCTGCTCTAAATGTATCCTTTACGATACTAATATCAATTCTAACCGGATAATCGGGGTGTGTAAATGCAGTTCGGCGAATGTACCTAAAATTTTTACCGGTTGACTTCCAGCCCGAAATGATTTGTTCGCGCTCGTCTTTTCCGATTTCGCGTTCGGTTTGAAGCGACACCCTGAAATCGAAATCGGCATTATCGACGGGACGAATATCAGATGTAAATTCTGAACCGTCTTCTCGCGTCACTTTATGTTCCATATTTTTTTTAATCACCATTGCCGCATTTTTATCTGCAATTGAGTTATCAATGCAGAAATTCTGTATATTTGAAAACCCGTCAATTTGAACTCGAGCGTCGGAATCATTTAAAAATATTCGTAAACTGTATTCTTCGCCGGATTGTTGAAATTTTAGCGACTTTAGTTTTTTAATAATATTGGTAACGTTGTCTTTTGTTAGAGGCGCGGAATTCTTCATGGTTCCAAAACGAACTTCAAGTTCGGGCGGCTCTAATTCACTTGTTGGTACTTTTGTAACTTCGTCTAAATACGTTTTTACAATCGTGTCGAATTTTATCTTGTCTTCATTTTGTTTTTCTTTGTCTTTATTTATGGCCGTTGTTTTACCTTTTTTACTCTCTTCATGTTGCTTGCCTGAAGACATTATACTACACTATTATATACTTTATTTAGATAATTCTATATTGTTCAATTTTATAATAATTAAATTATTATAAAAATGTTATCTTTATTATGAATATTTTTTAATATAAGTAATTTTTTAATATGAATATAATATAAATAGGTATTAAGTGAATAAATATGTCAGCCGGTAAAGCTGAAGACAGTATCGGAAACATTAAACCTCTTACTACATGGACTCCTATCATTCCAGGTAGCTTACGCGCCAGAATGGAAGAAAGAAAAAGAATTCACGATTTTCATGCACGACAAAAAATAGGACAACCTCCGATTCCAGGACCATTAGATACGCCTGACAAATTACAGGCATATTTGAATTCATGCCCGCCAGATTTAAAAGACCTTGATTTGCGTTCGCGGCATATTAATTCCTTAGTAGGAATACGATTTCCACCTGGACTAAAATCATTATTATTAAACTTCAATAATATTTCAGAAATAATTAAACCTACTCAACACGGATCAGGAGTTGTTTTCCCTCCTGGATTGGAAACATTAGAATTACATGATAATCAAATCGAAAGATTAAAAGGAGTACAATTTCCTCCTAGTTTGAAAATATTGACTTTAAACAATAATAAAATCAGAAGTTTACAAGAGGTACAATTCCCTCCTCGATTAGAAGAACTAGATTTATATGATAATCAAATCGAAAGTTTGCAGAATATTGATTTTCCTCAAAGCTTAGAAGAATTAACCTTGAATGGAAATAAAATAATCCATTTGACTGGTGTAAAATTTCCTCCAAATTTAACAGAATTCGATATTTCTGATAATCCATTAGATGACATAGCATCTATGATTCATCCAAATAAAACTGTAATCGAACATTTGAAACGTGAATATTCACCCTTGTATTTTCGTGACCTATATTATGGACACAAACAATTAAAAATGAATGAAAAATCAGAATTGAAAACTGTTAAACAGTCACAACAAACAACTTTGAAAAAAGTATCTGATTTTAACCAACTATCCATGCAGAATCAGTTGCGCGGAATCACATCATTTTTGCGCGAAGGTATGGAAGCTCGCGCTCAACAACACGCCGAACAATTAACGAGGGAGAGCGAAGAATTGGGTGGAAGATCAACGATTGAGGTGCGCCTTCCAAATGGAATTAAATATCCAGTACCACTAAATACGGCAAATTCTGTTCAGTCCGTTTTGGATTATATGAACGAACACTATTATATTTCATCATTGGTTCCAAATTGTGGTGTCACGCATCTTTATAAGTCAGGTATAACAGAAAACGATCCTTTGAACCCTACAAGCACTTTGGCCGATAACAGTGTACAAAAAGGTAGTAGATTACATGCTCGATGTGTACTGCCGTTAAACCCTTCAAGTGGTGGAAACCGACGTAAACGAATCCAAACAAGAAAAACTAAAATAACAAAAAGATCAAAACGATCAAAAAGATCAAAAAGACCAAAAAAATGGTCGTTAAAATATAAAAAAAGTATCAACTGCAGACGACCTCGCGGATTTTCACAACGCCAATACTGTAAATATGGACGCAAATAAATAATAATTTATATTTATTATTATTTATTTAAATATTCACAAATACGATCATATAAAAATTGCTTTATTTTTTTTTCTTTAAAAATCATTATTGTCTTTTATCACCCATTTAATTGTATAAGCTTTTTTACTTTGAATATATTTTATATTAGACCAAACTATATCCATTTTTTTTCCGTTCTTAAATATATTATCAATGGATAGGTTTTCAAACTGTGTGTTTGTGATAAATTGATCAAGAGGAATTTTATTTGGGTCAGGATTATCAACGTAATTCTGTAAAACCAATCCGGATTTGCTAATATCATAATTATCCCCATTTTTAGCTCTGTAACTAAGATTGCCAGTGCTTGAACCATTTAACACTTTATTTGCGATATCTTTACGCACGTTAGAAATAGCTACTAACCGCCCACGAGGTTGGGTTTGGTTTTTATCTCCAAAAGCAGGAAACACGGCATTGTAATTATATACATCCTGACCTAAAATTGTTGTAGGTTTGTTAACTGCAACCTCTATTGGGGTTTTTGTGTAGTCAACAAATATTCTGAGTTTATTAATTTTCGGTTTACTAATTTTCATATTGTTATATATATACTTTATATTTTATTTTATTCAAAAAAAATAATTTAAAATTTGCTAAATAAAATAATTAATTTAAATATTCACAAATACGATCATATAAAAATTGCTTTGTTTTTTTTTCTGATGTGACTTTTACATTTGCATTCGCATTTGCATTCGCATTCGCATTCGCATTCGCATTCGCATTCGCATTCGCAGTAACAGATGCAACTTTATTATATATTTCAAGCAGTTCTGCGTGCGTGTAAGAAGAAATCGACTTGATTGGCGCAAGAACATTCTCCATTCGCCATTTTGTTTTTCGAATGCCGTTTGCCGTTTCATTCGACGCAACCTTGTTTTTAAAAACATGAATACCCAATCCACCCTCTATTTCTTCTACTAAATACGGTGATTCCTCGTCTCCGACCCCGTATAACTCAAAATAACAGTTTCGTTTTATAAACATTGCATAAACATTATGAATAATGCAGAGTCCAAAAAATCCCTCGAGAGTTAATGCCGCATCACCCGACAGCTCGGTTTCAATGCGTCCCTTATTCAACTTGTGCTGCTTAAACACATTGGACATTTTATGCATGGTTTCAACTGCACTGATTTTTATTTCCTTTTCTACAACAAATTTGGTTTTCAGATACTTGTAATCGTCTTCACCTCGCAGCATGATGTAGAATGCCCAGAATAATTTATCTTTGTCTTTTGCGTGTATCTGTAAAAAATAGGAAAGCGGTGACTCCAACTCTTTCTCTTTAATTAATTCTTTCTCTTTCTCTTTCTCTTTCTCTTTCTCTTTCATTGGCTCTTTAATTAATTCTTTTTCTTCGATTTTTTGTCCTATAATGTATTTTTGAAGAGAATAAACCGTTTGTTCAAGTTCCGCTGTCACATCATTAATAGACGTCATGTTATGTTTAATATATATAACAAACCATTCTTTAATATTATTTAAAATATTGATTTGACAATAATATCTTCTTCTCTTCAAATTCACAAAGTTGTGTTTCTTGTTTATTTACAAATGTTACATATTCGTTTATTTTATGTATTACATCGTAATTAACATATGACAGGTTTACAAATACTCCATTTTTATTTTCGCTAAATGTTATATGATTGGAATGTAAAATTCTCAATATTTCAATCTGATGAAACTCTGAAAGTAATTCAATGTTGTCTCTCAACAATTTTAATGAATCTGCTGATCCTGCGCTTATTTTTATTTTTACTGCCCCCTCTGTTAACTCTGACGTCGTGTTATTACACTCGTCTTCGATTTCATTACTTTCTAAATTGTTCAACTGGGTTTGCATTTTTATTAATTATAATTAATTGTAATTATAATAATTAATAAAAATCTTTTTATATGTATTAAAAATAATATTATATAAAATATAATTATTATTTAAATTATTTATTTTAATTATTAGTAATATTATTACTAATATTATTATTGGTATTATTGGTATTACTATTCTGTTGATTATTATTATTATTATATTTTTCAATAATTGAATGATATAAAGTTGCCCACCCGATTCCAATCATATTTTTATTAATTAAATATATTATGTGATGTGAGATGAGAATTACTATATATAAATATTATATTATATCTATATTTGTTACATATATAATATTATAATATTTATTTATCAAATGGAATAGATTAGATGGAATATAATGGATACGAATACAATACAATTAACCATAAAGTGAACGCATTTCGCTATATGTCATATTTCTACCTGTCGCATTTTTAAATTCATCGTTACCTTCATTTATAATCTGCATTAGTGTTTCTTCAGAAACATTTTTTGCATTCATTAAATCTTCTACTTTTTGTTCACCTTCTAATTCTAATTTTTTACATAGTTCTTTTGCAGATTCGATACCATTTGGTGTTTGCATTTATATAATATTTATACAATATTGCATTTATATAATATTTATATATATATTTTAAATTTAAAATAATTTTTTTAAAAATTGAACATTTAAATAGATAGAATTCAAATTATAACACAACCAACTCAAACAAAACCAATTCCGTAATAAAATAAAACAAACAAAAATCATGAATTTTTCAGCCGCAAACGCATACATCACTTCTCCGGATGTCGCATCTTTGAATACAACATCCGATAGTATTCATGATAACTTATGGCCTCTATTTCAGCAATTACTGGAAACAAATTATGAAATGCTCATTCAAACAAGTGAATGGATATATGCCAAGTCATTTAAATTCGCCGTCGATTCAATAACAAAGGAACATGCCGTTACAATCAGTGACATTTTAGAAAGACAATATCTTCAAAAGAACTTCTGCTTCTATTTTATAATGCACATTCATCATTAACCTAAAATGAAAAAAGTGTGAAATGACTGAATTATAAATTATGAGTGTATATTTTTTTAAAAATAATTACGATTATTCTAAATATGCATTCGAATATTTGAACGCGTAATACGCGACGAGCGATATTGATAGTAGCATTGGCAATGTTTCATACGGCAAATTTGCAGTTTTTAACACAATAAATGCAGACGATATCGGATTTCCAAAAATCGTGCTAAAGAATGCCGTAATGCCTACAATAATAGATTGCGTGTGAGGAACTGTTGTATAATTATCATACACGCTTCCAATTCCACCTCCAATCGACATGAAAATAAATTTTTGTCCGCCTGGACACCCTGCAATAAATGTCAAAATCACATTCATAATCATTCCAAATAAAATCTTGAAATTGTATACACACGTGTCATAAAATTCGCAATTCAGAAGTTTTATTCCGCTACCCGTTATTTCGTCTCCGTATTTCGACAACGCATTAATCAGCGCAGCAACACAAAACCCGAAAATGATGGGAAGAATATTCATCAGCACCTTGCTCTTGTTAACAAGCGACCGCACTCCATAAAAAAGTGATGTCATGATCGCCATTAAAACGGATGCAGCCAGTCCACAAATTATAGCTAAAATTAAATACTGTATCGTATGCGATACACTATAAGCGAATGACACCGGAGGATCTTGAAACAAATTATTGCTTATATCGACCAACGAATATGCGACAAGAATTCCAACACAGCAATATATGACATTCGATGCGATGTTTGCAGAACCGTCCCGTATCGATTTCTCTAATACTAATACGAGTGAAGCTAGGGGCGAGTGAAAAAGTATAGTAATTCCAAAAATATATCCTAAATACAGTAAACTTTCAAAATTTAATTCTAAACTGAAATTTTTAAAAATGCCTTTAAAAAGGTTGTAAGCATATAGTAATAGTATCATTGACATATAAATAATGGGCGTCTCGGGACCAAGAGCTCCGCCGGCATATATGGCAATCAAACTGCCTGCAACGATTGCCAAGAGAGAAGGAAACGGAAAATCTTTTTTGAAATAATTGGGATAATCTAAATTTTTAAATAGATTGTGTATATTTGAATACAGTGGACCGTTTGCATTTTTAAATAGAAATGTCCTGGATGCAACCCAAAACAGTAAAGGTGTTAACAAATACATGACCTTGGAATTTTTAAAAATATTCAGTTTCGCTTCAGAAGATAAATTGAGAAATGCATGCTTATATAAAATACAAAGGTACCCAATGCAATAAAGCGTAATCACAATAAAAATAAAAGTTATAGCACTTTTAATGAATTGCATTCATTCATATATATGTTATTAATATAATTATTAAATATTAAATATTATATTAATTACTTTACAACCCCCATTTATTATTTTTTCAATGGAGAATAGGATAATAGATGATATAAATGCATAACTCGCAATTCATTATTTTTACAAGTATGATAATAAATAAAAGTCGATGCTCCACGTATTGATACACCAGTTTTAACTACTATTCCATTGGTTATTTGTCCCAACGATGGATGAATAAATGTCGGTTGGTCAGTGTTTGCAACTATTTGGAACTTGCTTTTAGGTAATGTTTGACCTGATAATAATCTAGGATATGTAGATTTAATTAATGCGTCTGCATAAGCTCCAGCATTTACAGTACTACCCGCATATTTTTTGTTTGCTAGTTCCGGTGTGTTAACTATTTCATATAAAGTTTTTCCTAAAACTCTTATACCATATTCCTCTAATCTTTCCTGAATAAGTAGTTTTGATTTTGAAATATTCTTATCTATAAATTGTTTTTTGGAAATATCTATTAATACAAATGGTATTTGATTACTTGCAAGCGTTTCTCCGAATAGGTGTTTTATATTTTTAACACATGTCAATTTATCTATAGTACTTATGCACCCAAACTTTTCGAGTTTACTTGTAAAAAAATTTATTGCATAACTCATTTTTAGCTTAGCCATGTCATCACCCCAAGGAGTACTCATAATCTTATCTCTTTATATATATATTAGATAATTATTTATTATTATAATTTTATTTATAAAATATATAATTTTTATATATAAAAATTTTACGTATTTTTATAACTAATATAATTTTATCCTTCATCTCTCTACAAACTAAAATGATAATCTTTTATAATAATCGGACATAACATAGAACCGACGGTTCATAATTTATAAAGGTATTTCATTTTAGTTTGTAGAGAGATTAGAGAGAAAATACTAAAATGTAAATAAATAAAAATAAAAACAATAAAAAACTACATCATATAATGGGGACATTGTTTCCTTTTCCTCTTTATAGGGAGAGGTTAATTCCACGGCAAATTCTTCAATACATTTAAAACATTCTCATTCTCATCATGTTTTATCTCTCTAACATATTTTGTCGGATTCTTTGAAATGTCGATCAATAGCGCACAATCTCGTTTAAGATTTCCACTCAAATGAACCACTTGTCCAGGAAAATATGTATCGATTTCGACACACCCTAAATAAATCGGAGTTGTATCGCAAATAAAACAATTGGTTATTTTTTCCGAAAAATAATGCGGATGCTGATGATTTTCAATGCAAATACTTAATGTGTATGATTCGTACGGCTCCTTGTCTTTGAATGGCCCTTTAATGTTTGCATGATTCGGGAAACGGTTTGAATGTGATGCTGTCCCATTTCCCCAAACATCGATTGGCAGATTGTTTATTAAAATAAACGACGCAAGCTTATGACGATATGCGTTACCTGGCGCTTGCATTTTATTTGATACGATGATTGAAATCGGATTTTTTGCATTTTTTATACATTGTTTCAATGGGTGCGTGGTGTGCCACATGAATCCGTGATGCTCTTTAAATAATTCACTGGTAAGATTTGGATGTTTGTGTCCTATATAATAGAGACCAATGCGCTTTTCTGCAAATCGAATAAAATCATACGAGAGTCGCAAATATGGAATGGGTTCAAATGCTAATCCGAGTACGCGATCCGGAGGTACTGAAATATTGGGAACGATTGGGCAGTTCAACAAGATGACATGAGTGTATGTTTCATTTGTCGTAATATACAAATACTTATTTGGCCCATAGTTGTCCATTCTATTGACTCTGCACATTTCTTCGTATTGGTGTTTGCACCATTCGGAACTGCAAAAATCGGAGAAGAATTTAATGCGCATATATCTCTCTTCAAAATAATTTTTAGAATCTATAAAAAATGAATGATCGCACGTTTTGTGTTCGTGCATAAATGTTAGTTTACTTTGCAGGGACGTTTCGACGAGAGAGTAATTAAAAACGCGACTATTATTAATATTTCCATTATTATTATTATTATTATTTTGATTCAAAGGTGAATAATGAATGCAATAAATATTAGATTCTGTTAGTGTCATAAAAAGCAATAGCGAGTGAAACTGTGCCATTATTGTATTATTTTCAGAATGTATTATGCGGAAGTTTTTATCATTGCATTGCGCGCACTCCTTTTGAAAGATAGTTTCATCATAATGTTGAAATAATTCTCTCTTTATTAAAATTGTTGAAAACACGAATGGACACGATTTAAATAAAGACGATTCTATTTTTTTTACTGTCCGCACATTTGTGGCGAGTATGCGCTCATTTGAAGGGGTGCAATCGCACCCGATAATGTCATAGTTATTCGACTGCATCAAATTATACTGTATTTGCAATTTATTCGCATTCCATATATCATTTTCAAGGTCAAAAATAGATATATATTTACATTCGGGACAAATTATATTATTATTATTATCATTATTCTTATTTAGTGCAAATAAAGTATTTAAATTCAAGTAAGAATCGGAAGTGTAAACAATTTTTATTCTCGGATCTTCACTGTGAGCATGATCAAATGAAACGTTTTCAACATTTGTAACAAGTAATAACTGCCAATCAGTATACGTTTGATTTAAAATAGATGTTTTGATGGATGAAAATAGAGAGATTGTATTATTACCATTATTATTATTACATTTAATAAAATGATTCGGTATAAATGAAAATATGGTTATCATATTTATAATATTTATTTTGATATTGATTTAATAAATATTATATTTTTATATATTTTATATTATAATTATATATATTGTTTCATTTAGTTTAGCGGTTAGTTCTAGTAAAACTTAGTATGAACAATAAAAAAAACAGTAAAAAAAACAGTAAAAACAATCAAACCAGAAAAAAATTCAGAGGAAATGTAAAAAAACGAAACAGTAAACATATAAAACGTGTTGTGGGCGGTTCTTCATATGAACAAAAAGGCATTGCTGCTCAACTTCGTCCATCTACGCCTCATAATAGTGTGCTGCGTAAAAAATTAAATGAGATTGTACACAGCGGAGATTTTTATGAATCCAAAGACCGGAATAGTTTTTTAAATTTGGACAACGACTTTGATTCTCAAGCGGAAGAAATATTAAATGAAGCGGTGGATTATATCAAGAATCAAAAAGATCTAAATACAAAAATAAAAAAAAGAGTACTAAATGGAATTCTTCCTATACAAACAACCACAACAACAACTGCGACTCATACAAATTCTCATGCGAAAACGTATAGAACACCTACAAAAACGTCTACATCAAAGAATGCAAAAACAAGAACAATATTTAGAAGAAGAAATAAAACAAAAAGTATAAGATAATGATATAATAAAAAAAAATAATTTAAATAGTTTTCATTAAGTAATTTATATATAATTAATTATTGAAAAAAACGAAAATGATAAAGGCAATATTATTTATATTTCAATCTCAAGTGATTATGTTTTACAATACACTTTTCCAAATATTTTTTGGAAAAACCGACGTTCAAAATATGTTCAAAAAACTCTCTGATATGAGAGAAACCAAGTATTCAGGTGAATTACATAAAATAAATCCAGATGCAGATGTGTATTTATTTAACCATGTAAGTTCTGCCGATTATTATATAGATAATTATATTATAGGCGGTATTGGATGTTATATTTATAGATTTTTAGTATTTTTTCTTTTACCTTTTACAAGTGTTTATGGAATGTTTAATAATATTATTTATTTTTTTAAAAGAAACGGTTGTGACAATAAATGTAAATTAAAAATCGCGTGTAAAAATATTAAATATAAATTAAATAAAAAAATTATATTTTATCCTGAAGGAACAAGAAATTCAACAAAAAAAATTATACCATTAAAACGCGGGGGGTTATACATAATGTATAATATGGGATATTCTTTTCAAATTATCAATGTAAAAAACAAAGAAAAAGTAATTAATGAAAAGAAAATGCAACTACAAAATAATGTGGTGTGTGATATAACAGCATCAGACGTTATTCATGCATCCGATTATGAGAGTTTTGACGATTTTTATGCAGACGTATGCAAAAAATGGGAAGAATGTTTTTATACACCATCCGGAAGTAGCACACAAGTAGAAATTAGCACCAAAGAAAATATCCAAGGTTGTTCTCAAATTTATTTTGTCGGAGCAATAAGTATTTTATCAGTTGTATCATATATGAATTTGAATTTATTTATTGGACTAGTTCATGTTTTATATGCAGGAATGATCATTGTATCAAAACATATTTCAACGTTGAAAAAGGAACACATTCAATCTTTTATTTTTTATTATAACTGGTTTCAAGTTTTGTTAAGTTTATATATGTCTGTTTATGGTCTAACAATTTTTAATATGGATAATCCATTATTATTAAATAATTTTGATGAAAATATATACATTAAAAATTTTATATTATTGCACGCATTTTCCAAAGTTGTAGATTTTATGGATACCGCAATTCTTATAACATCTGGAAAACCGCTATCCATATTGCACACATATCATCATTCAAGTATAGGGCTTATTTGGTTTTATTTATACAATGAAAATATAAATTCTGCATATTTTGGCGCAATGTTGAATAGTATAGTTCATACAATCATGTACTTTTATTTTAACTACAGTGACAAATTAAAATCTATAAAATCATGGATAACAAGAATACAATTAACACAGTTTATGATTCTCATCGTTCATCCCATTATTTTTATTTATAATACAGAAAATAAATGGTACAATAAACTTGCATTGTCTCAAATTGCATATCAACTGTCAATGATAGTTCTTTTTTGTAATTTTTATTATAAAAATTATATTTCCGCTAAATTAACTACTAAGTAACTTTTAAAAATATAATAATTGAATAATAATTGAATAATAATTGAATAATAATTGAATAATAATTGAATAATAATTGAATAATAATTGAATAATAAATAATGAAACAAAAATGAATATTTATTATTTTCTATTAATATCGTATAAATAATGTAAACAAGACATAAGATTTTCGACAAAACTGTTATACTTAACATAAATTATATTTCTTTTTTTACACTCGTCCATAACAATGTGTCTAATCTGCGGATACAAATAGTCGCTTAACCCAGGAAATAAATGATGTTCTATTTGGGCATTAAGTCCCCCAGTTAAAAAATTAATCAATTTTGATTCACCACACCATGAAGAAGATTCTGAAATTTGCATCTCAGCCCAATCTTCATGTACGTTTTTTTTGTGTTTATAAATTTCATTTGTATTATGACTTATTAAAAATTGAAATGCAAGATATGTTGAACCTGTATACACTGTCAATAATGGAGTCCACCAGTGACCGAAATTATATATAGGGATGAAATAGTATAAAAATATATGCAAAAATTTAAATCCGACGAATAGCGTAATATCTTTCAATGTTTTTTTAGGGCATCGTATATTAAAATAACAACTATTAATAAAATTATAAAAGTCAAAAATCAAATAATTTATTCCAAGAAATCCAGTTATGAAAGGTAAATACACAAATTGTAATTTATGCCATTTTTTTATTTTATATTTATCAGAAAATCTTGTAATTGGATAATTAGAGAATGTGTCCGGATCGTGAACAATGTCATTTGGTAATAAATGATGACCTAAATTATGCTGCGTTTTCCACATGAAAGAAGACGCACCCGTGATGTCATTATAATATCCGAATAAATCATTTAATGTATTGTTATCGGTCAACGAACCGTGATTTGCAGAATGTTGTATGCATAAACCGAAGGACGCCAAAGAAACTCCCAAAAATAAAGATAACCACCAATATCCACAAAAACAAACCAAATATGTTAATAAAAAAGTGGTTAAATTAAAAAATAATATTCTAGCATTTATATTCCCCCCTCCTCTTTTTTTTTGATTTGTTTGTTTCAAATATTCTAATACTCTGTCTTGTAAGGTAAATAGTAATGAAGAAGATAAATATTTTTTTTCAACAATATTATCAGTTTCCACAGTTCCAACACATTGTAATTGTGATAAATATTTGTTGGCTTTTTTTCTGTCAATGTGGTAAGACCAAAATAGATAAGTTGAATCTCTATTCTCTGCGAGTCGTATCATTTCCCTTCCTCCTGGATGAAAATCAACAAAGTTAGTAATATCATATATTTTTCCATTAATTATTGTAGTAATCATCGTAATTAACAAGTACTAATGCTTATTAATATATATATATATATATATATATATATATATAATATCATTAATATGCATTTCAATATTAAACCCAAAGTTTTTAGAAAAATATATATAAAAAATAAAATCAATTTTAATAAACCATATACATCTCTTAAAAATAATTATAAGAGTGTAATTCCATTAAATATATATCAAACATGGTTTACAAAAGATTTGCCTCCAAAATTGAGACAAAGAGTTGAATTATTAAAATTTCAAAACCCTCAATTTAATCATCATTTATTTGATGATAACGACTGCAGAGAATTTATAAAAACACATTTTAAATCTGACGTTCTTGGCGCATACGACACATTAATTCCTGGCGCATATAAAGCCGACTTATGGAGATTATGTGTATTATTTATAAATGGAGGTATTTATCTTGATACTAAATTGTGTTGTGTAAATGGATTTAAATTAATTGAACTTACAGAAAAAGAACATTTTGTACAAGATAGGTATCCAACATCTATATTTAGCTCTTTGATGGTTTGTAAAAAAGGCAATATATTTTTATACAATTCAATAATGCAAATTGTTACCAATGTTAAAAATAGATACTATGGTGCTTGTCCTTTATCTCCAACAGGACCTATAATGCTCGGATCGGTAATCATAAATAATAAACTCGGTATAAATGATGGTATCAATGTTGATATGGTACATTATAGTGGAGGGGGGTATATTATATATAAAAATGTTTTTGTTATTTCAACCACATATCCCGAATATAATTCTGAAAGACACATTCAAAATAATAAAATAAATAAAAAAAAATATGACATCATGTGGGAAGAGCGGAACATTTATAAATAAAATGTAGTAGTAGTAGTAGGTAGTAGTAATGTAACTAAATATCTAAACTAATGGATGTTCTCTCCGACTTCTGTTTGCGTTTGCTCTTGCTCGGAAAATTATCATTCTTCATTTCATTCAAATCAGATGCGCTAATCGTGCTTCCACCTGCATTTGAATTTTTATCCTTTTCCTTTATTCCAGATGCCACCGTTGCCGAATTGTTACTGTCAACCGACACCGTCTTGGTTTTTAGTCCCGATAAAAGCGACGAAATATCGGAAGGCCCTTTCATTTCAGGTCGCAAACTTTGCTGTATCGTTTGCGATACATTACCACGACCCATCAAAATATCTGGTCTTGTGTTTGTCAAATCTCCCGGACGTCTGGGCGGCGGAGGTGCGCCATCTCCTTTGGTTTGAATTGGTGGAGGCGGAGCACGTTGCGGAACTGTTGGCATTGGCATCGGCATCGGCATGTTCATTTGTTGTGCCGGATTATACTGAGGTTGATGCGAAAACTGCGCATTGGCATTTGATGAGGAGCGAGAGGATGACAACCCTGCAATATCATTCATAAAATTACCGAAACCGCTACCGCCATTGCTATTAGTGGGACCGCGATTTGAGTTTGACATGGACGACACTGCTGCCTGAGTGAACTGCTGCATTAGTTCCGGGTTTTGGCGCATAATATCATCCATTCCCGGCATTGCAGATTTAAACATAGTGTTTGTCATGTGCAGCATGATCGCGCTTCCGCCCAGCTGAAACAGCAGCTTGAGTTCCGGTGCCATTTTTGCCTTCGATTTGTATTTCTCGTGCAGCTCTCCAAAAATTTCATCGTAATCGTCAATGTTCTCATTCACTTGTTCTGACCAACCATCCAACTTCAAATCAAATGGGTCGAACTTATTATTCAAAAACTCGATTCCGGTAATGCACGCCATCAACATTTTCCCCTGAAATTTAACGCTGTTTCTACGTTCTCGTTCTTCCACATGCGTTTCATATTCACCCTTCATTTCCGAGAGCGACGACTCCATGTCATACTTCTTCGTCAATCGAATTCCCTTTTTTTCCAAATCTTCCAGTTTTTTAATGTATTTGAATTTCTCTCGAAGCAGCTCCTCCTTTGTTAGCTGCGGCTGCGAATCAATCGGCACATCCGGATGAATTGGAATATTGCTGAATTTTCCAAATCCGTCCCACGTCGGTTTATCATCGTCAAACAGTGCCGTTGATGCGCCCACACCACCGCCAGCGCTGTTGTTGTTGCTATTGCCCAGTCCATCCCCTCCATTATGATCATTATTAGTATTGCCTCCAATGCTTCCCGATAGTGAGTCATGCTTGTGAACATTAAATGCGGATGACGATGATGACGACGACGATGACGATCCTGATCCAAACAGGTCAGATCGCAACTCTTTAACGTTTCTCGAAGATAAGGAAGAGTCCATATCGCGCAAATCATCCTCTAAACTTGTTATATCATCTAAATGAATATTTGTCGAACTACCTTTATCTCCTCCCGATTTAAATCGATCATTCATGAGTAGCTCTAACCCTCCTCCAAAATTTGACGATTTTACTCCGCCAATTTTATTTCCGCCATTTCCGCCATTTCCAATATCCAAAGATCCTAAATCTATAATTTCGGGTTCCATTATTATTAATATTTAAATTATAACTTTTATTTTTAAGTCATACGCATATTAATTATATTATAATATTTTGTATAAAAAATTATAAAATTTGGTTTCGAATAATTTTGTAATTATTGATATGACGAAGACGAATAATTTTGTAATTATTGATATGACGAATAATTTTGTAAAAAGGTATCCAAATCGAAACTACTTTGGTTATATTTCAAGTGCGCGTAATAATATCCTTGAAGAAAACAATCCGCTAAATCATCGCGCTTTTTATGTTTATCATAATCCGTTATCCAAATATGTAAGCTTTTGTAAAACATTAAAAGAGACCTGCATACTTTTTTACCTGCATCCTTTCTCATTTTATATAATTTTTTTTCAGTTTCTATAACATTTTCCAATTCATTGTTCTGGATTTGGTTTTGAATTACGCTTTTAAATAATTTCAGTTTATTTATTGCAGAAATAAATTCTATTTTCGTTATATCTCGCATAATAAAGTATTGCGAAATCATTCCTTGTAAAACATTCATTCTTCCCGCCAAATTACCAATTTGATTTTCGATAATGATTGCATCGATTTTATCAATATATTCTTTAAAAATAGAATCAAAATGACCTTTCAAATTTATACCGAGATCAACAATGTCAATTTTATTACATGAGATCTTTTTATTTATTACTGAAAGCGGAATCAAATACGGATTTTGTCCATTTTTCGAATTGGATTTAAGGAGTCGTGTATGCATCGGCAGTTGCGTTTCTTCTGCGTGTTTTTTGCAATATTTTTTTACATCTTCGGGCAACATTGTACTCGAGTGTGTGCAACAACTCGCGATTTTTTTGCATTTGCAACACTGTTTTAAAGATGTGGTTACTGACGTGGTTACTGACGTGGTTACTGATGTCGTTACTATTTCTGAACTTGTTGTCGATAAATCAACAACATCCCATTTTAATATTTGTAAAAAATCAACATCATCGGATTGTTTCTCTTGTTTCTCTTGTTTCTCTAGTTCTAGTTGTTTTTCCAAATTTATGGAAATTAAACAATATGCAAGATTTTTAATGCCAACATCAAAACTTAGAATAATCATATTATTATCCTTCCTATTATTATGTATTTATTATCATTATTATTATTAATTACAAATAGTAAAAAATAAAATTAAAATAATTTAGTAAATACTGACTTACAAATTCAAATACTAATTATTAATTATTTACAAATTTTACAAATGAATAAATTTATTAAAATGTTGTGTAATAATAACGAATCAACAACGAATATAACAATATAACAACCAATATAACAATATTATTAAATAAATTAATTAAAATATTTTATATTAGTCACATATTCATGTCTTCGCCTTCGTCATCGCCTTCGTCATCGCCTTCATTTTCTTTCAACATACTCGATAAAGTTTCGGATATTTATGATAATCAAACATTTTTAGAACGATATGGTGAGTATGTCTTCATTGCCATCATCATATGTATTTCGTTCATATTAGTTATAACATATATTCACATTAAGATTAATATTGAACAAATACGGGCCGATTGGAATAATCAGAAATGCAAACCGAATATTATGCCGTTTGCCGGAATGATTAATGCGCCCGACAACATGTCAAAAATGGAATATGCTGAAAAGAATTTTGCAGAATGCACTCAAAACATTTTAACAGACATTTCGGACATTGCGCTCATACCGGTCCATTATACAATAAGCATCGTGACCGCCACCGTCGGCGAAATTTCAAGCATTATTAATGACATGCGCGAACTAGTAAATAAAATACGAAATTCGGTTTCCGATATCACATCAGACATCATGTCCCGAATCTTAAATATTATGACGCCGCTCACAGAAACTATTATTACTGTGAAATCTCTGATGGGAAAATCAAACGGCGTTATGACGGCTATAATTTATACACTTTTTGGCATATATTTAGCAATAAAAAGTGTAATTGGTTCCATTCTTGAAATTGTTATTCTTATTTTAATTGCTATGGCGGCGGCAATTATTTTGTTATTCTTTATACCAATTGTGGGCGATATTTTGGCAGCCGCAGGAATTATATTTTTTATTGCAATATCCATTCCTATGGGATATTTAATCGGATTTTCGAATAATGTACTCAATGTTCACTCATCAAGAAGCATTCCTGAAGTTCCGGGTTAATTAATTCCAAGTTTTTATTATTAATTTGAATTATTATTATTATTTTTAATTTTATTTTAGGAGAAATTAAAATTAAATAAAGGGACGAATGAATGAAAATAAAATATTTAATTATTTTTATCTTTTATATATGTATAAATAAATATACATATATATAATATTTTATAAAATGGAAATAAAAGTATTTGGATATGAAGTGCGAGTTGAAATTGTGGTCGCTTGCATAATCATTGGTATGGTTGCGGGTCTCTTCATGTTTTGTGATTGTTTTCAATACAGTATTTTAGAAGGAATGGCAGGGACAGGAAGAAAAGCAAAAAAAGGAAGAGAGAATTTTTCACTCCAAAATAAAATGGATGTAAAAGAAGGATTCGCTAATTTAAACAATAACGATTTGCATATTAACAATTCATACACGATGGGTTGGGTTCAAAAGGCAAAACAGTATGCATCCGGTATGGGTTACAAGAACAAGCTGAACAGCTACAAGGACAATGTCGGAACACCGGTTCCTTTGCCTGAAGGCGAACTCTTCTTTTTTGCCGATAATAAATTCAAACCGGAATGCTGTCCCTCCACGTATTCCGACAGCACGGGATGCGCTTGTTTGAGCCAGGATCAAGTGACTTATATTAACGAGCGGGGTGGAAACCGAACATTTGGCCCCACCGAATTTTAGAGAAAAATAATACGCACGATTTTAATTTAATTTTAGTTTAGTTTAATTTAGTGAATTATAAAATAAATTTAAAAAATAATAATAAATAAATTAATTCATAATAAATTAATTTATTATATATATACTGTAGTAAGTAAAAATTATAAATAAAACATTATAAATAAAGTAAAAAGAAAATGTCGATAACATCAACAAAAAAACCCGTTGGGTGCAGAGCATGCGGCGCTTTTCCCAGCTATCAAGAATATACTGGACCGAAATTTAGCATTCAAAACAATATATACAATATGAAACGAATTGAAAACACGGTGGGCGTGCCGTCATCTGAATACACATTGAATAAATCCACGCTGAATGTGTACACACCTCCCAAAAGTCAATTCGCATATGTGAACTGGAACCAAATGAGCGATAGAGCTGTTCCTGGCGTAACAAGATCGGTTGTGCCATCGCACGGCAACTCGACTAAACATTCGCTGACTCGGATGCGTCCAGGAAGCACGTCTGCTCCCGGTAAAGGTGTCGATATGAAACACGGTTCGTATGATCGTTATTTAGCTCGTTTGAAAGGCAGATCTGTTTTACGAACCAGTCCCGATCCGAATAGTGCGAAAGTTGTTAATAATGCGAAAATTATTAAATGGGGAATCGCGTATAGCGAAAGTTGTATAAATAATTGTTGAATGAAAATTTTTACTAATGTAATGATTTGATGGTTCGGTCACATTTGATAATGAGATATGTCTTCTAAAATGAGCACAACATTTTATTCATCAATTTTTAATTTAATTTACATGTTATGTTGTTGTTGATGGAGACAAATGATAATCCTCATTTGTAAAATCACCAACGTAATCATTGATTATTCCATTTAATGATTGCATGTTGTTCCGCATGTACAGATTTAACCATTCTTCATAAATTTTGTTAAAATACACAGTTGATAAACTTGGGTTGTTTACTTTGTGAATTGTGATTAATTTGTCCTTCATTATTGTTTCATCCAGAATTAAAAATGCATTGGTTATCTTGTCATAGTAACCCAACATGTAAAAATACAACATGGTTCTAATGCATTTGCTGCATTTGGAGCAGTTGTCACATTTTGCATCAGTCCATTCATTGCACACTCTCATGTGTTTAATTATTTCCTCATCAGTTTTAACAATGAAATCTATTTTTTTTATTCGTTCAGTTTCATTATTGCAGGTTGTGAATTCATTGCTATTAAAATACTTATTAATATCAGAATGTTGCCCCATCAAACAAGGAAAATTTTTGACACCAAACCCACTTAAATACAGTTTTTTTAGTCCCAATGGATAACATGATGCCAACATAATGGGATCTCCTGTAAAAACTCCATAGTTTGTTCCATGTATTTTCAATGATGACATTGTCTTTTTAAAGTTTGAATTTGCCACTATCAATTGTTTATTGTACCGTTTTGATACAAAATCTATTTTATTATAAAATTTTGGGCATTTAATGGATAAATCCATGTCATTGACGTAAATAATGTGACTTAATTCATTTCGATTTGTTAAAATGGTGTGTAAAGAATCTATTCCCATGCTGATTGGGGTTATGTTAACATTTAAACCTTTGTTGTCATCATTCGTTCTATCACACGTCGGCATGTCCAATATTAATTTTAATTCATCAATGGAAACCATTCCCAACAAGCTAGTATGTTTTTTATGATATTTTTTATAAGTGTTTGGTAGATTACATAAGTTGTCGTACAATACTTTGTCAATCGGAAGTTTTGATGTGATTTTCCATTTGTTGCAAATTGCGATGGATGAAAACATTATCACAATTGCATCAATGTTCATATTTAATTTTATTTCAGGACATGCATATTGGATATAAAACTCGTATGTTGTGTTATCAACGATGACCGGATATACAATTTTATTGGAAGATGTTTTATCTAAAAAAGGATCTAATATTTCAATCATCTGATGAGTTTATATAATATAATATATTTATATTATATTATATAAATATATTATATTATATAAATGTTTTGTGTTTAATATTAAATTACATTTTTATATGAGCATGAACCTTTTCAATTGCAATTAGACCAATGAATTCATGTGTTCAACTTTGTTTTTGTTTTAGGATATTTTGCATGTAGTTAACCGGTACAAAATTATACAAAACATTTTATACAAACATGAGCGGCATTTTTCTTTGCATTTGAATTTGTCTTTGTCTTTGTCTTTGCATTTGAATTTGTCTTTGTCTTTGTCTTTGTCTTTGAATTTGTCTTTGTCTTTGTCTTTGTCTTTGTCTTTGTCTTTGCATTTGAATTTGTCTTTGTCTTTGTCTTTGCATTTGAATTTGTCTTTGTCTTTGTCTTTGTCTTTGTCTTTGTCTTTGCATTTGAATTGGTGGTCTTTGTATTTGAATTGGTGAATTGGTGGTATTTGTATTTGAATTGGTGGTATTTGGGCCGACATTTGAATTGGTGGTATTTGGGCCGACATTTGAATTGGTGGTATTTGGGCCGACATTTGTCTTATTTTTTTTTGTTCTTTTTTGTGCAACATCAAATCATCATACGGTAACAATTTTACATTGTTGTTTAAAAAATGTTTATAGCTTTTTTGAATACTGGTTGTGTCATATTTATCCACATATGCGTTGTATTTTCTCTCACGAGATATTTGGTCAACATATGCTAAATGTTTTATTTGCAATAATAGGTTGGTGAGTTTTCCTGCATAAGGCACTAATTCAAAATGAAGCGTATTGGAATGTTTTATTTCGTATGGTAATTTTGCAACATTGTTTCTTATTAACCGTTTTTTATATTGCAATCCATTAATTGAGTATGGATATTCGGAATTGTAGTTAAATTGATCCCACATGTGAAATAAAGGCAAACTAACTATATCAGCATCAAAATTGCGTGACAATAATTGTCGTTTGGTTTGATGTAAAAATTTTTTATTATCAGTTAATCTTTCATCAAAATCCAACCATAAAAACCAATCTACTTTTATTTTATTTTTTAAGAAGACATTTTCAAAGACATTTAACAATAAATTTCTATTTCTTAAATCATTAAATGAATCATCAATTCTATTTAATTTAAATTTTATTATCAATTTATTAGAATGCAATAATTCCCAGGTGTTATCTGTTGATCCATCATCCAATACTATGATTGCATCCACAAATCTACTGACATTTGACAGATAATCAGATGCATTTTTATTTTCGTTAAAACATTGACAAAGCAAAACGATTGGATAATACGATGAAATATTATTAGATATTGAATAATCTACAATTTGGGTTGATGTATTTATTTTGATTAATTCACCAAGACATGAATGAACATTGGCTGAATCCATTCCAACCACTTTAATTTCATTAAAATTGTTATATAAATCATTGATAACACCACTTTCACGATTCTTTTCATTTTTTAATCTTGACATCATCTGTGTTTCATTCTCCAAATGAATAAATCTAGAGTTACTTGTTTTTTTTAGCATTATTCCGCCATTTACTAGTTTCATTCTAACATTATTGTCTTCTTCCCCCCAACCGGCTAAACTATACGATTCCGTGTAATAATCAACCTTTTTAAAATTTTCTTTTGTGCAACAAATTGATCCCCAATAAACTGGACCGATCATATCTTTGCATCTAATGGGTGTCAAAAATGCAGATTCATTGTAAAAATTATCATATGATTCATATGATTCGTTGGTCATAAAAATGATTTGCCCCACACTAAAATGATCGTCATCACAATTTTCAATTAAATTTATTAAACCATCATCTAATATTATGGTTTCAGGTGACATTATGATTATTTTTTCAGACATGGCTTCCTTTATTCCTTTATTAATGACCACCGCAGGATTCCTCCATGAATGATTTTCACAATTCATGAAAAATCTGAAATTTACATTGTAATTGTTTAAAAATGAAAAAATTTCTGGATTGTCTATCGCCTCATCAATGATCAAAATGACTTCATTTACGGTTTGAAATTGTTCATAATTGTATTCTATTGAATGTCTAAGTTCGTCGTATTTTTTATAATACGGAATGACAATACTTGCATTGTGTTTAGCCATGTTACAATATTTGCAATGTTTTGTAATGATGCAATATATTAAATTCACCAAATAGACGAATTAAATTATCTAATATAATAATAATATAATAATAATATAATATAAATGAATAATTTTTTATTATGGAACCTGAATGAAAATGCATCAGAGCAGCATACAAACCGCCTCGCATCCACTGTTGTGCCTAAATCACATACACTTGCACTTAATAATGCACCGAATGCATATGTCATATTTGCACGCAGTGACGACAGTGATACAATTTTGGATAAACTTAGAACACGTTTGAATGATTGCAATTTAAAAGAAGAAACCTATCTCACTGCTTATAATAAAGTCCCCGCTTTTGTATGGTTCAGACACATCAACGAATACGATGACACAATCCAAAATTATTATTATTCTATAAAATGCTTTTCAATAAGTCGTCTTTTAAACATTGATTGCATATGCGACAAGTATCAATTATACATAAATATGCAAAAATATTTCCCTGACACGTATTTACAATTTATGCCAAAAAGTTTTAAATTAGAAAATGAGACCCAGTTTACTACCAATGGTGTTTTTATTGCACGTCCAATAAACGAATTAGAAACAAAATTTAGATGCCATAGTGGAAACGGTATATGCGTATACGACAGCGAACCAACGTTGATTGACGCCAAAGAGACCATGCTTAATAAATATGACACAATCATTGTCAGCGAATATATAACAAATCCTTTATTATTTAAAAAAAAAAAAATGCATTTAAGATGCTATATGTATGTGACCATCATAAACAATTTATATTCTGGATACGTGTATGACGATCACAAGATATATACAGCTTCCAACGAGTACGTGTCTCGTGATTTCCAAAATAAAAACATACACGATTCTCACGGTCATAATGTATCTTGTTTTATCGATGGGTTTTCTGAAAATTTCACAAGTGAAAATGTGGGTCATGTGATGAATGAAAATGTTATTGAAAAAATTCACAATGACATCAGAGAAATTGGTAAAAAAATGGCAATCATTTTTAAAGATAAAGCAAAATGTCCACCAAATGCAAAAAATGCTTTTCATTTATTTGGATTTGACATTTTAATTGATGAAAATTTTAAAGTATATTTGTTGGAATGTAACCGTTTTTGTCAAATGACAAACATAAGGTCTAATGTTGATTTTTATGACCAATTTTTTAATTGGGTAAATGATGTAATTTTAACACCATTGTTTCACAATGATAATAAAATAAATGCATCTATGATGAATACGCCAGTGTATAGTTGTCAATTGTAAATGCAATATCTTATATATTATATATCTTATATATCTTATATATAATATATAAGATATATAATATATAAGATATATAAGCAACATAACAACTTCAATGTCGGATATATTAAAATGCACTACCACCCTCTCACAGTTTAAAAAACCCATAATATCAATGACCGGTTCATGCGGTAAAACAACCACCTGTAAAATGATACAAGAGATGCTGCAACACAGGTACATTGTCAATAAAACACACGAAAATTCCAACAGCATGTTGGGAATTCCTTGGTGTGTCAATACTTATTTTAAAAATGATGCAGACATTTGGTTAATTGAATTGGGAATATCCAAACCAAATGATATGGATAAATTAATGGAAATGGTGACTCCTACGATTAGAATAATGACAAACGTTTGCAACGCGCATGTGTCCAATTTTTCTAGTTTAAAGGAGTATCAAACTGAAAAATTAAAATTTTTAGATTACATTCAGGAAAATGATGTTGCAATTATAAACAACGATGATCCTGTGTTGTCAACCTACATGAATGATAATGTTTTTCCGCCATCGGTAAAAATCATAAATTGCGGTAGCAAGGACACCGATGATGTGCAATTCATCAAACATTCAATTAACTCTAATTGCATGTCATCTACTGTAACGATAAGAATTAACCGAGATAAATCTCTTATCACTTTTAATTTGGATGGAATAAATGAACACAATGCATTCAACTGTTGTTTGGCAGTTGGTTGTGCAATTCATTTCAATATTCCGATAGACACAATTAAAAAAACATTAAATAAATTTAAATTATACAAACATAGAGGGCTTATTGTGACTAACCCCAAATTCACTATATATGACCACACGTACAATGGAGTGAATCACGCTTTTATGAAAAACATAGAAAGTTTCAAATGTTTGCATAGTAAAAATAAATTAATAATATTGGGCATTTCTGAAACAAGCACTCATGTGATAAACATGGATCATGTGATTCAAATCATAGAACACAGTTTGAAGGTGACCAATAAAATAATCATTTACACAACGCCAAAATGTTCAACCCTACTATCTATGATACAACAAATGTATTTTAAAAACATATTTTGTGCAAATTCATTTGACATTGTCATTGAGAAGATCCGATTATTGTCTTCGCTTGAAAAACTAGACATCTACATCCAAGGGGATCATTATTTGAAATTATTTGACCTTGTTAATAAATTAATTGCATAAACAAATTAATTTTAAAACTTAAAACATATAAACATATAAACATATAAACATATAAACATATAAAATTAAAATGTATAAATAAATCACAATAAAGGTCATCGTTGCATTTTTTCATTTTTTATTATTATTATAACATAATAACATGATTAGTGAAATTATTATAAATGGTTCCAAAAATGCTGCCCTACCAATAATTGCAGCAACCTTATTAGACCGACGAATGTATCGGATCAAAAATGTGCCCATGATTGAGGATGTGTTCACCTGTTTAAATGTCCTGAAACAATTTAATGTGTCTATTAAATTTGACATGAATGAATTGTGCATCAACACTGCGAACATGCAAATTCCCAATAAACTAGAGTATAAGTCAAACACAAGAGGAACTTATTATTTCATTTGCACAACTCTGCATTATGATGTTGCACATCTTGAATTTATTTTAGGCAATGGTTGTAAAATATCTAATGCAAATAGAAAAATAAATTATCACTTGGATTTGATTTCATTGTCTGGGAAGAAACACATACATGATGTCCAAAATGATAGTTTGCGCACTTGTGGCGATTTTAGTCAAAGGGATGTGCATTATTCATTCAAAAAACCAAGCGTTGGTGCAACCATAAATGCATTATTTATATTTTCAAAATTGCCCATAAAAAGTGTATTTGAAAATTATGCCAAGGACCCTTACATTTATGCTGTGATTCATTTTTTATCATTACTCGGACACAATATCATTTGCACTGACGCGCAACTTATAATAAATGGCATAGGGCAGACAAACACCAATTGCAGTGTTTTAAAAAATGATATACATTACAACATCATTGGAGATCCGATTGAAGCGTTGTCTTACATCATTTACACAGCCATAAATTTAGAAAACAACACAATTTCACCGGTCGCAATTAAACAGGTTAATGCAACCCATCTAGGACATGCATTGCAGGTTTTAAACGACATTGGAATAGAATTAATAGAAACAAACGAAGACCAATGTTATTATATTAAAAAAAACACATTGAAACCATTTGCAATAACCACTGGTTATTTTCCGGATATATACACAGACATTCAGCCATTTTTTTGTCTCCTATCCTTATTCATTGATGGTGTTTGTGAAATCACAGAAACAGTTTGGAACAATCGTTTTAATTATGTCAATGAAATAAACAAAATTGGATGTAATATAGATTTTTTGGAAACATCCACCATAAGAATCAACTCTGCTTCAATAGACATCGTTTCAAATCCAAAAATCAACCATGTAGAATTGAATTGTACTGATTTGCGGGGTGGAATGGTCATTTACATGCTGTTGCGGTTTATCAAGATAAAAAATGACGATTTCAATTTTAATCTTAATGATAAATGTATAATAGACAGAGGTTATTGCGAGTATGAAAACAACATAAATGTTATATTGCATCAGTGTTCTCTCAAAATAAACACGAATTATCCCACCGCATCACTGTCAAATATTAACATTGGCGGAATGACTGAATATTATTCAGTATTTGAATGCATTAATGATTTAGTTGCATTGATCAATTTTTGCAAACATTTGAACCTAAGATTTAAATTAATAGGGGGAGGATACAATGTGTATTTTAATGATCATTTTGACGGGTTAATTATTAAAAACAGTTATAAATACATATTTCATTCCCACGTGGGTGATAGCACAATGATAAATGTATCCTCAGGCACAGAATTAATGGATTTGGTGCATTATTGCGCCATTTATGGCATAGACATTTCCGCGTTGGCAGGCATCCCGGGAACGGTGGGTGGTGCAATTTATGGAAATGCGGGCGCATATGGAGTGGAACTTTCAAATTTCATTGAGAATTGTCATGTATTAACTGTAGATAATGCGATGGTGTGTTTAAAAAGGAGCGACATGCAATTTGAGTATAGAAACAGCATTTTAAAAAACAATAAATTGACATCCGTGATTGTTTCAGTTGATTTCATATTTGAAAATAAAAATAGGAAATCAAGCGCGGATATTGTCACAAATATTCATAATATTATAAAATTAAGAAATGACAAATTTACATATAAAAATACACTGGGCTCTATTTTTAAAAATATTAGAATGCATGGAACCACAAATATGGTGTTTGCATGGCAACTCATTGATTTGTTGGGGTTAAGAGGTCAAACGATCAATTCATTATTGATTACGGACAAACATCCAAACATTTTCATCAATGTTGATTCTTGCTCTCCGGCGGGAATGACCAATTTGGTAAATCAAATAATACATGACACAAAACAAAAAACAAACCTTCAAATTGAGCTAGAAATAGAATGCGTGTGAATTAAAGCACACGCGCAATCAATGTTGTCTATACAAATAATGTAAATGGGAAACGTAGTATATCTTTAGTAAATTCAAAAAATTGGGTGAAAGATAATTTTCCTAAAAAAATTAAAAAATTATTACTACTATTTCATTGTGTTATCGTATCTGTCTCAATTCACGTAGTTACGTGTACATGAACATGGGAGGACTGTTCGTCTCCGCCTTTTTAATCATAATGTCGACAACGCTGCTGGTAACCGTGAACGGAAATGTCACATCGATGGAACTGGAATCCTTGTCAAACAACTTGCTTCCCGGTTTCATCAAGCGGTACAAATTCAGCTTGGTAAAGATAATCTCCAAACAGCGTTTCAAATTGCGCACACCATCCTCCTTATCCGTGTGATGCTCGACCATGTATTCAATCGTCTCATCCGGAATAATAATTTGGTCCGGCTTGAATGCCACCTCCGACTGAATTTTCGGAATCAAATACTTTTGCGCAATGTGCGTCTTGTCCTTCTTGGCATACCCGTTGGTGTGAATGCGGTACATTCTGTCAAGGAGAATTGGGTTGACTTTTGATTCGTCATTGTAGCTGAAAATGAAGAGACACTTGCTCAAATCAAACGGAATTTCTGAAAAATACTTGTCGTGGAATTGACTGTTCTGAGACGTATCCGTCAAATGTGTCAGAATTCCCGTAATCTCTTCACCCTTTGGCGTGTTGCTCAGCTTATCCAACTCGTCAAAGAAGATCACCGGATTCATCGATTTGCAACGAATCAAAATATCAACAATTTTACCCCACGTGCTGCCCTCATACGTGTACGAGTGTCCCTCCATGAAACTGCTGTCCGTTGCACCACCCAGCGCGATGAATGCGAAATCCCTGCCCAAAATCTTGCTAATTCCTTCCTTTACCAGCGTCGTTTTACCGGTTCCGGGCGGACCCTTGATTGCAATCGCCGAACCAAGCGCATTCGGATTCGAGATCCACTGACCCACCATTTGCATGATTTGCATCTTGGCGTCATTAAGACCGTACACTGCCGAATCCAGGATATCCTTTGCCGACTCCATGAATGCATTACATTGTTCAACGCCAACATCCATCGTAATCGGGAGAGCCCTGTGCACTCCAAACGGAATTGTCATAAACGTGTCGACCCAATTCTTCACCTTGAAGTACTCGCCGGAACACGTGTCCATGTAGCGCAAATTTTGAATACGTTTTAGCGCGATCGCCTTGTATTGCTGAGGGATTTTTGACTCCAGTAAAGTCAGGCGATATGGTTTGTCAACCAACATTAATTTGTTTAGTTCGCTCAATTCCGTTAATACTTCAACCTGTTTTTCGCTGGACAAATATTTTTTGAAATACTTGAGATCGTTGGCTGAATTCTTTTGCTGTAGCAAACGCCCAAATTTCCTTGTATTGCTTCGCATCTTTTTAACGCTCTTCTCTTTCCTGGAACGCTTGATCTTTTCCTCCCTTTCAATCATTTGATCCAGCGTCGTCCTTGCAATCTTATTGTTCTTGTCTTTCGCAAGTATCGCCTCCATTTGCGCCTTGATTGTCTGAATTGTTGCTTCATCTTCGGTACCGAATTCTTCTTCTTTGTCTTTTTCTTCCTTCTTGTCTTTTTCTTCCTTCTTGTCTTTTTCTTCATTCTTGTCTTTGCTCTCCTTTTCCTTTGATGAATTATACACAGATTTCCCATTCAATGTAAAGCTGATATTGTCAACAGCAGAAGCAAAGTCAGATTTAGAATCCAGTTTCTCTTTGTTTAGTTTTTCATTCATTTTATATTTGTCGTCGTCGTCTTCGCCTTCGTCATCACTCTCATCATCACTCTCATCTTCACCACTTTCTCTGTACGTCTCATCACTACCGCTCGAACCTTCTTGATCAGACGAAATGGATTCGTCGTCATAAACGGAATCATCCAGTGCAGAGTCGTCATCATACTCATCCGACAGATTTTCAAACGGTTCCTGAAGATTAATTACAATATTATAATTACCTTTTGGCTCCTCCTTTTCCTTTGTTTTGGCCACAACCTCCTGGTCCTCCTCTTCCTCATCGTGAATGTACTTTCGTCGCTTGTTCTGATTGTTGGGTGGCTTTGGTAATTCTTCCAGGTCTGCAGGTTTCGAATTTAACCTTGCACTCCTTCTTGTTTTGGGAGGAGATGGATTCTTATTTTTTTTATTTTCGTTGGATTGTTTGTATTCGTTGGACAATAAGCTTGCCTTAGTTGTCGCATATTTCGAAGGAAACAATTCTGCAAGAAGTTTAGCATACTCCGCCTTGTCAAAATGTTCCGTCTTGTATTTTTTTGGAGACGATTTTTTCGATGCTGGTGATGACGGTGATGATGAAAATGATGAGTTGTTGTCACAACTGCTACCTTGATCCTCACTATCACTAGTTCCATCATCTTTTGAACGTCGATATTGAAGAATTGGTTTTTCTGCCTTTTTCAAATCGTTGGCAGTTTTATCCTTTTTTTTTGCCGCTGTCGCCGTCGGTAATTTATTATTCTGATTCTGTGACATGTGAACTCGGTTTGCGATTGATCTTTATTACATGTAATCGTATGATGCTTTTATTTCAATTTTTATAATAATATATTTTAATAAAATGTAAAAGTTTTAATAAAATTTAATAAAATTTATAAAATGAAAATATTATTATTATAAAATTGATTTATTATGAATCAATATGATATATGTATAGAGATATACAGACCATAATGTCACGCGAATTATTATCGAAAATCGAAGCTGGTGGATGCTATGGAAAAATGAAAATTGAAAATGGGAAAATCGTATTCGAATGTGTTACGACTCATACTTCTCCTCCTTTTAAATTATTTGATCCTGTTCTCGCACCTCATTTGGTTCCCGCACCTAGTGCACCACCACTTGTCGAAGACAGTCGAATCATCGATGAATTGCGAGATGAATTACGGGAAACAAAGCAACGGTTGGCCGTTCTAGAACAACAAGTTGCACAATTGTTTCAGTTTCGGGAGGCGGTACATATGCCAGGAATAAACAACCGGTACAAAGGTCGGATCGACTTTTACAATTTCAATACCACTTTTATAAAGTTTTATGACGTGAGAAATTCAAATTCAGCGTTTATGGCTTATAATGTAAAGATTGGCAATCACGATACGCCATTTTTAAATGGAATTGATGTTTCTTTCGTGGACACACTAATGATACTAAAAACACAGATACGATATGACATGACAAACCACATCATCGTACAACCTTACCAAACAATTACTCAGGATTGCGGGATCATCATAAAGTTCATAGTTGACTGGATGGCTACATCGCCAAACAATATTCAAATCACAATAATGAATCCTGGCGCGACTCTTGCGATCGGGTTTGTCGTTGGTCTTTGTGAGCAATTAAATCCAAACAAACTATCAAAACTTATAATCACACAAGCGAAAATCAGCGAACAGACCGAGCTGAGAAATAAGGTAGACAAAACATTATTCAAAAAAATCGAATTTGAAAAGGTAGTATCATCCGTATAATCGTATAATAACAATAATAACAATAATAACAATAATAAAAACATTATAAACAAACAAATAAACATTAAAATAAAAACATAATACTTTTTTATTTTTTTATAAAAAAATATTATTATAAAAATTGAAATAAAACAATATAGATATAATAATATAATAATTAATAGTTAGCTCTGATCGCTTCTAATGACGCAACAACCGAATTGGACGAAGAAGGCGGCATCAAAGATTGTTGGTATTCAATTTAGCGTACTATCACCCGAAGAAATCCGAAAATGTTCAGTTGCAGAAATAACGAGTCGAGATACGTATTCGAATAATATCCCGGTAATCGGTGGAATGTTTGATCCGCGTCTAGGAGTTTTGGAGCCCGGTCTCAAATGTCCTACGGACGGTTTGGATTATATTAAAACGCCCGGATATTTCGGACACATTGAATTGGCAAAACCCGTATTTTACTATCAATACCTTCCCACTATTATCAAAATGTTGAAATGTGTATGCATCAAGTGCAGCAAGCTGCTCGTTAATAAGGAATCAAATAAAGAATGCATGGACATGAAACCCGATGAACGATGGAGCTACGTTCACCATTTGGCAAGTAAAGTCAAACGCTGTGGCGACGACACACAAGACGGATGCGGCTGTCTCGTCCCTAAAAAAATCAAAAAAGAAAATCTGGCCACACTTTATGCAGAATGGGATGGCGACGCAGATGAGGGGGGTACTACTACTACTACTGAATCTGGATCAAAAGAAAAACTAAATATGAAGATGACGCCGGAGGTTGTCTTGAAAATATTTAAAAGAATCTCTGACCAGGATGTTGCATTCATGGGATTCAGTCCAAAATTTTCAAGACCGGATTGGTTTATTTGCCAAGTGCTCGCAATTCCTCCGCCCGCCGTTCGCCCTTCCATTAAAATGGACGGCAATCAGCGCAGCGAAGACGACATCAGTCACACCATTGTGAATATTATCAAGGCGAACAAAACGCTACTTGAAAAAATGAATGAGCCGTCTGTGAATGCCACAATTATCGATGACTGGCAAAGTTTACTGCAATACTTTATCGCGACTCAGGTTGATAATAATATTCCATCGTGTGCTCCCGTTGCGCAGCGGTCCGGTCGTCCTTTAAAATCGATTAAAGAACGGCTGAATGGAAAGATGGGGCGCGTAAGAGGGAATCTCATGGGAAAACGTGTTGACTTTTCGGCCAGGTCCGTCATTACACCTGATCCCAATTTGTCGATTCGAGAACTCGGAGTGCCTAAAAAAATCGCCATGAACATTACCAAACCGGTTGTTGTGAATAATCGGAATCGCGACTTTCTGCAGCAACTGGTTTTAAACGGACCCGATGTGTATCCTGGTGCGAATATTTTGGAGAAGAAAACCGGCGGAGACATTTCGCTGAGGTACATGGATCGAAGCACAATTGTTCTTGAAAATGGAGATGTGGTGCACCGTCACATGATGGACGGCGACGGCATCCTGTTTAACCGTCAACCCACTCTTCACAGAATGAGCATGATGTGTCACATTGTCCGGGTCATGCAGCAGGGCGACACATTTCGCATGAATATTGGTGATACGAAGCCGTACAATGCCGATTTTGATGGTGATGAGATGAACTTGCACATGCCGCAAGACGATGAGGCGGAAGCTGAGCTCAAAGGGCTTGCTGCCGTTCCTTATCAAATCATCAGTCCCGCAAAGAACAATTCAATCATCGGTATTTTTCAGGACTCGCTGCTTGGAGTGTACCAGTTTACGCGAGGCGGACTTCCGGGATTTGATGCGCGCATGGCGATGAATCTGCTGATGGGATACAAGAATGTGAACCCGTCGCTGTTTAGTGACCCAACAAAAAAAATCACGAATTTTGAAATCTTGTCTCAGATTCTGCCGCCGCTCAGCATGAAATATAAAACCAAACAATTTGGAGATAAGGACGATTATGCGACGTCGAATAACGTGCTTGAAATTCAAGACGGAGAAATGCTGCGCGGGCAAATGGATAGCGGTGTTTTGGCATCGAGTACGAGTGGCATGATTCAGCGCATTTGCAACGATTTTGGAAACCTTGCATCTGCGAATTTCATCGACGATTTGCAAAACATTATTACGGAATACATGAAGACGTCTGCGTACAGTGTTGGAATCAGCGACTTGATTTCGGATAAGAAGACGACCGAGAAAATCATCGATTCGATCAAGACGAAAAAGCTGGAAGTGAAGACCATTATGGACAACATTCACATTGGAACATTTGAAAACAAATCTGGGCGCACAAACGAGGAAGAATTCGAATTGCAGGTTACGAATATTTTGAACAAGGCAAACGGCGAAGCTGGTGACATTGGTCTCAAGAGTTTGAGCAAGACCAACCGCTTTATTACAATGGTGAATGCGGGTTCAAAGGGCAGCAAGGTGAATATTGCTCAAATGATTTGCCTGGTGGGTCAGCAGACCATTGATGGTAAGCGTGTGCCGTATGGATTCGACAGCCGAACGCTGCCGCACTATTCAAAATACGATGACAGCCCTGCAGCGCGCGGCTTCGTCGAGAATTCGTTTATTGCCGGTCTGACACCATCGGAGGTGTTCTTTCACGCTATGGGTGGTCGTGTTGGTTTGATTGATACCGCCGTTAAAACGTCGCAAACAGGATATATTCAGCGCCGCTTGATCAAGGGTATGGAAGACATCAAGGTAGAATATGATATGACGGTTCGAAACAATAAGAATCGCATTGTTCAGTTCAGTTACGGCGAGGATGGCATTGACACGGTGAAAATTGAACACTCGACTATGAATTTCATTGGAATGACACCCGACGAATTGTACGCGCACTTTTACGTTCCGGTCAGCGGCGACTCTGAAACCAACAGCGAACTCAAAGCCATCTTTTCAAAGACCGCGTTCAGCCGTATGAAGAAGCAGCAAAAGTTGTGCGATGAAAAATCCAAGAAATACACGGAATATTTGATGAAAATGCGGGAAGACATTGTCGTGAAAGTATTTAAAAATAAAAATACAAAGGACGCTTATTTGCCTCTATCCTTTTCACACATTGTTGCGAATGTTGCGGGGATGCAAAAAATCAATAAGAATTCGGAAGTCGACGTCACTCCTTTGGAAGCGTTTATTATTCTGGAAGAAACGTATGCGCGATTCGAGCAACTCGAATATGCCCCGCCCACCGAGCTCTTCAAAGTCATGTATTATTATTCGCTGACACCGCGCGATTTGCTGATGGTGAAGCGGTTCAATCGGAAGGCGCTTGTAGCTTTGGCGGAAATGATGGTTCTCATGTACAAGCGCGCAATTGTTGCGCCGGGTGAAATGGTTGGCATGATTGCTGCTCAGAGTATCGGTGAACCGACAACACAGCTTACTCTAAACAGCGTGGCATATGATACCGAGTTATTACTGCGCGTAAATAATGCCATTCAAGTTGTTAAAATCGGCGAGTATATTGATAATTATATTCCGAAAGCGGCTAAAAGCGAGGATCATCCGAATAATACAAAATTGGTATACGTGAATGACGACGAGGAAGTGTATGTTCCATCCGTTGATGAAGACGGAAACACGAGCTGGAAGCGTGTAGAGGCGCTTACACGCCATCCCGTTGTAAATTTGGATGGAACGAATACGGTGCTGCGTGTGACTACCAAAGACGGTCGTTCAGTCATTGCCACCAAAGCCAAGTCGTTCTTGACAATTGACGATAATAATAAACTGGTGGCAACCAACGGCTCGGAACTCAAAGTTGGTGATTATCTTCCTGTGAATATTCGCGCATTTGAAATGCCGGAAAGCGTGCGTGATTTTGACCTGTCTACCATTCTTAAAAAATCGGAATACGCGTTTGGAAGTGAAATGCATAAAGCGCTTTCGTACTCTGGCGAACGTTACTGGTGGTCAAAACATGCAAATGTCGATTTTACGGTTCCGTATAATAGAAGCGATGCATTCTTGGAAGCGATGAAGACAGAACCACATGTTGACAAGAAGACCGGTAATGTTGCATCTGCGCGCCAAGTATTCATTAACGGAATTATTTACCCGAAAAAACGGTTCATTGGCGGAGGCAATATCCCAGAACACATTCCGCTCGATTTCGATTTCGGGTACTTGATTGGAGCGTATTGTGCAGAAGGGTGCACGACGCCCACACAAATTTCAATTGCCAATAATTGTCGTGAATTCTTTGCACCGATTGAACGTTTGATGGAAAAATGGAAGATTACAACCAAGTTTTACATTCACAATAATAAGAATGGTGAAGGGTGGACATCGTCTGATCTGAGAATCTATTCCATCGTTCTCACCGACATTTTGAATATTTTGTGCGGAAAGGGATCGCCAAATAAATGCGTGAATTATCTCCTGTTTAACAGCAATAAAGAATTTATGAGAGGGCTAATCAGTGCATACTTTGCGGGGGATGGCTCAGTCAATAAATTATCTTGTTTAATAACTGCATACAGTGTATCAAGAACTTTACTAGAAAATATTCAGTCAATTCTATGTTACTGGTTTGGAATATATACGAAAATCAGAACAAACAAGCTTCAACTGTCTAATAATAGAGGATCCAAAAATATTTTGCAAGGATATACATTGACTATAAAATGTGATGGTGCAAAAATATTTGCAAATGAAATTCCAATGCTGATTCCTTATAAACAAGAACGACTCAATGAATATAAATTGCGACCATTGGAAATATCAAGTGAATTAAAAGATATTATCCCAAAGTATAATCATAATAAAAATATTTATTATAATGTTAATCGTAGAAAACTTGTTGAGATGTTTAAGGTGGATGCACCGTTCAAAGATATTCGATTTGATAAAATTGTAACCATTGAAGAAATACCGAATCCGACAGAATGGGCCTATGACCTAACTGTAGAAATTACAAGGACATTTTCGGTATTAAACGGTCTCTACGAATTCGACACTTTTCACTTAAGCGGCGACGCTTCCAAGTCACAAGTTACTCGCGGTCTTCCGCGAATTGAGGAGCTGCTGTCGTTGTCGGAGAATACGAAGAATCCTTCCACTACCATTTATTTGAAGCCGAGCGACGAGTCGAACAAGGATGCGGCTGCGGAAATGATCCCATTTATCGAGCTGACGCGATTGGAGGATATTGTGAAGAGCGTGGAGATTTGTTTTGACCCGAGCGATAGTCCGAATGAAACGAAGATTACGGCAGACAAGTTGATTTTAGCGCAATACGCGGAGTTTCAAAAAATGTTGAAAGAGGTTGGAGGTGAAGATGAGACAGAATGTGAGCGGGAGCGGTCGAAATGGATTTTGCGAATGGAGATGGATCGCGAATCCATGTATGAGAAGCGGGTTACGATGGATGACGTGCATTTTGCGATCAAAGCGGTGTATTCGAAAAACGACAAGAGCGAAGTGTCGTGCATTTATTCGGATTATAATACCGACAATTTGGTGTTTCGGATAAGGTTGGATTTCCAGAAGAAGGAGAAAGATCCAAAGACGCTGGACCAGACGGATAAGATTTACCAGCTGAAGACGTTTCAGGATGCGCTAATGAAGAATATTATATTGAGGGGGATCAAGGGGATTAAAACGGTGCTTGCTCGAAAAGTTGTGGATTTGGTTGCGAAGGAAAACAACACGTTTCGAAAGAAGGAGACGTGGGTACTAGATGCGGTGGGCTCGAATTTTATGGAGATTCTATCGCTGCAGAATATTGACGCTAAACGAACGATTAGCAATGACATTCAGGAGATTAACCGGGTGCTTGGAATTGAAGCTGCGAGACAGGCGCTGTTTAATGAGCTGTATGAAGCATTTGATACCACGTATATTAATCACCACCACATTAGTTTACTGTGCGATCGAATGACGTGCAAATCGGATATGGTTTCGATTTTCAGGCACGGAATTAATAATGACGATATTGGACCGATTGCCAAAGCGTCGTTTGAGGAGACGCCGGAGATGTTTTTAAAGGCGGCGCGACATGCAGAGCTTGACCAGATGCGCGGTGTTTCTGCGAATGTAATGTGCGGTCAAGAAGGGTTTTACGGAACGAATGCGTTCAAGGTGATGCTGGATATGGGCCAAATTATGAAGATGGGACAGGTTGCCACGGCGGATAAAACGGTGGAAGAAGAGAAAGAAGCCGTGCTGCAAGGGTTTATGGACAAGATTGCGGCGGAAGATCCGCTGAATCCGTGCAGCAAGAACAAGTTGACGATACAAAGCACGCTGGATAAAGTACAGGGATCGAATCTCGGTTCTGTTGATCCGGATTATGACATGGGATTTTAATAAAGAATATAATAAAGAATATAATAAAGAATCGTGTAAGTAATACATTTTATAAATTTTGATAAATTTTGATAAATTTTGATAAAGTATAAAAAAAATAAATAAAAATATTTCAAATTTTTTATTTATTTAGATAACAAAATAACTATATGGTATAATAATTTAATCAACATGTTCTACCGCTTCGCTTAGTTCTTCGTCATCATCATCAGTATCTATAAATTCCTCGCCTTCGCTGGTATAGTAACTCTTGTATTCAATGTAGTCATTCGTCGTGATTGCGCGTTTATTTTCAGAAATATAGTTCGGCACATCCGCATCCAATAACAACATTTCGTTATCTTTTAAATTATAGCTAATAGAATCGAATGTCAAATACTTATTCGGATGCAACATGTACGCGCGTATGCGCCTGTAACGCAGCAGTTCATCTGCGAGTCGAATATAATAATTGTTTTCGTTATCGGAATCGTCGACCAAGTTGCGTTTGGGAATATAAAGCCCACACACGGCGGCGTCATCGATGGAAAAACAATAAGCGAGTTTTTTGCACGATGACCCGCGTTCGGTAACACAACTCAAAGCGGATTTCTGTTCGTAAATGGTTTTTAATACGGAAGGATCCATTTCAGCAAATTGAATGTGGCGTCGTCCCAGCGCGATTAACATTTTTTTCATTTCTGCCAGTTTTTTGATGTATGCGTTATATTGTTGTTGAATATTGTTTTTTTGTCCGTCGGCTCGGCGCCTGTTGTAAATGAGCGCTTCAATCGAATTTCTGACTTCCATATTTTCAAAGCCGTTCAGCTGAATTCGGATAATATTTCGAAATGCATTATAAAAATTAGTTTCAAGACGAATTTTTTCGACATCATTTATTCTCTCTACATCCCTCTTGAAAACAAATCCCGAGCGATTCATTTGCGGAATCAGTGACATGTCAATGTTTACGCTGTTGCCAAGTTCAACATGTTTTAAATTGTCCCCGTCGTCTTTGAAAGGGACCGGATCGCTGATTGGCATGAATTGGTTGGTTTCTGTCATGAAACCAATCACGCGTTCATTCTCGACAACTTTTAATTTAAAAGCGCACGGCAATTCGCCTTTTGATTTTTTATGAACGAGGAGTGCGAATTCTTTTGTGTGCTTGTATGTTTTCCAAATGGTGGGCGTCTGATTTACAAAGAGCATTTCGAATCGGCGGTTGATTGCGGACGGATTGCAAAGAATGTTACCGGTAATTGAGCGCATTTTTTCATTGTACATTATATTAAAAGTAATTTGCATTCCAATGGTCTTCCCCGAAAAATCCACAATTTGTTTTATATCTTCGTCTCGAATTTGAGCGGAGGGCGTGGCTTTACTTTTAAGTATTTGAACAATTTCGTCGAATGGTTTATTTTGAACGATGGATTTTACGAGCTGGGCCGGCTTACACGTGGATTCAAAAAATGTTTGAATTTTTTTAAGGGCCGTTTTCAGCGTCTTGTCCATTTTCGAAGAATTGACGGATGAAAATAAAACGGTGCTTACAATGTCGCGTCTTGACGTGTACAAGTAGGTGTAAAGCGGTTCATAATAACCTTCATATTTTACAATGATTACATTTACCCTTCTGGATTCAAAAGTGGAATTGGAATAGTGATTTGTGGGGCATATAATGCTGACTTCATCTTTATTATCGGTAAGCTCTAAAATAATTAAATTCAGCCCTTCTTCGTGAATGGGTGGTTGACGCTTTTCTTGTTGTTCGCCCTTTTTGTATTCTGACCATAAAACCGAATCGGTAATATAATCCCACAAGTACGTGTAGTCAATTGCAACGTCGTCGTTTGATAAATAGCGTATGAAATTCTCGAAGGACATGATCAGCGTTTTAAAAAATACTACTCTGTTGTCTTCGTCATCCTCAAAATTGGAACCAGTGTTGTCGCCTGGAAATATTTGTTTGAACAAGCGCGTGTCGCGATATTTGAGCAAGTGGTCTTTATCAATATATTCAAATTTTTTAAATGTTTCCACGAGAGTTCCGTTTTGGTAGGACGCAAACCGGTCAAGTGAAAGGCGCGGAATTAGCACTTGATGCTTGAATTCAGTTGCAGACAGTGACTGATTTGAGAGAGAATTATAGACGCTTGCAATGCAAGAAATAAAACATTGATTATAATTCGAATCTTTATTTTCGAGAACGCCCATGCGCAGCACGCATATTTCATCTTCGACCAACATGTCGCCCTTTGTTGATTTGCATTTCCTGCTGTAATTTTCATCTTCAAACAAGAAGAGCTGGAGAGAAAGCGGTAAAAACCCGAGATTATTTTGTTGGAGAGGAAATGCAGAATCCGGTTTTGAAACGTATAAATTTGTTTTTGATTTCTTCTTTTTTTGTTTTGCGGGTTCTTCTTCCACTTTTTCCACTTTTTCTACATTACTTGCTGATTCTTGTACTTCTAGTTGTGTTTTAACTTCGGTCGGAACTGGTGGTGCAGGGATTGTTTTGGCTTTCCCTTTTTTGCACTCTTCAATGACCCCCTCTTCTTTATCAAAGAGATGGTAATCTTTCAAATCGTCGCTATCTTTGCCTTTAATTCCTGTAAAACAGCATGGTAAACATTTTCCAGATTTTGTCTTGAGTGTTTTTAAAAATCCTGGCAAATAAGGTGTATATTTCCCCGTTTTAAAATGTTCTAAAGGCGACGTGAGATCAATAATGAATTTTTCTTTATTATCAGGATTATACGCCTCTTCTTTGGTGACAATATTTTTATGCAATTTTTTCTCGTCAATTTCTTTTTGAGAGACGGACCGCTCTTCAGGAACGTTCCAATAGCGCGGGCAAATATAATAATGTTTATTTTGACCTTCCAACTCGGGATCATCCTCATTATTTTCGCTGCTGTATTCTAAAGGCACGCCATAATAAGACGGCTGGCCAATTTTTTCATCATACGTATTTATTTTATCCAGTTCTTCCTTTGTCAAAATAATTGGCTGGCGTCTTGCGCTCCACCCGCATTTCGTGGCATATCCTGCAGTTTCTTTGAATAGCGAAGGTTCCATATTTTTCAAGCGTTTATAAACTGGATTGGACTCAAATGCTCCGCCAAAATATTCATTGTCTTCTTCTTCTTGTTCTTCTTCTTGTTCTTCTTTTTCGCCGCCCAGTAAATCAAAATTTCCAATGTCTTCTTCTTCCTCTTCTTCTGCTTCTACTGCTGCTGCTGCTTCTTCTATAGCTGCTTCTTCTTTTAGTGCTTTTATAGCTGGTTCTTCTATAGTTGCTTCTTCTTCTTCTACTTTCTTCTCTGCTGCTATTACTGGTTCTTCTATAGCTGGTTCTTCTATAGCTGGTTCTTCTATAGCTGGTTCTTCTTTCTTCTCAATGACTTCTTCTTCTTTATTCTCAATGACTTCTTCTTCTTTCTTCTCAATGACTTCTTCTTCTTTCTTCTCAATGACTTCTTCTTCTTTCTTCTCATCTACCTTTCTAGCGACTTTTACTTCTTCTTTATTTTCTGCTGCTGCTACTATTGCCGTTTTTGAAACGGAACTAGAAGAAGACGAAGTTATATCACACAATTGTTTTACCAACTGCGCAGGCATGTATTTTTCATCGTTTCCAAATATGTGAAGTAAAGAATCAATGTAGATTCGAATCGGATTTAGGGTGTATATATTATTAATGCCGGTTATTTTGATGGTTATTTTATTCTTCGCGTCACCCAAACTTTTAATCATGTGAGTTTTAAATCCGGGAAATTTTCTAACATATATCTTTTTCGGCATTTGTTTTTTTTGCAATACTTTACTGTACTTGCCTTCAAAATTCGTTTTGAATTCGTCGTAACTTTGTTCCGCCACCCGTTTCGTGACCATCAAATTTTTAACGAGTAAATTGACAACCTGTTTTTTTTCACGAAACCCCATATTATAAAGCGACTCAACGTACGCTAATCGCATGACACCTTCGTCGAAATTTGGCACGCGAATATATTGCATGCTTACACCCTTTTCTTCTGAATTCCAATTATTTTCTGTTACTTTCATTACGCTGGACATGCATCCGTAAAAACGATTCCAAACCAGCGGTTCTGTATTATTGAGTTTGGATATGAGCAAGTATTCCATATTTTGTAGTACCACATTATCGTCATACATGGAATAAAAATCGCGCATCTTGTAACCGTTTTGGTTTAAAAAGTCAATTACCAATCTCAAATGCGGCGAAACTGCAGCGCGGATCATCTCGTCAACAGCATCTTCTGTATACGTATTTTTAAATGTTGCGTGAATAAAAATGTGTCCCAGTTCATCGAATTCGCAAATAAATGCAATTTTTTCACTGTTTCGTACACCATATTGTCTCTCCAATTTATCATACATAATATATATGCTTACACGCGTGTTCGAATGCTGTTGCTGTTGCTGTTGCTGTTGTTGTTGCCGTTGCTGTTGCCGTTGTTGTTGCCTCTTTTGTTTCTTCATATTTGCAAACGTCGCCATTTTCTTTGATATTTGTTGAATGTCATAAATCTTATTTGAATCGGACTGATACTGAATCAGCAAGTAGGGTATTTTTTTACCGCCCTTTGTCTGATTCTTCGTGTACATTCTCAAGATTGCATCCTGAAACGGTGGATTGTATTTGACGAGTTGACACTGTTCGGTCGCGTGAAATAACTTGAATAGCAATTCCAGCGGAAAATTAAAATCACTTTCAGGCAACAATTCAAGGTCTACACCAATAATGCCCGCCTCTTCGCTCTTCAATTTAGGTTTGCTTGACTGTTCGAAAATATCATAAAATAATCGTATTTGGTTGATATTCATTTTAAATTCTGCTGAATTTAATAATTCTGCAGTTCTTTCATCCAATTTTATTTTCGAAGATTCTGATTCTAAATCGCTTAACGATTTTATTCCTTCGGCATATAGCAGGGGATAATACGTTTTGATAAGCGCTTCTTCTTTTTCTACTGCTTCCGTTTCTGTTTCCGCTTCTGCTTGTGCTTGTAACACATCCCTCGCAAAACACGCAAATAATGTGTTGTGAACTATATTTCGTGTATCCAACAGTAGTTCTAAACTGTTCATTTTTGATTTTATTTTTGAAATCTCTCTTTCGCTAGTTTTAAAAAAGAATGGATTTACATATGCGCTTGCAGGTATGCTCTGCCCAATCGAAACGTCTTTAAATAGCGCGCTTGCATTTAATTTCTTCAAGGTTGTAAAAACGTCTTTTACACCGTTTGGATCTATGGGTTCTCCGCCGTCATTGATGTATCCCATCAAATAATTCTTTAAAAATTCCGAATCTTTACCTCGTTTTTCGCCCGGTTCGCCCTGTTCGGCCAATTCGGTCATTTTATGGTATATTTCATTTGAATCAAATATAATCGGCGTTTTTGAAAATAAATACATTTCGTCATATGCGTAATCAGCTAATTCGGATTCAGAATCAGTCCCGCGTTCAAGAAGTGATTTGATTGCCATCATGATTTTCCGTTTTACAACATCAATCGTATCATCCGAATATATTTTGAAATCAATAATGTGCACTGGAATGTTATATGTTGCAATATTTTTCAATTCCATTTTGCTAAAAATGTTTTCAAACAATTTCGAATTTGAACCATTTTCAATATATTCATTGTACAACTGTGTTAAAGATGTTTCCTTTTTTGATATTATAAGTTCATTAGAACCATAAAAAACAAGAATGCACTTGGGAACACCGCCAGGCACGGCACTATTCCCATTCAATATACTGCATTTATATATCTCTTCTATTGGATTCGTTTTTTTAGACATAATAAATATTTATTTGAATTATTTGAATTATTTGAATTAATACAATTACTTAATTTTTAGTAGATATATATATTAAATATAATTTAATCATAAATAATTACATTTAATTATATTTTATGATAAATAACAAACAATAATTATTTAATATATTTACATATATTATATTTTTAAAATGTCGACTCCCACTTCTGTTCCTGATTCTGTTATACCCAATTTTGACCAGGTTTTAACCGGTGATGTGAAAATTAGGAAAATATGTCATGATAGTAATGATGATTATAAAATAACCTTTAGCAAAAAACATATTAGCAAAGTTTTAATGTATCAAGTTTGGTCTAGTGTATCAGATTTCACAAATAAGGAACGAATCGTGTTTCGTATTAAAGCAAAAAAATGGGTTCGATATTTTTTCCCCAATCCACCTCCCGTCGATCCTTTTACACCCACAACTGTTATGGAACTTGATCACGGCGAATGCCCTTTTCATAAAAATAATAAAAATGGGTGCAAACACGTTTTCTCTATTAATAATGCTAAAGTTAATAAACGCGGTCAGGTTGTTTTTTATGTATCGTCAAAAGCTATCGACCGTTCAAATACTAATACATTAAGTGAAACAGTAAAATTATTAAAAAAAATCCCCACAGGTTCGTTTCATAATGCCCGATTTGATATTGATCATATTGCAATTCAAATTTCAACATGTATAAGTGCCTGTCAAGCTAAATATTCATTTCAATATTGCGCTACTAACTGCCCAAAAAAAACTGTAACCGGTAAAATAATAACACTAACATTATAATTCCAATCAATCATTTATAAAACGGATTTTCGTCAATGCGCGTTCCGCAGTACTGAACCGGAGATTTTGCATAATCAACCGGTTCATAAATTCCCGATTTCTTTGCAGATTCAAGCAAGAATTTAAAATTATCCCAGAATTCTTCCTTGTGACCAATGCTCGCAGTCATCAAATGCGCAAGTTCGTGAATGGCTACAAATGTGAGCGTGCTCAAGTCGATTAGCCGCGTACCTTCTTTATCTTCATTCAAACAAAACGCCATTTTTTCCCCCTTGTTTTCGCTATATGCGGTGTGTTCGCTGGTGGGAAGCGTTTCGCTTATTTTACCTGGGTTAAAATTTTCAACCAAGCGCTTCACTGCAGGATTGGATGCGTGCTTTGAATTCATGTGGTCGACTAAACGTTTCATTTTTTTTGTCGCTTCCGCTAGCAAATCTGCCGCCAATTCAACCTTGCTTCGCTCTCTTACGCAGTACGTGTTTCCATCCACCTTTGAAATAATGCACCTTAAATTGAAGGAATCCGAATCCTTATATATTTTAATTCCAAATAATACCATCAATGTAACGAGCAATATCCCAAAATAATTAATTTTCATTTTTATAATTATTTATATATTATTATAAATTTAATAAATTATTTATATACTATAATAAAATAATATAAAATTCATAAATAATAATTTATTAAATTTATAATAATATATAAATAATTATTTATAATATATAAATTATTATAATAAATAATAAATAATTAATAATTAATAATTTAATTTACATTATATGAATTTAGATTCGAATATAATTCAAAAAACAATACAGTCATTATTAACGGATGTAACACCAAAGGTTTTAACAACAATCGATATTCCCGATATTCCCGATATTTCTGAATTAAGTACAATAAGCACAAGTGCGAGCGCATATGAACAACAAGAACAAGATGACTCAGAAGAAAATGATAAAGAAAAAAAACCTCATAAAAAACGTAAATCTCACCACCATGCAATATCCGTATTATACGAAAAAATGAATACTGCCAATGTTGAAATGAATACTCAAAAAAATGCCGGATGTTTTAAATATCAAGAAACCGTCGTTGATGTTCAGTCGCAAGTGCCTCGTCCCAATTCATTGTCCGAAACATATCTTACGAGAGAAATGACCGACTACATAAAAACGGAATCAAAGAAAATTCTAACATTCGAATGTACAATTAACAATCGAACCATCCGTTTGATTTTTATCATTTTCAAAAATAATAACTTCGAAAGGATTGCATACTATAAAACGTATGCGCATCGCGTATACATGTGGCTGTCCATGATCTCTAAAAAATCCACGTGCGTTGAAACGCTTACTATATACGTATATTTAACCCCATTTAAAAAACAGCTTCCTGAGAATAAAAGCGAATCCATTGGTCCTGTGCACGCAAATACTGGCTACACGTATCGATGCGAAAAAGAAAATGAAATTGTAATTTATAGGGAAGAAGAGTGGTTCAAGGTAGTTCTTCACGAAACAATGCACGCATTTGGTAATGATTTTAGTACGGACGAAGGTTCCAGCAGTGCAATAAAACAGCTGTTCTCTTTACCACCCGGAATAAGTATTCGAATGTCAGAAACGTATTCGGAGATATGGGCCCGAATTATGAATGTCGTGTTTCAAACGTATTTTAAAAATCCGCCATCACTTGAATCTAGAAGCGCATTGCAATTTAAAAAGAATGTTGAATTTTATCTTCATTTAGAGAGTATATTTTCTCTCTATCAGTGCATTAAAATATTGGATTTCATGGGAGTCAATTATCAACTTCTAATTGACGATTCAGATCATTCTAAAAAAATGATTCGTTCATTTTATAGAGAGAATACAAACGTATTTGCATATTACGTTTTAACATCTGTCTTATTAAATAATCACGACGCGTTCTTATCATGGTGCGTGAAACATAACGGACCGGGACTCAACATGTTTAGAGTAAAAACAACACAACCCGCATTCATCGAATTGATTGAGTCATGTTATAAAAAAAATGAACTATTGCAAAAAATTGTAGAAACTGAAAAAAAAGTGGCGAGAGATTACCAGAAAGCAATTTCGTCGCATTCTAGTCGCGATAAAGAACTTGTTACCACGCTGCGAATGACAATTGTGGGATTTGATTAATTATTCAAGCGGTTTGTTTCCCTACAACTGGGATTAACTAATTAATGAAATGAATATAAAAATAATGATAAAGTAAATATAACGAAAACAAGGAAAACAACGAACTAGTAACAAGGAATTTAACAAAACGAATTAATTAGTAAAACATGTGTTCAATATATAACGATCCGATATGGAAATATGAAAATGATGATGTTGATATCAACGGGTTATTCGAAATGAAAGGGTTTTACATTAATCTTGATCACAGAACCGACAGGAAGCGGCATATGGAAAGTCAATTGGAACAGATTCGAATGGCGGGTAAAATTACAAGATTCAATGCGATTAAAAATGCAAATGGGCGTATAGGATGCAGTTTAAGTCACTTAAAGTGCATTCAATTGGCGAAAGAAGCAAACTGGGAGTCCGTTATGATTTTAGAGGATGACATTTTATTTTTATTGCCAGACGAATTCGTTGAAAATGCAAATGGTTTCTTTTCAAATAAAAAGAATAAATGGGACGTGCTTCTTCTTGCAGGAAATAATTTGCCGCCATTTACAACGAATGCTGATGGATTAAGTATTCGGGTTACGCACTGTCAGACAACCACCGGATACGTTGTCAAACGCCACTACTATGACACGCTGATTTCAAATATCAAAGAAGGCATCGCGAAATTAATGAGGGAGCCGGAACATCATTATTATTTTGCAATTGATAAATATTGGCTGCAGCTTCAAAAACAAGACAGATGGATGCTGCTAATTCCAATCATTGTCGTTCAAAAACCGGATTACAGCGATATTGAAAAAAGGCACACCGATTACCAGCGCATAATGTCAAGTGTTGACAAAGCTGAATTTAGAAAATGATTCTAAGCTTCAATAGGGCGTCACCCCTCCCTCATACTCCTTCTATTAGTTCTTCTATTAGTCCTTCTATTAGTCCTTCTATTAGTCCTTCTATTAGTCCTTCTATTAGTCCTTCTCCGCCTGCCGCCTTGGTAATCCTTATTATACCTAATTAGATTCATTATATAATACTATTATATAATACTTTACTTTAAAAAATATACTTTATTTTCTAAAGTAAAGTATTATTAAATATATGTAAATTTTTATTACTATTTTTTAATAGTAAAGAATAAATAATATTTTATTTTATAAAAAGTAAAATATTATATAAAATAAAATATTATATAATATTATAAAGTTAATAGAAAAGTAATACTATTATATATTCTTTTTTCCATGCCAAAATATGACCAGTTTTTATATGGTGATGTAAACATTAAAAAAAAATATTATAGCAAACACGATTATAAAATTACTTTTAGTAAAAACCATATTAGCGAGGTTTTAATGTATCAAATTTGG